ATCCGCCCAGTATGCTTGGGCTAAAGCTGCCAAGTTAGCCTTCTCAAAAATAGATACAGATTGCTCTGGGCGTACCGGAACCGACTTAATTGGGAAGTAAACGACTGAAGTGTTGTTTGGATCCGTGACAGAGTCCTCGACTAGGTACTTTGCCTTTGTAAAGAGTTTTAACATTGGGTCAGACTTAGCGAATCTAATTGAGCGTAGGATGTATTGACCACCGATAGGCCAGTGAACTCCAGGAGTTTCTCCTGCCAGGATTGACACAGTGCCGGAAGGCTTAATACTTGTAGTTTTGATTGACTCTCTGATACATAGCCATTCTGAGTACATCTTGTCCCACTTCTGGACTTCAGCGTAGCCAGTGTCTAACCACTCACGTAACTTAGGCAATCCCTGAGTATCAGCAAAGGCTGCTAATCCAGAGGCTGAACAACCGATACGGCGGTTACGCTGCATGATTGCGTTAGTGTTTGGCCAGTGAGTAGGGATGAGTGTGACTGTCTTTGCGTAGAGATAGGCAAATTTGAGTGTACGCATATAGTCTTTAATGTCTGTATGGCGGTTGATATAGGTCTCAACGAGAGTACAACATTCGTAAGACTCCAAAGTCTGCTCCGCACATGGGTTGTACCCTGCAGCTCGGTAATCTTTATTATTCTCCGGATCGACCAGACGGCCGTACTTCCTTGAAACATCTAACCAGATAAATCCAGGCTCACCGTTTAGGGCAATAGCCTCTACGAATGGGCTGTAATCCATACCTACGGTTGCCTCTAAAGAGTTATTTGACATCCATCCCCAACCCGGCTTATCTGGGTCATAGGAGTTTCTTTCAGGGAATACTGATGAATTCTTTAAGTCTACAAAGTCTTTATCGTCAGGTTGGCCCAAGGCAAGTTCTGCTGAGCGGCGGACGTTTCCAGATACTACGCATACGCCAATAAGGTTTGCGATATCTACTATGTCCTTTGTACTTATTTTCTCTCCGGCTCGTCCCTTAAAGAGATTTGTAAGGGCCGTGTGGAGTCTCTCAAGTGGTTCGGATCCAGCTGCGGTTCCGCCGAACGTTTTGATTGGCGTACCTGCTGGACGGATCTCTTTGTAATCAAATACTGGAGTCTTCGAATCTGGTCGTAAGTAGGCATTGATGACAAGGGAGACTGACTCAACCCACCCTTCTCTGGTATCTGGGACGACATATGCTTGCTCACCTTCTGGCTTATAAATTGTGAATTCTTTATTGACACCCTTGGTATCAAACCCTACCCCGACACCTAGCATTGACGCTTCCATCAAAAATGTAAACGGTGTGGATGGGTCGTTCTTGCTCATATCTGAGGTGCTTACAAAAGCACAGTTCTGTAGAGCGGCTGAGTTCTTGCCTTCCATTACGAAAGGAGTTCCCATCATCCAAAGTCCTCGGCCTGGCGGAGTCCACTTAAGATTGAACATACGGTCAAAAGCTTCTTGAGCTGAAGCCTGGGCTTGCTGACCATTCCAGGGAAGTCGATTAGTTTTACAGTGATCCTTCTGAATAGAATACATGCCCTCGATTACTCGCTGGCAAACATCTACCCAAGTTTCTTTAGTGCCATCCTCTTTTAATCGTGAGTAAGTTCTCATAAAAGTAATTTCGCCTACCGAGTTTCCTCCGGCATCTGTGTACCCCCAAGGTACTTTCTTATCCTTATACGAGGCGACAAAATCTTCACTTAAATGAAACGAAAACACACAGACTCCAATCAAAGGGTAATAGCACTGTTATCAGATAACAGCGCAGGTTAATTTTCTAGATTATCAGAGAGTATTCTAGTGGTATCTTCCTCAGAAAGCCCATCATTTGGTAGCTGTTTTAAGGTACTAGCACGATCTCCGAACAAAGCTGACATTACACCACCAGAGGTTTGACGCTCTACAGTCATTCGAACAAACTCTTTATTTTCTTCAAGTTCTTTTAATTGCTTGATGATTTTAAACAATCTGTCTATCTCCTGTCCGGTATTTGGGTCAGGGTAACCACCATTTAACTCTTCCGCAAATCGTGCAAAAGCGACTCTAGAGCCCTGCATCTCAATAACTGCGTTTAAAAGAGCCTTTAATTGTTCTTTAGTCTTAACCTCAAGTGGAAGGTTAAAAGCGCAAGCTGCATCAGGTTTCATTGCAGGACAATTTGCGGCAACGAAACATGTGTTACATTGACGAAGCGAAACACCGCTTGTAGATAAGACTGGCGCTTCTTGTATAACGTCTCTTCCAGAAGAATCTCTTTCAATTATTGATTTTGTACTTACAGAAAATACTGGTAAAGTACGCATTTCTTCAGGGGTTCTTCCCCTAATTACGGCAGAATCTTTCCGCACTTCTAGGGGTCTATTATCAGGTTCCGCACCCCCTGTTTCCGCAGAACCTGGGTCGTCCTTGTACACACTGTTATCAGATAATAGTGGGACCATATTCTTATTTAAAGATGCCTCTAGCTGTAGGTATGACCAAATCGCTAATTTAGTAACTTCCTTGCTATCGTCTTCCATAATCAAATCAAAATCTAATCCGGCCTTCTCGATGATAGCTTTGTATCTTGGTCGGGCTTGATCTTTCATCTTCTTTTGATATCTAACCAGGCGAGAGCCGTTCCAGACTATGGTTTCTCCACGCATCATAGGCGAGAGCCAGGATAGGGTGCTAGCGGTGCTCAGAGGCACCTGTCGCAGATTTGCAGGGTTAGCACAAGCTAATCCGTGGAAGGAAGTGTCAAACTGTGACTTCAATGCTCGTGTGCGTGCTGAGAGCGTTAAATCGGTATCTAAAGTTTCTCCAAGGATAGCCACATGCTCGTATCCTTGAGACAGGCTCATTAAGGCTGGATGTCCTAAGGCACTATTCCAAACTGCCATAAATCGGTCAGTTCCAAAGTCTTCCCAAAAAGATTTTCGTTGCTCATTGATCCAAGCTGGTCCAAGGGCTCTGGCATCGATTTCTGTAGCCATAAAGATTTTATCTTCATTCGTAACTACCCAATCTTGATACTCTCCCGCGTATTCTTCGAGTTCTCCCACAGATAGAGACTCTTTATTAACCTGATATCCGCCCCCATCTACGTAGATACGTACATCATCTGGGTACTTTTCAGACAAAAGGTATTCTTTGGTCTTTGGTAGGCCTCGCTTTACCAGGCGCCAATAGTTAATTCCAATGTGCTTGACTCCAGCATCGATCAAAAGCTTACGGTGTGATGGGACTTCTCCACCTAGAAATACTAGATCCATCATTCCCACCTTCTTAAAGCGCTGTCGGTCATCATTTGAATACTCAATTCTCTTTGAGCTTTTACTTCTTCTTTAAGCTCTTCCCACGGGCGAACAGGGCGCTTTCTACGAACAAACGTAGGGGATAAGAATAACATAGTAGGTACTCCAGCATTCATGGCTGCTGCAGACCTATCTACATCACAGTCTATAAATAGTTCAACCTCACCTTGAGATCTAGCGTAAGCTAAATGGCGCATACGTAAATCTTGCCCCTCAAAAGCTAACCTATTGTCATACAAATCTGCGTAACCTAAGATTAAATTAGCTCTGCACCAATGCTCGGCTTCTTCAATTGTCCCATCAGTAGCTAGAACAACGCGATAGTGCTCGTTCATTACGCGAAATAGCTTTATTCCAGCGTGTATTGGGTCGCCAGTTTCTGTTCTAAGTACGCCGTCTAGTGAAATAAGTGCTGTTGCCATTTATGGTCTCCGATGTGTAGCGGCTCTCCTAATCAAGGTTTCCGTGTCAGGTAAAACCATTCCGTAGGTTTCTAATTCTTTTTCTTCTTTTGCGCTGTCTCTGTAATCTTTTATTGCTTTCAACGCGTGTATTGCGCCAGATTGCTTTCCAGCTTGCCAGCGATAATTATTAAAGTCTTCGTAGCCAGAACCTATACTGCTAAAGGCAACTTTTCTACCCTCATGAATACTGTTATAGAACGCAACGGCTTGATCTACAACATCCTCTAAACGTCTTTGAGCGTTTAATCTATACGCTGGATTAGTGGTAGCTTGAACTTCGTTTAAAGCTTGAGCATACCTATTAACTAATTCGAGAGCTGTTTCATAATCTTTTTCTGCTTTGTTTTCCCAAGCTCTTGGGTCAGGTTTAGATCTAGGATTACGGTTAGGCTCTACTGTCCAAGAGTCTGAGGTTAAGTTATACGCGGCATATGGGTTGATGTCTCGTATATCAGACTGAGGATTGACATAGTACGTGAGTTCATACCCTTCCCAATTTCTGGTGTTAGGCATTAAATCAGTATTAAAGTCTTTATTAAACATATGAGCGATCTCATCGTTAGACAAGCCTAGATAGTCATTGTTGTATTTTCTAAAGGTTGTGTAATCAACGCCCACTAAACAATCTAAATCTGCAGGGTCTCGTGTTGCAGACCACTGATAAGATACGCCGGATCCAGCTAACCAGACCGTAGTCCAAGACTCTGCATTCATGTATCGCACTTTTAGGTGCTCGTAAAGAAGTCTCTGTATTCCATTACGCACCCAAGGACGAAGATGAGTACCTATAAATAATCTAGGGTCAAGCTCTGTTTCAGGCTTGCTGAAGTAGGAGGTATCGCTAGGGGATAGGCTTACTTCTGAAAATCTCTCCATAGGTACTATTCTTCATCCTCGATAGGTGTATGTCTCAGTTAACTCTTTAACAATGAACTTAGAGAACCCTAAAGTATTAAAAATTAAGGCTCCCTGGTCATTAAGTACAAACCAGATTTGTTTGCTTTCTAGGAATTGTTTCAAAACGCCCTTTATAAAGGCCTCCATGATTTACTCTGTTTCAGCAGAAGCTTTTTGATTTGCTGAAGCTAGCTTTACAAGAGTGTATTCTGCTGCAGACTGAGCGTTAAGATCCATTAATAACTCAGACGTGTAACGTCGCACTTCTCGCAAAGTTGCAGGTCGTTCTACTCCCATAGAAAATGCTTCTGGGTTAGTTTCTAAATATACATTTCCTTCTAGGTCTATAAGTACTGCAAATCCAATAACAAAAGTCTTTTTTTCTTCAACCATTTTTTATTCCTATTCGTTGTACATTCCGGTTTTTTTACGCTGTTGCGTAACTACGTGAGTTTTTACTGGACAAAAGTCACAAAGAAATACGTCGGTACCTGCGGACTGTGCTGGCATAGGAAGTCCTGCTTCCTTACGTTCAGCATGAGTCTTAGGAATAAGCCGCTTCTTTGAATCTCTCCAGTCAGGGCATCCACCTTTAGGGCGGAGATGATCCGAATAACACTTCATAGCATCTTCGTAAAAAGTAGCTTTAGTAGTGTAGTAGTCTGGATCAATATCAGCTAATCCTCCACCTACGCGGTTTCGGATATTTTTTATAATTTCTTTTCTAAACTTTTCTTGTGCCCAGAGCTTCACGCCGATACGAGATAGAAAACCTGTGTGAGGTATTCCAGCACTATTATGCTTTTCAACAGCTAGCTCTAAGAAAATATCATCGTCTGAGTTGCCCTCAAAATCAGGCAGCTCTTCGATTGATTTACAGTTATAACAGTAGAGTAGCCTAATCTTAGGCCCTTCATCGCGGACCTCTACGTACTCTCCATTTTGATCAGCAGGCAGACCGCCTTGACCTAAAATTGGTACTCCCATAATATTCCTCTCTATAGGAGGAACATCTTACCCTATCCTCCGGCTTTTCCTTCTTTCCTATCACGATACCTAATGCCCACATTAGTCTTTTTACGTACCGCCTCTAGCTGTGCAGGTGTGTAGTCGGGTAACCTAGTAACTTTATATGTACGCCCATTTCTAACCTCTTCGGTAACCTCTATACCACTTGGTTTAGGGGTCTTTTTTCTAGCCCCTCTTTTGACAGGCGGCTCAGAATGTTTGGGATTTAGCTCGTCTGCTTCTTGTTCAGTTATATGGCCGTCCTTTAATGCAACTCTAACGCTAGAAGCGGTAGGAGTTATTCCTGTTGACCTATCTACAGGAGATCTTTTTACTTTTATTTTTTTAGGTTGATCAGAAAGCTTTGGGTGTCTTCTTACGAACCCTGGATCTGTGGGCGCAAGGTTAGCATCCATACGTTCTTGTCTTTTAGGGCCAGCCCCAGGAAAACGATATATTCTACCTGGGCGCTTCATTTAACTAATCCGGCGTCTAGCTCTCCTCTACGACCCTTTACTTCAAAAACTGCGCGATTTACGTACGCAGGAGATTCGCTAATTGATAGCGGGTGTCTAGGTACTGTATCTACTTTAGGATCTGCTTGGCCTAATTTATAATCAGGACCGTCTGGGTTTTCCCATTGTCCAGGAGCATTTTTAAGTCTATGTGCCATTACGGGGATAGTTGCTGCAACTCTTTCCGGATCCATAGCGTCTACTATTGCGTTAACAATACTAACGCCTGGGCGTCCGGTGCCAGAAGAAGATTTAAACCTACTAGGATTTCTTTTAATTCGTTCTGGAGAAGACGCAACAAGTTTATTAGGAACTGACTCTTCATAGTCACTATCTTGAACATCAAACATATCGGCTACTTGAGCAGTCATATTAGTGCTTGTAGGCACAGGTAAACCACGCTTTTTAGCATTTTTAATTGCTGTTTCTTTACAGTCATAGCACATTGGGGCATAGTGAGTGCCTCCGTCATGCGGAATAGAAACTAAGTTTGTACCCTTTTGCTCACAGTTAGTGCCAAAGCAAGCGTGACGGTCTCTTTGAGCTCCGCCAGTAGCTAATCCCGTACCTTTTGCGGTTTTATTTCCTTTATTGCCACGTTTTCCACGCTGTTTAGGGGCAACATAACTTCCACCTTCAAAGCCAACGCCACCTACAGTGGCCATTGTTTCTCTTATTGAGTCTAAAGCTGGTCGACTACCGCCAGGGGTTTCGGTCATTAACTCCGAAAACTTAGTATCATCTGCCACTATAAATTTAACCCATCAATACTAGGGTAATTTTTAAAGTCTTTTGTTACACAAGTGGCGCAGTCCATCCCAAAGTGGGCAATTCTAGATCCACCAGCGGTCGTACCGGGCTCTTGTTGTTTAGGTCCTATGTCTCTTTTAGCATCTTTTGCCATTAATGATTTTAAGTGCGTGTCAAACCGCGCTGAAACATCAGCAGGCATCTTTTTTTTACTCCCGCGGTTTACTATCGCATCTTTAACCTTAGTTTTTGCAGCACGAAGGTCTCCCGCAGCTCGAGAGTTTTTAATACGTTTAAGGTCACCCTTTAGCGTTCTTTTTGCCATTACCTAGTCCGTAGGAAGAGTTTGGTTATAAGTCTTATCTATCATAGGGCGGCGACCTAAAGCAGCTTCTGCCTTAAGTGGGTTTACTTTTGTTGGTGACTCAGAGTCGATGAAGTCATAGTTCCAATAAGGATTTAAGCCACGACGGTTTGCAAGCATGATTTCGTCACCTGTGCCAGGAGCAACAGTTGTGTTAGGACGAACTTTGCGGTACTTGCCGTCTGTTGCGCCCTCGTCCATAGACTTATTAAGTGAGCGTGATTCGTTAGTAGCCATTATTTTTTCACCCATTCAGTTGCTGAACGAACTCCACTATTGTAAGTAGGATCTGTTTTTTGTTTCTCAATGGTCTTGTCTAATTTCTTTGCTGCGGTACGTAGAGCTGTTCCTCTATCTACCCTTTCGCCAGATCCAGAGCGACCTGAATAGCCATAGTCAGCCTCATACTTAACGTCTTCACGGTCGTAATGATTTTGACGTCTTTCGTCATCAGTAGGCTTTGGCCCTGCATCACGAAGTGCGCCTGACTTTGCCATGGCTTGTATTGCAGCAATAGTGTCCGCACTTCCTTTTTTATCTTTACCAAACTTAAAAGGTTTTCTTTTACCGTCGCGACGTGGTGGTCTCATTTTTATTCATCCATCTTTCTCTTTTTAATAGGTGCATTTTTGCCCCAACCTTTGGACTTCTCAACACGAGGCTTTACTTTTTGACCTGCTTTTCTTTTTGCATCAACATAGTGGTCACGAGTCTTAGGTCCGCCACCCATACCACGTTGGCGCTCAACGAACTCTTTGCTATCTTCAACAACTACTTTTCTAGGAAGAACTTTTCGTGCCTCGTTAATGGTTCCTTTAACCTTGTCCTTAACTTTTTCTAACTTTGGGTGTGCTTCACGCTTTTTTGCGTCTTTTGCTGCAGCTGCCTTTTTACGCGCAGCTTGCTCGCGCTTTGGTACGCCAGAAAGATAATCAGTACCTTTGTATGCGTCTTTTTTTGCCATTTATTTATTTCCTTTTCTTTTTGGCTTCGTATTTGCGGAGCTTTTTTTCTTATTCTTAACTGCTTCTTTTGCCTTAGCTTTTTGCATTTCGTGATCTTTTAAACTTTTTTCCTTTAAAGGGACAACCTTCATTTTGTTATTGACTTTAGGGCCTTTGGGATTATCCGGATTAGCCCCCGCACCAGCATAAGCTTTTTTAGGCTTTTCTTTTTCTCTAATAACTCGGCCAAAGTATTCACCGTCATTTTTATCGGGTTTAATGCCATAACTGCCTTTGCTAGGCGCTTTAGGCAGGCCAACACCAAACTTCTTCTTTGGGCCGTCATCATCTGCTGAGGCTACTGCTGTTTTCATGGTTCTATTTTTCCCTATTCTTATTGATCTGGCGCCTTAAACTTTTTGCGAACTTTGGCAATTCTGGGCCTTATGACCTTTTTGCTTCGAGCTACAAATTTCTCACTATGTCGGTATTTAGATATAGCTGCGGGAGAACCAGGATTAATACCCATAGATTGTTTAGATACCCAAGGGGCTCGACGGGCTTGTTTTGACCAGCCGCTGCTCATAGACCCAGTGGTTGCACCGCCGGGAGCTAATCTAGCCTTTGCTTTTGGTGTTTGAGAAGCTTTGCTACCGCCTATTGCTCTAGGAGGTGCTTTAGGTTTAGGGGGTTTAGGAGCACTACCTTTCGCCACGAGATCCACCTCCCATTGCAGACTTAGCGTGTTTTTTATACATAAGATTTCGGCACTCTACACATAGCCCAGTATCCCCAGAGTAAAGAACCTCGAGGGGAGTCATTAGCTCATCGCATTTTGGACAGAACTTTGACCCAGAGTATACAGACTTAGTAGCGTATTCCATTTAAACCTTCTGTCCAGCAAAGATCTCATCAATCTTTTCTACATCAAAGGCGCCGTCTATGCGGTTAACCATGTTGCCTCCGTTAAAAAAGATAAATGTAGGTACTGCCCCAACTCGGTTTATTTCTGCCGCGTCCTTATCTTCGTCAAAGTCAATCTTTACATACTCAACTGTTGGGTTAGCTGTTAGATATTCCTCTATAAGAGGCTTCATCTGCTTGCAGTAGGTGCACCATTCAGCTGTAAAATGCCATAACTCTTTCATCACCAGAATCCTTGGTCTTGTGCGTTACGCAGGGTTCCTTGGTAGCCTGCTTGGGATGCAGTAAAGTCTACCCTAGTTGGCTGGAAGGTTTCATCCACATTCATAACGTCGCGTATACCAAGAACTCGGGTACGATACCCAAATCTAGGTGGGAGCATCTGTATAGTAGGTATAGTTGGTCGTACCAAACGCTGTAAAGCGTGGCCCGGCATAGTTACAGAGTTTAGCGCTTGCGAAATAAGCTGCTCTTGCTTATTAGCAAAAGGGCCCATATAGTCATAACGAATACCAAGATCTTCTTCTTCATTGCGAGTTCCTACAATTTGTCGAGGTTTAGTATGGTCATAGATGGAGTCTTGTGAGTTCACTTAACTTGACCGCCTTCAAAATTAGCAGTGTCATTTTTTCGTGAACGAGGGGGTTTTCTAGGTGCAAGAGGTATTCCCTGACTTAACTTACCAAGCACGCTTTCAATCTCTGATTGAGAATATCTTTTGTGGCCTCCCGGGCTTACGCCTACACCTTTTAAATTTACAGCATGACGACGTACAGTCTTTGGGCTAACACGCCATTTTTTTGCAACTTCTCGTGTAGTGTAAAAGGGCTCGTCGTTTTCTAGTGCCATATTAATTCCAATGTGGTCGTAAGTGAGAGAACTGCTGAGCAAGTCTAGGATTAAACTCTGCAGGCACGTTTGCTGAGATATTAGCTTTACCGTCGTTTACCAATTTAGGGGCCGGAGCTAGGTTCTGATTTGGGGTGTATCGAGGAATGGTCATAGTAATTGCGCCGTCATTTTCAGCCATAGAGTAAAGATTTTGTTTTACTCTACGATCTGGGCGTAAATCTTCTGGCCACATATATTGACCTGGATCAATGCGCTCGCCTTTGTGTACTCCACGTTGGTAAGCGCGTTGATTTGTTCTGTTCTTTAAAGAATCTAATACTGTATCTGATACAGCGTAAGGTTTGCCTTTATCATCACGGCGTGAACGTATAGTTCCTAGATAGCCGTCTGGGTATTCCGCTTGTGGAACACGACCAATACCTAAGCGCTGGTAGTCAAGGTCGCTTCGTGGTACCACTGGGGTACCATTTCCACCAGTGGTGGTGTAAGCGCCTTGATAACCATTAGCACCAAGGTATTGCCAGTTTTGATGTGATTGAGGCATGCCTTAAGTTTACTTCTTCTACTTAGCTTTGGCTTTCTTAGCGGCCTTCTTATTTGAGTTTGCCAAAACAGCAGCTAATTGCTTCTCAACCTCAGGCAAAGCGAGCTTTACAAGACCAAATGCTGGGTCCTTTGGGTTTACGGCGCGAATTGCTACTGGCAGGATTGCTGCTAGTCCGGCTGCGATGAGTCCCTTTGGGTCAGTGTTTCCAGTGCTCCATAGAGCTACGGCTGCTGCAAGAAATGAGCGCCCATATGATGCGAGCATTGCTATGATTTTTGGATCTAGCTTCTTCATGATTATTCCTTATCTACTTTCTTTACTAATATAGTAAAGAGATCATCTAACCTTTTTGATTGAGCTTCTTGACTTTTTTCTAGACGATTAACTGCGTCCTTAACTGAACTGCCCCCGTTTGGTTTTAATTCTGAGAAGTAATCAACAACAAGTCTTTTTACCATTCTAGTAACCCTCAACTCTAATATTCCAAGAATTGTAAAGGTTCCAATAACTGCGGTAAAAGCGAACTCAACATTAGACATTAAGTTATCCTAAAAGTAAGGGGCAGGTGTACTGGCCTATCATGCAGTACACGTGGTCAGTACGTCACGCTAAACTAGGTAAGAACTATTAATTCTCTTCTAGGATCTACGCCGTCTCCTACAACCATAGACACTATTCCTGGAGCGCTTTCTAGCCCAGACTTATCTCTAAACCAAGCAGATCCGTTATCCATTGCAGGGTTTTGTACAAATAATCTAGGGCCAACGCTTTGGGCGTGGTAATGGTGGTAGTGCCCAACGTTTAGTATGTCAGCCTGCGCTACAGCACATCGACCCATAGCTTGACCTCCCCACCATTTAATCATGTCACGAGCTTGATGGCCATGAGCCATGCCGTACATGACCCCACTTAAATTCACAGCTATAGTCATGTCATCTGCTGCAGGATATCTAAACTCTACGCGATCTCGCAAAAAATCGTTTTCTTTACAAATATCTTCAACTTGAGAGACTACTTCAATCTGCCAAGAGTCTTCTGGCCTACCTAATAAAAATCTTTGAACTTCATCATGGTTCCCAGGAACAACCGGAATAATAAGCTTTGGTGATAGAGGAGCTAATGCCTTGACTTGAGCTAGTAACATTCTACGACCAACGCGTACCTGCTCTGATACGCCAATATCGTGTCGACCCATTACTTTACCTTTTTGACTTGTCATTCCTTCAATACAGTCACCGAGTTGTGGTAATGCAATTTGACCAATGGAATACTTTTTTGCTAAATACTTGTGATGATCTACTGCAGAATTAAAAGATTTTAATACTCTATCTATAATTGATGGGGTGTCGTCTTTTCCATATTGAGTGTCGCCTATGCTGTATACAGCTGTTAAATCTCCTGAAGCAGATACAACTTTACTTGGCGACCACTTAGTTATTCCCATTAACAATTGTTCTAAATCATAATCAGGTCTGGTATTTACTCTCGAAGGAACTACATTGACTCTAAATGACTCTAACCAATCACCGTTAAACGTTTGCCAACGTGATCTACGATGAGAAACTACTACCCACTCTGCTGGGTCTAGTTTTGCCTCTATTAATATTTCTTCTGCGCCGGGAGTATTACCATCTGGTCTTGGAGTTGAAATAACAAAGCCACCCTCTGTACCTATTTCAGAACGTGGTCGCCACGCTTCTGGAATATTTTTGTTGGCTTTATCTGAACCTTGATTACCAGCTTGAATTATTGAATCATAATCATCTGCTAAAGACATACACAATCTCCTTGTCGGTGGTCACGAACAGCGGTTTTGCCAAACGTGCCGCCAGCACGACGGAGCAATAAAAATAAATCTTTTGTACTTAGGTCGTCATCTTCTATGGCGAGGTCTAATGCTTTTTTATCTTCTTCAGAAAGGGTAGCTGCCCATTGCCCTACAATACAGGCTTTTGAAATGCCTATTGTTTTTACTTCTGCGTAAAGATCTTGCAACGACATATCTTCCTCCAAATTTAGTCCAATTGCAGTACTAGGCCCTAGAGGAGTCCTCTAAGACCTAGCACTAGCATACAACGAATTAGTAAGAAGTGCTAGCTCCATCGCTGAAGTTAGGATTAGTACGCATTGTTGCAGATTTAAAGATTCGACCATTAGCTTGAGTAAAGCCCGCCTCAGGAGAGGTTTGCTTCATGTAGTTAGAGCTAATCCGGTACTGAGCTCCCTGACGGTCTGAGTTAGACGCTGGTACGTTACTACGAATACCCATAGGCTGTGCGTACGGGTCGCCAGCTGCTGTGTTCTTCTTTTTAATAAGTGTGCCAGCTTGTGGTGACGCGGATGGAGAAGTAAACTTAACTCCATCTTTGTTCATAGGCTTACGTGGTGCGCCAGTCTTTGCCATTCCGGCTAAAGATTCCTCTGGGCTAGGATTTGATGATTTGGCCATATCTACTTCCTTTAAGGTTGAGTTGAGATCTCAGAAACTAGTTTACGCTAATTGTAAAAACTATGGCGCTAATCTGCCCGTCTCTTGAATCTACCGTAGTAAATCCTGGGCGGCAAGTTAGGTCAAGTCCTCTAGGAGCAACGTAACCCCTAGCAATAGCCATTGCTTTAACAGCTTGGTTTACTGCAGAAGCCCCAACAGCACGTAATTTTACGGTTGGGTTTTCATACAGGGCGTGGGCTATAGCTGACCCCACAGATTGAGCATTAGACCCTGCGCTTACACGCAAGAACTTTTCTTCTTCGTTTTGGTCTGTCACAAGTAGTGTTCCTTTGGTATCGATTAGTAATCGCCCTCAGGAATAAGTATTAAGGCTTTTCTCTATATTTGGGGTCTAAAACGTTTTTTATTATCTGCTTTTCATAGGCCAGATCAGCTTCCCCCGCCGCTAGTCTAGCTAGGGAATAAGAGTCTGCAGCGTTGTCATCCATGAACTCAACCCCCCACTTCTTGTATACATTGAGGAGAATCTGGTTTTTTTGTACTCCGGTTCCTTTACCGGTTACATACTTCTTAAGAACTGATGGAGGAATTATTAAAGGGTATTTAGCGTCGTCTACATTATAGAACCAGCACTTCAACTCTAACTTGACCATACCGCCAAGTTCTCCCGCCATATGGGCCATCTGAGCTCCGTAGGAGTATCCCTCCATGGCCGCACCCTTTACATTAATAACCCGATCTCCCAGGAAATCACCAACGAAAGCCTGTATTGAGGATAGGCGTTCTACGCCACGCCCCTGTCCCTGGAACACCTCGGTGTAATAAGCTCCGTCTTTTGAATAAGCGGTTATAGCGAATCCACTATATGACTGATCTATACCTATGTACTTATCGCACGGATGGTCTAATGGTAATCCACCGTCAATTATCTTAGGATTCTGTTTTGGCACGACGCTCGCGCTCATCTATAACCATCTGCACTGTGCCAAAGTATCCGGCACCATCTACAAGGTTATCTCGCTTAGGTAAATAAGATTCCCTAGCTAACTTTACTCCGACCATACAGAGTCCGACTTGTTCAGGGGTGACTTCTCGCCCCAGTACAACAGACCAGATAGCAGCAATGCGGCTGAAATTATCCAAAGGGTGGTCGTAGCTAGAGTTACGATCACTAGTGATGAGGCGTTGGGCTTCTTCAAGGATAGTCTCATGGGGTGAATTTTCTAGCACGAGATCTAAACCCTCCTCCATCTGAAGTGCGTCGTGTAAGTTCTCTTGATACAACTTGCGAATCTCTTTCAACATTTTCCGCCCTCGTTTCTAGTAACTTTCTAAATGCGTACTTAATATCTAAATCATGTTTAAGCTCTTCAACTTCTGGGCTAATAGTAATAGTTGCTTTAGCAACAGCAACCCTGTCATTTTTTCCGCCTTGCCAATTATCTATCATGCACCTAGCTTCAACAGAGTCTACCGCCCTCTCAGCCTCTCGCTCATTTATTACTGCTATTGCCCTAGCTCCAGATAAATGATCATTCCATTGAGTAAACTGAACAAAGAGATCCATAAGACCTTCGTCATCTAACTCTGTTATATCCCTAGGTAAATTTGGTATTTCAAAATCTGGCTTTGCTGAAAGTGTTATGCCTAATTCAGATAACGACTCTAATACTTTTCTACTGATGCTCATTTATCCCCCTTAAATGGCTCACAACGTTTGCAGCCCTTTGTTGCGTCAATACTACACACAGGCGGCCTATTATTGTCTACCGCCCACACTACGTCAAGTGCGTTGTCAAAGATCTCTTTTACGAACTCAGGGTTGTAGGCAACAGAAAACTCTTTATAGTCTTGGTTTGACTTTAACTCGTAGATAAAAACTATTTCTTCTGGCGCAGACTCTAGAGTGCCCTCTTCAACCATAAGGTGGGCTAGGTGTAGGTATACCTGTCCTTGGAGTATATGTGATCTAAATGGTTGCCTAATATTTTTCCAAGCAGCGTCTAGATCAGCACCGCCGTTAAATAGGGCTGGCATCTCCATACGAATTGTTCCAGGACCTACTGACTTAATCTCTATTAGAAAGTCTTCCCCGAGTCCCTTTACCCAACCATCAGAATGGCCTGAGATTCTGTGCTTTGGGCTAGATAAAGGGACTTCTCGATACTCATAAATACTTGTGCCAAGGTTAACCTCGTCAGAGACACCCCAGACATACTTATTGTCTGTATCGCAATACCATTTGCCATAAAGGACGCCCATATCGTTTAACCAGCCCTGCCACTTGGCGTGAACAGAATGGCCAACACTAAATATAGAACTAAGTCTGAGAGTAGGCTTCTCTCTAACCTCAACATAATTTCCATTTAATGCGTGATAGGCTGCAAGAGCGCACCACTCAGGTTTAATTATGTCAGAGGGGTGGAGCACGTCCTGCGAACGCTCATCAAAAGGTTGAGCAAGCATATGACGTTCCATATACCCCAATAAACGAGTCTCTCGCTTATTAGCATCTAAGAAAGCTTTAAGCTTCTTACTAGAGACTGTTTGAGATTTTGCCACTTATTTTTCCTTTTCTAACCATTCATCCAGGGTAAGGCCTTGTTTTTCATACTTACGTTTCATAGCATTACGTTCTCTGTGGGACATGCCCCCAAAAATTCCATGAAGTTCGTCGTTATTTACAGCTTCACTTAAACATTGCTTGCGAACAGGGCAGGCAGACTTACCGTCTTTGCCCCAACATATCGCCTTAGCTTTGTCTGCAATTGGCTTGTATAGTGCTTTGTCTCTTGGTGGAAAAAAGATTTCAGTGTCTTCGCCACGACACTTTGCATCATATCTCCAAGCCCAGGGAGGGTTTTCCCTGTTATCCAATTATTCTCCTTGTAGTGAGTTTCGAAGTTCAAAAAAATCCTCCTCTCCAAGTATTACGTAGTTCTCCCCGTCAAGGTGTATACCAAGAATAGGTATACGTCCATCAAGAATAGCCTCCGTAGTAATCTTTTTAAGAACATCTGATTTAACCGTGACCTGCTTTTTACCAGTCCACTTGTGCTCAATCAATAGTTCTTTGTTTCTCACGTCACCTTTTCTAGACCAAAAAGCTCCAGAAGCAGCGGACACAGATCCACCAATTACTTTTGCAAGCCTATTCTCATGCTTGCGCGACTGCTTTTGACCTTCAGTCTTCATTGCCGACCATTACAACCGGTTGAGATTTTAAAGTATCAAGAACAGCCCTGCTTAGCTCTTCACTAAGATCTATCTCTTCACGAAGCGAATCAATCATAGCTTGAGCTCCTTGCCACTTTCGATCACCGTAGTACATCCACCCTCCACGACGATCAATAATCCCGTTAAGGATTCCTAAAGCAACAATTTCCTTGCCCCTATCATACTCCCCTCCAGGGATAGCTCCCCCACCTGAGAAGTAAAAATCCAGGTAGGCGGTCTGTTGAGGTGGGAAAGTCTTATTCTTAATAGTTCTTACTCGAATAGTTTGGCCTACTCGTTTCTTTTCTTGGCCGGTACCTACTTCTAGCCACTCATCGCGCTTTACTTCACAACGAATGCTGTATGCGTAGTCCTTACCCAGCCCTCCAGGGGTAGTGCGTGGATCTCCATGCATAACCCCAATCTTCATACGGTACTGATTAATCATTAATCCGAGTACTGGTCGTTCTTCTTCGATGAGGTCTCGTCTGGTAGCTGACGCCACTTTTCTAAAGAACTTATTGGTAATAAGTGCGCCACGACCCACAGTGAATTCTTCCATAGTCTTTTCATCTTCTGCACTAGGAACCAAGGCAGGTAGAGAATCGATAACGACCATGTCCACAGATTTACTTTCCATAAATTTAATAACCGCTTCAAAAGCATCCTCCATACTGTTAGTTTCTACTAATAAAACTCGTTCGTTGTCTACCCCGCACATCTCAGCATATTGAGAATCAAAAGCTTCTGCAGCAATCCATACGGTAGTAAATTCTGGGTTTAGTTTTTGATTTGCAGCAATAGTTTTAAGTGCAAGAGCAGTCTTGCCATGTGAAGCCTCACCAACTACCTCCACCCAATGGTTCATAGGCCAACCCCCACCTAGTACTACATCAAGGGTTAAAGACCCGGTAGTAATTCGCTTAGGTAGTTGAACTTTACTTGCTAGCACTACAGTACTGTCTCCGTGCTTTTTGTTAATTAAAGCCGCAATTTTTAAAACATCTGAATTTAGTGCCATTATTGAATCCTATCTACTATGACGTTTGGTTTAAAGCCTGATCCTTGATTAGGTTGTTTAGCTGGTATTGCTGCACCGCCGCTAGAACTAGTAGAGATTACTCCACTTCCAGCCTGTACCAAAGGATACCCACAATCATAGCAACGCATCAAATTGGTTCCTGGAGGCGACATATAATTTCCTGAGTTACACCCCGGACAACGGTTGCTTTGACGAGAACTTTGAGCTTTACTCATAGTTTGGTCGTTAGTTTGATCGTACGTAACTTGTACATTTGGGTTTCCAGGTTGATGAGTATAGGGCAGGTTAACGGGGGGACTAGTTCGTGGAGTAGCGCTAGTGTTAGGTTGGGTGCTTAATTTCTTAGACCACCAATCGTTATTCGTCATTGTTTGATACCACCTTTGTTTCTAGTAAGCCGAGATTCATTAAAGTTGAAATGCAAGATACTGAAGATGACATAGAGACTAATTTAAATAACCTAGTTAATTCTTCTAACGCCTCTTCGCTACCTGGGACAGAACTATTAACAAGATCTGCCTCTATAGAGTATGCTGCACAAGCAATTTGTGCGGCTATGTCAGCATGAGAGTCTATAAAAGGAAGTAGTGCGGAGAACTGTGAGATTCGTTCTTCACTTGCCCGTATTTCCATCTCTGAGACTTCATCAGATATTGGTTCTAGCCCCATCATTGTTGAGATCTTATCTGCAGAGTCAAAGATTGAATCATAAATTACCTGGCGTATAAGTATTGGCATAGATACGTTAACTACATGATCTACGATGTCATACTTTTCTTTACGTCTTTTAAATGGCCACATCTATTTTGCCTCTCCCCAACGAGACACTATCTTAACATCTGCCAGCATAGGTATGCTGAGAGCGCGTATCTCTTCCATAGCTAAGCGGATCTGCTCCGCAGTCTCCTCAGCTAAGTAATCCGGGGTAACGGTAACAAGCTCATCATGAACAGTCAAAATTAAACTTGCTTCATCAGGAATCATTGCGCTAGCTCGCACCATAGCTACTTTAATTAGATCAGCTGCGGATCCCTGAATAACAGTGTTAAAGGCCTGTCGTTCAGCTCTAGAGCGTTTCCACTGCTCTTTTGCACGAAGGTCAGGTAAGTAGCGTCTACGCTTAAGCAGAGTGCTTACAAAAGGTATGGGAGCTCTTCTCCGACTATCAGCAATAACCTGTCGCTTATAACGGTTTACGGCGGGAAACTTTGCAGAGAAAGAATCTAATAACTCACGTGCTTCGGTAAGGCTACACCCAATTTCTGTAGCAATCTTATCTGGCCCAACACCGTAAGCTAAAGAAAGAACTAATACTTTTCCTGCTTTACGATCTACGCCCATAGTGTTTCCAATAGTGGTGTAAATATCTTCTTTATTTTGATACGCTTGTATCATAGTACGATCATGACTAAAAGACGCTATGATTCTAGGTTCTATTTGACTGTAATCAGCAACAATTAATTTATGTCCTTCTGGAGCAACAAAAAGGTTACGAATTGCTTTACCATTAGCAGTATGCGGAGCCGGCACATTCTGCAAATTCGGATTGCGACTCGAGAATCGGCCGGTCTCCGCGCCATATTGCACAAAGTCTGTATGAATACGCCCACGGTATAGAAGGCTTTCTTTTGCTACAAGCTTTTCTTTGCCTAACAAAGTTCTTGCTACGTCACCACCAAGGTACGGCACTACATATGTAGTAAGAAGTTTATTCAATTCAGAATACTTAAGTAAGCTACCTACTAGGGCATCTTTCTCTCTAAACATATCTATAGCAGGCTCGGCTACTGAGTAGTCATTTACTGTAGGGGTTAAGCCGCTTTCTATTCTCTTTTGTCCTGCCGGGGTTGTTACCTTAGGCTTTAAGCCTCTACCCCCATCTTTTTTAGGCGTAAAAAGTAATTGCTGCCGCTCTGGCACAGAGTTAATATTAAAAGCTCTGCCAGCTAAACCAAAGATAGATGCTTTTGTTTTCTCTAACTGCTCGTCTAGATCATCTTTTAAAAGCGCTAGTTGCTCTACATCTACATCTGCTCCGTGCAGTTCCATGTCGCAGATAACCTTTAGAACATCCATCTCTAGGCTAAATATTCCCCATAGACCATCTGCTTTTAGGCGCTCTTCATACCGCTTGTAGAGTTTCCAAGTCCACTCAGCGTCTAATCCAGCGTAGGTAGCCACCTCATCAAAGGAGTGGTCTTCAATCTTTTTACCTACGCCCTTGACCATATCAAAATCAAATTCTCTTTTTAAACAATCATCTAACCCAAGATCAGTCCTGTCTTGGCTGTTTATTACAAAGGCTGCGTTTAGCGTACAAAAGAAAGTAGGCTCTGGTCTTCCTCCCATGTACTTAGCCACACTTTGTAGATCAAACTTTAGGTTATGCCCAACCTTTACCTTATCGCTCTTAAGTAAAGGCTTAAGAGCCTTAAATACCTCTCCTCGAGTTAATTGCTCAGGAGGCTCAGAAAATATTTTTGTAGCTTTTCGTCCGTCTTTACTGTAATCGTAGTCTGGGCGTAGCTCTAATCCTTGCTCCATACGAGCTAAGGCGGAGGGTAAGAGTGGGTAATCGGTACGAATGTATTGACCATTTGGATGGCCCATAGGAATAACATCTACTCGATCGTTGGTTGCAAGAGCAATCCAAACCACATCGTTCTGTCTTGGATCTCCTCTGTGAGGGCCCATTGTTTCTACGTCGTATACAAATGCATCAACTTTTTCGTACGCACTTACGACTTCATCTAGTTGTTCTTTAGTTAATACAATTCTCATTATTGCTCCTTGTTAAAGCTAAGGGGCCTAGAAGAAGGGAGGGTTTGCTCGGAAAGGCATTAACGAGCAAATCTAGGCCCCTTAGCATGGTTGAGAGATTACTGACCTTGAATAATTTCTTTAGCGATTTCTTCAAGCTCCGCTGTCGTAGACATGCGAAGTGCATCAGGTCCAAGTGGCTTCATTTTTGAAGTCAATTCAGACGCAACTGCAGGATCGATCTCCCAATCTTCAACAAGATCACGCTCTTTTACGGGCATGATTGAATATGAAGTTTTGGTTCCTTGACCGGACTTACTTACCGCCCAGTAAATATCTGGACGATCTAGTGGACCAGTCTTTTTGTCAGAGTTTAGTTTCTCTAACTGACCGCACAAACGAATACCACAAGTCATCATTTGAATTTGTGGTTCTTCATCTGAAAGGTTTACAACTGTGAAAGCAAACTTGCGTTCAGGCTTGTTGCCAACACGGGATAGTGGATCGTTTTCCCAGCCAATGAAAGACTTCTTGCCTGGACGTTGAACCCAGTGCTGCAAAAAGCTCATAGGCTCAGCAGATAGGAACTTGATTAGTTGTACATCTTCATCAAACTTAAAATCAGCAGTATATGATTTATTTGCTTCAGACGCTGCACGCTTTGCAGCAGCCCATCCAGTTTGAATTACAGAAGAGCGATCAGGTACTTCATTCTCTGAGTCTTCTTCGAAGAGTTCTACAGAAGTATCTACTTCTGCAGTTGGGATATCGTTAACATAAGAGTCAACATTTGGGGCATCTTTTTTAATACGTAGTGCATTTGTTTGAACTGACATTTGAGTGTTAGTTCCTTTCTTAGCCATAGCCATAGGTAGAGTCAAGAAACGGTTGTTTCTTGAGTGTGAATCCTAGTCCAATTCTCCAATAATTCAATTGGTAGATCTGGCCAACGATTCCAATCAATCCGTGGAGAATCTAAAAGATTCCTGGATTGAAAACTGTGTAGTGCAGACTCTATCATAGCCCGGCTGTACATACGAGAACCAGGCAACTTCTTTCCGTCTACAACTATTGATTTAAGTCTATAAGGCGCTCTCGGTATATAGCCTTTTCTTTCCCATAACCGAACAGTAACTACTGGTCGTCCTAGTGCAAGACATAAAGATCCTACACTAAACAACTCAACAGTTTTTCCTCCAGGCAAAGCTTTTACTTTACCCTGAGATTCCCACCCCTCTTTTACTTCCCTCTTTTTTGGTTCAGGAAACGCTACAGATTTACGTTTACGTTTAGATCCAGGATAGTACTGGTCTATGTCTTTAAACATTGAATCAATAGCATCAGACATGATTAGCCCTTAGAAGGAATAAAAGCCCAAGTGATCTTTTTTGGAAACATCGCATCTACTTCTGCCTCAGTTAACTTACCTTCGTAAAGACAAGACATAATCTCATCCTCGTCAACTGTGGGAACAGAGCGGATGCAACGATCTGCAAGACCGCGCTTTGTTAAAGTTAAAATTGCAGTGTCCATATCTAAAGACTGAGACACTCTACGTTGACGTTGCATAGAAACATAGCCGTCAACTTCTTCTGGAAGAGTTACCCAAACATGACCTTTATCGTCAACTTCGCCGTGCTCTTCTACATAGTCGTTTAATTCAGCTTTAATCTCATTTTGCTTTTTAGTAAACTCGTCTACTCTTTTTTTATAAGAAATAAACTCTCGAAACTTTGCAACCAAAGGATTTACATTGACCTCAGGCTTGCGTGTTGGTTCAGCAATTTTTGCCATTTACTTACCCTCCTTGATAGGTGTTTGTACCCTACATTACATTTTTTCTTCTTGCAAGTAGGCTTTTAATGCCTGGATTATGACATCGGTCACAGTCCTGTTTTCTGAGGCTGCCTTGGCCTTTACCGCAGACCAAAGGTCCTCAGTAACTCTTATGGTACGGGTAGGCGTCTTTGGTGAATTTGGCACGGTCTTCTCCTAAACTATAGCGGACTGTAAAAATGCCCTCAAACTTCCAGCGTTAAGGTTTACCCCACCACGGTCGTTTATGCCCTCACCATCCACAACAGCATTAGCTACAGCGCTCTTTTGCTCTAGAAGGGCGTGTTGCCGTTCTTCGATAGAACCTTGCATCAGGATGTCCTGAATAACTATGCTCTTCCAGGTGCTTGAGGCACGCATTATTCTACCGTTTCTTTGTACTGCTAACCCCGCATTCCAGGGTAAATCATAATTTATTAAAAGATTGGCTTGGGGTAGGTCTACACCGTATCCTCCGGCGTCAGAGCTAACTAGTACTCTAACATCAGGATCTGTTTGAAAACTAATCTTTGACTCTTCTTTTTCTTTAGCGTTCATTTGCCCTGTGTATGGGGTACTGCCCCACTCCGTTAAAGAGTCCCTAATTATGTCTACCATTTTTACATAGCTGGTAAATATAACAACTTTATTACCAGGATAGGCAGACAAAAAGTCATCAACATACTCTTTTAACACAGCAAGCTTTGGTGCTTTTTTAATTGAATCTAATAGCCCTGAATCTTTTAATTCTGCTGCGTATTTAGATCCTTCGCCACGCATAGGATTGTACATATCAGCAGAGTGTCGAACTAAATCTGGGTGGTCGCACAACATTCGTAATGAAGTTAACTTTGACATTATCCTACCCCTTAGTTCGTCCATAGGCCCGCCTTGATCGCTTTGATGGCCATAGTGGGCAAAGATGTCAAAGGATCCGCCAAAAGAGTTTAAAGCGTCATCTAGGTCTGTTAATAGCTCAGTAACTATGGCGTTGTAAAGGTTCCTAGTAGCTGCGTCAAAGAGTACAAATATTGGCTCAGCCATAAGTGACTCAGGTAAAAATGGGGCTACATCAGGGTCAGATTGACGTTTTCGTACACATGCCTTGCTTAAAGTCTTATGTAGTACTGGCAAATTACGGTAACGATCTACTCCCCCAAATTGATTACGAACTATAAAAGTTGAATCAAAAAGATCAAATCTTCCCAAAACTTTAGGGTCTACAAACTGCATTATTGAGTAAAGCTCTTCAGGTTTACCGTTTTCTATTGGAGTACCGGTTAAAGCAAATTTATAGGGGCTTTCTAATTTTTTTACGTATTTAGATCTTTTGGATCTGAAACTTTTAATTGCGGTAGCTTCGTCAATGACAATGAATCCTGTTGGGAGTTTCTCAATGTACTCCCAGTCGTTAACAACTTGCTCATAGTTAACAATGACATAATTGACGAGCGAATGCCCCCAGTCGATGGCTTCAGCATACTGCGCTGCTCGTTGCTTCGGTGTTCCATCCACGACCAGAGTTGTAGAAGATCCATCAGTAAATTTCTCAATCTGTGAGGCCCATTGATATTTAAGGGAAGAGAGACAAATTATAAGGCCTGGCTCGGTAATCTTACCCTCATCCATCAAGTTTTCTAATGCCGCTATAGTCAAAACGGTCTTACCCAACCCAAGGTCGTAGGCAACAAGCATCTTTTTTCTAACCATCATTCGCTCTACAGCCACAGGTTGATAAGGCAAAAGAGTACCCTTAAAGGTCATGCGTCACGTCTCCAATGAACAAAAGACTTAATATACACAATTGCGTAGGCTATTGCTGAAAAGATAAAACCGTACTGTTCGGTGATTAAAGCGTAGGCAATCCAAAGTATCTCGTTAAAACACAGGACTATCCAACCCCAAATAGTTTTACGGCCTACAAAATAAATCCCAGTAACGCCGATAGCAGCTAAAACCCAAGACCACATCATATAGCCGCCTCCCCAAGTACGCAGTGTCGAGCATTGTCAATCCCCCAGTGTATCTGATCTAAGGACATATCACCAATGTCCTTTACTTGAAAGTCACCATAGTTAAAAAACCAGCACTCTAACCCGCCCTTTCTAAAAGCAGAGAGTAATTGACTACTGGCTTTTTTACCTGGCCCATCGTTATCCATCGCTATCACCAAGGTTTTTGCCCTACGCATAATGTCTATTTGATCATCGCTTACTATGGCCCCATAAGTAGCCACACCGCCTTGTATGCCCACAGAGCTTAACTTCACCGCATCCAGGGGAGACTCTACGACAATCATTTGATCGCCATCCCAACAGTCTAGACCAAATAAAGTCTTTGACTTTGGGACACCTGGAGGACGGTTAAAGAATCTTCTTGAAAGCTGACCCTTTTCTTGCCAGCCAAGCAGTTTGTTGTGGTCAAGCGTCCTTATAGGTAGGATCCAAGAAGAATCGTTTGCTTGCCAGCGGACCCCATACTTATTGCAAGCATCAATGCTTATACCCCGCTCATTAGCTGCCCATATCGGCACGTCTCCAAAGACAGCTAGTCGAGCTTCGCTCATTGGTACGAGCTTAGGCAAATGGATGTAGGTTTTCCTAGCCTCATCTAACTGCCGGGATATAAAATCAATATCTAACTCTACGTCTGTTCTAAGCCATGACTTAGCTTTATCGAGATCCCCGTACTCAAGAAGATCTGATATTAGAGTTAGTAAGTTACCTTTGTAACCACAGGAAAAACAATTGTGTGCACCAGTTACTGCGTTTATAGACCATGACGGATTGTTATCTTTCTTTCCAGTCCGATACTCATGCATAGGGCACATAGCACCAAGCTCACGGTTTCTAGGGATTGAAACTATGCTCAGGCGTAATAATGTGCGCTCTACTTCTCCGTCACGAAACATTAGGGCTTATCCACTAAAGTAGGGGCTAAGGCGTACGTCCCACACAAAGCGCACTCCATCTGAATAAGGTAAGAAGAAATTTCGTAATCCTCAAAAGAAACCTTTACGTTCCATAAGTTTGATTCACAGTGTGGACAATCATGATGGATTTCTTCTGCATGATCCATAGTGCCCGTGTAATCAGGTTTTAACTCACGAATTGATTTAGGAGACGCGTGCACGTCGTCTTCTATTAATGCGGACTCTACTTCTATCTCGTGGCGTTGTGGCGCCCCATATCCCATCAAGATCCGGTTGAGATACCGCGTAATCGGCGCAAGGAACGACAAGAGGGCACTTGTTACAGATATCTTTAGCCAGTCTAATCTGAGTGTGGCTATTGTAGTCCTGCGGAAAAAAAAGTTCCGGATCTTCCTTAGCACATAGTTGACGGCCATCATACGGATACTCCTGAGCCATATTCTTCGAACCTTCCTTCTTCCCAGTCCCAAAGTAGCTCCACTTCTGCAGGGCCACAGTTACGGCTTGCAACGATCCGCAACAATCTTGAACTATCATCGTTTTCATCTTGTCTCTGTAAAGCAAAGATCACATCCGAATCTTGGTAAAAAGATGAGGAGTAACCAATAGCATCTGCGGTAACTTGACCTCTACGCATTTTATGGGTCAATACCTGAGTAGTCATAACAATAGGTTTTTTATGCTTCTGAGCTAGTCGTTTCATAGACCTTGTTATATTAGTCAAAGCCATAGGGGTGTTTGCCTCTCCGGTAACCTCGTCAATCATTAAGTAAACTCCGTCAACAAAGATGATATCAGGTTGAAGCTTTTCAATCTTTAACGATAGTCCGGTTATGGTTGCTGCGGTCACGGAGTCAGTCAAATAAAAGTTATGCATCCCATCCATATGATCTAAAGTTTTTTGGTACCTAGCTTCTTCCAAAGGAGTTAGGGCACCTCGTATTAAACGACCATGCGATATATGGGCACGCATAGAGTCGTGTCTACGCTGCTGCTCCATATTGCTCATCTCAAAAGATTGATACAAAGGTACAAACCCATCTTCGTGAGTATTTACCGCCATCTGCAAAGACAGCACTGACTTACCAGTTTTAGGTGGGGCAATTACTGTGACTAGTTGACCTGGCTGTAATCCCGCTGTAGCCACATCCATTACTTGAAAACCAGTAGCAATTCCTAGTAACCCATTTGGTCGAGTCTTAATGTTTAAGTACTCGTCGTATCGAGTCTGTGTATTTTTAGTTAAATCTATGTCGCTAGTTTGAGAAGCACCTTCGTCAGAAAGTTTAGCTACACCTGATCCCATTAACGTTATGGCAGAATCATGATCTCCGGCAGCTACTGCATCTGCAGCAAGTTGAACTACTTCAATAGTTTTTTGACGTTTGCGATATTCAACTAACTGATCTAGCAAATATGAAATTGAATCGTCAACAGCTAAAAGGCGGTAAGTAGGAAAGTTATCTTTTACTGTTGTGGCTGTAGGAACTTCGCTGTATTTAGTCCAGTGCTGTCGTATAAATTTCCACACGGCACGGTTCTCGTCAACGTAAAACCACTCGTCTTGTAATCCGCGCTCTAATAATTCGGATATATCTCTATCGCGTACAGCTTTAGAGATTAATCTAATCTCGTTGTCAGCTGCCACTGTTAATCCTCCCCATATCAATAAACTTTCCGCCGTATCTTAAACCGCGTTCAGGTATATCCACAACTCCTACCAACTCTGGTCGATAGGGCAGTTCGCTTACTAGATCTGAGATTGTTTGATAGGCAGTGCAGTAGTTAAACGGATTTGTGCCCATATTATCTAAATCCTCTAGTATTTCTTTCATCTCTTTTTTTGTATAACCAAATCCGGCTATCTCCATAGAGTAACCAAACTTCTCCGCAAAATTCCAAAACAATGATAAAGACTGACGGTTGTAGGTAACTTCTTCTTTAAAAACAGGAATACCTAAAACTTTTTTCATTGCAGGTTTGCGATCTAGTATGCAATCAAGAGTCACTACAACTCTCATTGGAACTTTGTTTGAGATATCCCCCCCTTTCATTACTACCCTACTTTTACTTGACCATAGCGAAGTACCAAATCACGAAACTTATCCGGAGATTTAGTGGAATCTGCTACCTCAGATTTAGAGGCGTATCTTTTTATCTCTTTCTCTACAAGGGGCTCAACTTGTGTAGTGTGCTTGCACTTAGCTCGTAAACTAAATCCAGTACAACTACAGCGCATTTTTCCTTCATTATTTATTTGAACTTCGCTAACACCTGTTGATAGCGATATAAAAAACTGAACTGTTCTCCAAGTCATAATGCTCTCCGATCTCCTTCTGTTGACTCTACAACGATTGGCATAAATGCTTCTTTAACAAAACTACCCATAGGTTGTCCGTAGGTATCTCCCCAGTCCTTAATAGGCACGTTAGTCGTTACTATAGTCGGAAGGCCGGCATTAAAGCGAGCCCGCAATAAGGCGTCAAAAGTATTTTCGGCCCAACCTGACGCGGTCCGATACTCCTTACCAAGGTCGTCTAAAACTAAAACTTTAATGTTTAGATGTTCTGGCGCATCCCCATAGATCCCATCCATAAGGTTTTGAATTTCACTTTCGCCGTCATCTTCCCAATTTCGCTTTTGAAGCCGTAGAAGCTTGGGATAATCCGTAAAGTACACCGGACGGAGGGGAAGCCTTTCCGGCGTGCCTATAACGTCCCGTGGAATAGTTCTTAAAAGCTCCTGGAGGACCGTAGAGGCGAGAGTAGTCTTTCCGTGACCAGGTTTACCCACCAGAAGTAAACCTAGGCCGCAGGTAGACGTTCCACGAGCTTTTATAACATTTCCTAACCTGACCGAATTAAGCCAAGCTTCTACGGAATCTAATACGGGCCCTTGACCCTGGATGTGAGCATATGGGCGAAGATCAGACATCTCTAGCCCAATGCTTTTCATTGGAAGACCAGCTGCGTTTATCTGAGCACGCACACTTGGCGCAAGATCTTTTAAGTTATAGCTCATTTGCCCTCCAACAGTTTTAACATACGTTCTTGATTAGCAAGAGCATCTTCGTCCACAAAATCAGTTTCTGCAACTCGAGAAGTAATTCCGTGGATAGTCGGGTAGAAGGCAATAAACCTGCGCCATATCGGTTGACCTATGCCGGCATCATTCAAAAGCCTAGGATCGGCAAAGAACACACGGATTGCTTTTAGAATTGAAAGATTTGTTGCATCAGACTCTGAGATAGTTTTATTAATCCACTTTGCTAACTGCTCGCCGTTAATCTGACCTGGAATGCCGGAAGCTTTTTCACGGACTAGGTCGTAAAACTCTGAGACAAGATCTTTTGAGTTCCAGCTTTCTTCTGGGCGCTCATACCTACGCATGCTTGCTGGTACAGCCTCAAACTTAGTTTTCTTGTATTTGGCATTACGCATTGCCTTCTTGTCTTCAATCTTGCCAACAGCCCCTGGAGCCTCGTCAATATCAGATCTCTTCTTTGGTAAATTCTCATCTAGGTTTGGCCAGCCCATTTCGATTCCTTCCTTCGGTTTCAGCGCAGCTGAAGTATTAGAAGTACGTAGTACTTCTAATACATTTAGACTAGTAGTTATATCATTAGTATTAAGTAAGCTATATAGAGCGCCTGGATTACCGACGCCTGATAATCCGTCGTCGGTGAACTTTAAAGTAGTGCGCCATTGACCCCCAACTTGTGCTTTTACGGCTTTTATGTAGCCCGCATCTTTGAGTTCTTTCATGGCAGAACGGATCGCGTCCCGACCTTCAGGGACTGCTGTAGATATTTCATCGGCAGATAAAACTCTGCCAGTCTCTATGTAAAACGCATAGAGCCCGCGAGCGCGTAGTGATAGATATGGATTAGAATATGGTGATTGCATGTAGATCCCCCTCTACAAAAATCTTATATCCGATCTACCCTCTTTGGCAAACCGCGCATTTCACGGACTGATGATCCCGTGAAAACCTGCTCTACCAGTAAGGACATAGTTAGACCTAAGAACGTTGAGGCAAAGCAATAAATCAAAAGGGGTAGCCCCGAAACACCTAAGATTATGGAAGAAGGTACGGCTATGGCTGAAGCTAGTAAGCCACGCCACTTTCCGATAGATATTATAAGTCCTTCAACTGCTGTTAAAACACAGGCAGTTGCTAGTGCAGCTATAACAACATTTGTCATAGGCCAGAGGCTACTCTCTAAAAACAACCCTGTCAATATGGAAGGCTTGACCTATAGCAGCTGTGGCGGTAGTGGCGCAAGTTACCCTTAGTACGGCATAAGAAGCTCCAGCAGTGTCTTCTGCGGCAACATTAGTTGCTATATAAGCCCAACGAGTTGTATCAGTTACTGTGGCTACGGCAGTTTTAGTAATTATTAATACGTCAAATTCATCATAAAATTTTACGCTTAGGGTGTAGACGCCGGCGGAGTTAGAGTTTTCTGGTTTTACGGCAATTGATGCGTAGTAGCCACGTAAACCTAATAAAGGAATCTGCGCTGTGGTAATACCAAACGTACTTGCGGCAGTTGCTGTTACTTTACAGAACGCTGTTCCGTGTGTGCAGTTTCCCTCAAATAAAATGCCGCGAGTTACTGTTCTTGATAGGTTAGCTGAGACTCCAGACCAAGACCCTAAATTTTTTTCAAATGATGCTGAAGGAATCAAGGAAGTTTCAAGATCTGGGTATGGAATAGTTGTTTTTCCTGCTTCTATGCACCAGCTACTTCCTTGTGGAAGAACTTTTGGTAACGTATAGAACAACCTAGTATACTTTTCGTAGTAATTAGACCAATAATTACTCTTTCCTCCGTGCTGACTTTCTTCTCTAGAAAGATACATATTTTTAGTTATGTCCCCAGTATTTGGACGAGTTACTACCCCAGAACCTGCAGGGTCTACAAACTTTGATGGTACTCTTCCTAGTTCTGCTTGAACCCCATCTATATAAAATACGGCAGCAGAGCTAGATCCTGTAGATAAAGATATAGTTAACGTAAAAGTAGTTTCTCCAACAGCTGCAATTCTAGTAACATGGATTCTTGTCCAATAATCTTTATTAGCTTCTTCTACTTCAAATGTATTTGTTGTTTGCCCATTTGTAGAAATTGAGTACGTGCCAGCTTTATTTCTTACATATGCTGACACAACTATGTCTTCCCCACCAACAGCTGCGTTTGGAAGTGTAATTATTGTAGATATAGATCCTCCACCAGCTTTGCTTACTTTTCCTTGTTTAGATCCGTATAAGGCTGGAGATATTTCACTTACAGACGTAAAGGTAGTCCCTGCTTCAGCAGTCCAACCTGTAGTATCTTCTAAAGAAGGATTAGATACAAAATTAACTACATTTTTAATTTCCCAGTGACAATCTGCTGGCACGTAAAAAGTAGAGGTATTTGGGTTTGTTGGGGTAGGTGCCCCATTTCCTTGAAAAAATGAATCAACCGAAGGTGTTTGCTGCAACAAAGCCGCATCAAAATAAAACACATCATTAGCTGTCGCGGCTTCTGTATACACAGATACTTTTGCTAAAGGTGTCCCGGAGTCTTTAGTTTGTACTGGTGCTACTGACGTAACTGACAGTCTTTGAGCGGTAGAAGTAAGCGTTACCGTTTCAGAATCAACATAATAAGGGGTTATAGGGTAATACTGACCATTTACATCACTAAGAATAGTAACTTGATCATAATCTGATTGTTGTGAGGAGTACTCAATTCTTGCTTTTACTGCGCGAGTAGCGCCACTAGCATAAATACTAAAAGTGTAATTTGCTCCAGGAACAACAGGTACCCAATCAGAAACAAAAGCTGCCGTGCCAGTAGAGGTAGCCTTTACTTTTGCAACCGCAGAACCAAAAATTTTTGATGCAGATGGGGGATTAAAGTCTTGGGATATTGTAGCGTTTAGTGCTAACCAGTTAGCAGTACTATTATCAAATCCAGGGTTAGGAAGAATATTTTCTTTTTCTCCAGCAATTGTTACTATGACTTTTCTAGCGTCTTGATATTCAAGACTATACTCAGTTTCAGCAACTTGAAACATATCAAATAAAAGATCGGTGCTGGCAGGAACGCCCTGTAAAAGTATTTCTACGCCCGCGTATACCGCATTTTCTGGCGGAAGTTCATTTGAAGGAGTTTTACAAGAAAAATAAGCCCAAGAGTTAGTTATTTCTGTAACCTGTCCTGAAAGAGTAGTCGCACTAATTCTAACCCCATCTTTATCAAAATAAACAAACTGTCCTAATAAATTTGGGTACGTAGCAGTAGCAGACGTTCTTGCAGCTTTAGACCTAACCCAACCAGTAAAGGTATATGCTTTTCCTGCCTTAATAGGTATGCCATAAGATTTTGCAGATATGGCGGTGTTCCACCCTACTAAAGCAATTGCTTGTTTATCAGACGTTCCCGTAGAGCCCCTGCTTAATTTCATAAATCCAACAGTTCTTGGCGGATAAATATTGTCATAAAAATTTCCGGTAGGCGGAGTTATCTCTACCCCTATATCAGCTAAAGATGTGGAGTATTTTTGCTGTGTTAATGTCCACCCAACGTGAAACGTAGAGGAGCTATACCCGGACCCAGTTGAGGGCTGAATAACATTTGTCCAACGGCCAATAGACTCTTCAAAAGAAGAGTCGTTGTAATCTAACATTAAATTGTGGCCAGTTCTTATACTAGTATCCCAATGAGTTAAGGCTGTTGTGTATGTAGATATTCCTTTAGAAGTTCCCTTAGAAGCATTAATTATATTTCCAGCTTTGTAGAGAGATCTATGGTAGGTATCTCCCAAAGTAGGTTCATATTCAAACCCTAAATCTTGAATTTTATTACGCAATAGGGCTGTAGATATTTTTTTAAAATTTGAGCTTTTTTCTAAAATCTGCGCTTCGGCACGAAGTCGATCGTAGGCAAAAGAATAAGCAGATAGAGTTTTGTATAGCTCATTAGTTGACTCTGTTTCTCCAACTGAGTCTCCTTCACCATAAATATTGTTAAGCCATACTCTAGGTATCCACTTACTGACTTTATTTATAGTGTCTGTATTAATTACAGCTAAAGCTTTTGTGTCTCCACAGTTTATCCACTTAGTTCCGTTAAATATCCAAAATGAATACGTAATTTCAGAGTTTTGCTCTAAAGTTTGCACGTCTATTTTAGATAGGCGATAAGAGCTTATTACATCTTCATCTACAGAAATTCCGTCATACGGAGTTAGTGGTGCCCCAGAAAAAGATTTAATTAGTTTCCAGTGCGTTGGGGGAGGGTCCAGGGGATCGGTAATTACAGATCCCCAAGTTAAGGATATAGCCTGATACTCATACGACCAGGCAGTAAGGCCAACGTTATAAAAAACACGGTTGTTTTCTATTTCGCCGTATTTAGGGGACCCATATTGCGTAAACGAATATTTAGCCATCTATTAGGTTACATCCCAGCTAGTAGAAAAGGGTCAAATCTAACTGCCTGTGCTTGCTCAAGAGCCGATGTAGCTGTAGTATTTAGGTCTGTGTATTCTGAGCTTCCTACATATAGCACGTTTGCAGTACCAACTTTAGGAATTCCTAAGCTGTTTAAATTAAATCCTAGAGCGTCGTTAGATGCCCTGCCTTCAAATAAATTAGCAGTTCCCGCAGTAGTTTTTACAACTAAAGCTACAGTTCCAGAAGGAGGTTGAATAGAATCTCCAACTTTTTTTACGTAGGGGCTTGATGCACCAGTGCCGCTAACTAACCCCGCCTCAATATTATTTAAACGCTCGTCTATAGAGACCCAAGATGTGGTAGCTGAAGTAAATGTGCCGCCAAAAGAAGAAGTAAGAATATTAGTGCTTGGGTTTCCTGTAAGAGCTATTGATATTCCTCTAACTTCATTTTGAAGTGCGTTTATGTGGTCCGCAAGGACAGTGTCAACTAAGTCAACCTTGTTTGTAAAAGGCCTAATATTTACTGGAAAAAATTGAGACACTACTTTACCTACCTATCCTTAGAGCAATCCGCCGTCTGGCGTAATTATTAATGCTGTTGGCAGCAGATAAGGGATCTGATTTGCTGCAAGGGTTATTGTAGCTACACCAGAGCCATTATCTGTGTTTAACTTAGTTAAAGTTATTGATTCTACGCCTGCAATTCCAGCTGCTTTTGATATAACAGAGGACAGGGCAATAGTTCTTCCAAAAGTATTACTTTCGTAAGAAAATAGGCCTCCGGCGTTTAAAAAAGCCTTGGCAATATCTAGTTTTACAGTGTTTCGTTTAAAAGCGGCCCCAACAACTACGTTCATAGATACGTATACGGGCACATATGTAGGTTGAACAATAGTTAATGTTGTTCCTACAGGAATTTTATCAGATAAGTATTTTTGAACATTGCTTTGAAGAGTAGTCCAAGTAGAGGTTGGTGATCCTCCCGCAATTCCGGGAGTATTAGTTCCATCATTTTGAGTCTGTATGTACAAAGTTACTGAGCTGTAAATAGAAGATATTGCTTTAGCTCTACCAATTTGTGGAGTTTGATTTGCTAAAAATTCGTAGTCTTCTAGGGTTACTGCACGTCTGCGGGCAGAAATTGCTGATTTAATCTTTGTACGTAGTTGATCTGAACTATCCGCATCTGCTCCGCCAATAGCTGAAGCATCATTTGTTACAGACAGATAAGAGACTGCTTCGGGATCTATATTTCCGGGAATAAAAGTAACTTCAGTGATAGCACTAGATATCACATTTCCTGCGGCACCAAGACTTGTTTTATACGAGGCACTTATAAGTTGTCCTGTAGGGGGAACTGCGCCATTAACCCCATCTCCAAATATAACTGTTAAACTTCCATCTGCATTTTGAGAAGTTGTAAACACTAGGGCTGTTGGGCCGTACTCAGAAAGAGTGTCAACATAAGACCACGCAGCAAATGCAGCTCCTTGCCCTACATACACAATAAGTGAGCTATCTACAAGGCCAAAGTCAGGAATTATTATTTCTTGGCTTGACTCACCTGTAGACGACCCAAGACTTGCTGGTAATGGCTTGTTATTAACTGGATTAATTAAGTCGGGACGATCAGTATTTACTGTCTTACCTTCTTTTGCGGTAAGAGTAATTGTTGCTGAGGCAGCTAGCTGTGTCGCAGACTGAGTAGTTTCAAAGTAAACTTCTGTATACGGGCCATATGTTAATGGGGCCATTATTTGAGTTCCAATAGGAATGTCTATTGGGGCAGCGCTAGTATTTGTAAAAAGCACGTTTACTGTAGCTGGAGTAGGTCCAGAAGGTTTGTATCCGTACAAAGCTGCAAAATTTAAAAGAGTTTCCCGTTTTACGGCAGTTTCTACTGATGACTCATTAGCTACTCGGTCTAGATAGTAAGACATTATGTCTCCCATATAGGCAAATGCTTCTACAAGAACGGAGCCTAAATCGGAAGGGTCTGCGGTATCCCAAGCTTTACCTGTTCTTGAACTAATTAAGTTTATAAGATCAGTCTTAAGGGCCGCAAAATCTCTAGAAGTGTAGTCAATCTGGGCCATATTATTTAAATTTGAACTGTCGTATGCCATATTACCTAACCGCCGTTACTGTTCCATCAGAACTGAATAGTGCACTACTTACATCTAAGGTCTTTATTGTACTGTCTGGAAGCATTACAGTAATAGTTACCTGAGCTTGCCCGCCATATTCTGGAAGTAGAGTTGAGATGCTCTGTATCTTAATTTCTGGCAACCAGACTCTTACCGCGGTGCTTACCGCCTGCTTTATAGAGGTGTCTAAAACATTTTCGTTTTCAAATAATGCTTGCATAAGGTTTGTGCCATAGGATGTAAGCATTGGTCGTTGTCCTACATTTGTCGATAGTAGAGTTAATAGGCGGTCTAACCAAATTTTACTAGCTCGTTCTGTAATTTCTACAGCCCCATCTGGGGATAAAGTATAGGGGTAGTTTATAGCGCTGCTCATTGCACTCCTATCCATACTGGGTACTCAGGGTCTCCCGCAACAAACATAACCCATACTAGTTGTCCAACTTTAGGGATAAGTCGATGCGGGGTGTGTTCCGCCACTCTAACTGGGGCTGAAGATCTATTAGTGCCAAAACCAGCCGCTATAGGGTCTATATCTAATCCCTTAGGCGTTAAGTCTTGTTCTTGAGCATCATTCCATCGTTGAGTAGTATTTTCTATTGTATCGTGCTTATGGGTCAATTGATGGGTTGTATCAGGAGTTTTTCCAGCATGATTGTTTGTATGGGAAAAAGTAACGGTCACGCTGTGAGCATGGGCCGGGTCTCCTTCAGTAGAGGTAGTAAATGTAGCGCTATGGTTTCCGTGGCCTAACAACAGGGCCGCCACTTCAGAAGCTAAATGAGGAAGGTGGTCGGGGTGATTTGCCATATTTGTTATTGGCTGGCAAGACCGAGCCCAGCCAGAAATTTCTTGACCAGTAGACTGCTGTATCTTTACTTTAATTCTATTCTTTCTTAAAGGATCTTCTATGTCTACTACTTTAGCCTCATATATACCAAAAAACCTAAATCGACCTGTAGGATCCATTCCATAGTCTTGATCATTTATAATCATTAACTAACCCTCTCATTCGCAGCCCAAGTAACTGGGCGTTTAATAATAGAAAAATCTGGAACAACATCTTGACCCAGATCATTATAGGGCTTAACGACTACAGAACTTGGAGGCGTGACTCCGTAGTTAGGCTCTAAAGTAGAGTTATTTATTGCAAAAGAATAGTCTTGGAGCGTAGATAAAGCCGGTGTTATAGCTTGTCCCGAAAGTTCTCCAGATATGTCCCTTTTTGAGAAGGCTTTATAAGCGTCTGGATTAGTTTGACCTAAAATATCTGTGCCGACCTCCAGCTTCATCATATATTTTGCTGGAATTCCACCAAATATGTGTTTAACTGAAAGAACTGTCCAATACCCATCCATTCCGTCTGGCAAGCCATCTAAGTAAATAGGCTCATAAGGTTTAACTAGGCAGTCCCCAATTAAATTTACTTTTGCTCTATATGCATATCTTTGAGCGTCAGCAAAGTCATTAGCAATATATTTACTTTCAGTAAGGGTAGTGGCTACCTCAAAAACATTATGCTTAGTAAAAGCTGCTTTAGAAGATCCGCTATTACTTTTGTTTACCTTAGAGAATCTAGAGTTTTTAGAGGTCATTGAAGGGCCTCCCAAGCTTTAAAGTCTGCAGAAGTTTCTTCTACTACAACAATTCCTTTATCTTCAAATTGAAAGTCTTTAAGCGCATGCTTTGTTTCAATAATTGTGCCTGTTTTTTCATTATACCCAGTTATAATTCTGTCTACTCTTGAACCCAGTTCTGGAGACTCATCTGAAACTATTGGATCAAAAGAAATAATGCTACCCATTGCTCTTTCAAGACGAGTAACAGACCCGCCAAGCTCTTTGTCTACATAGTTAAAGTAAGGTGCTTGATCTTTTTTATTAGCATAAATTTTATTTTTAGAAACAAATATAATTGTTGTGCCCTCAACTCTTAGCGCAAATCCAGTCTGTTTAGCTAAGCGGCGTAATAATTGCCAGTCACTTTGTCCAGCTTGAACTATAGTTTTTCTCACTCGAGGGTGCCTTTGAGTAACAGCTTTCATCCCATATTTAGAGGCAACTTTTTTAACAACTTGGTCTGCGGTAACATTTTTATAAATTTTTTGGTCTGTATTTTTTAATAGGTATGACGCAGATACGCATAAAATATTTGTATTTTGAGCGTCTGATTCATTTATAGGCTCAACAGAGTACACATACCCATAAAAGTTTTGTTTTATATTATTTGTACTATAGGTAAATTGAATTGGGTCACCTGAAGATACGACCGTACCGTCAGAGTAAGGCTTGCCTTTAAAATGCAGCATAAGGCGATCATGCTGATCCCTATCTTGATACAACTCTGCGCCTATTAATATAAGCTTAAATTCAGGTGCTTTAGGAAAAGAAACTTTGTACGAATTGTACTCAGCGCTAGATTCCCAAGGAAAAAATTTTCTAGGGCCATTACTTAGCATATGGCATCCTTATTACTGTACCGGGTTCTATGGAAAAAGGGTCAGAAATTAGTTGATTAATCTCTAAAATTTGCCACCAATATTTAGAGTGACCTATGAAGTTTTTAGCAAGCTCTCCTAACGAGTCTCCGTCTTTCCATACGTAGTCAACATACTTATAGGTAACGTCGTCTGGAAAATTTCTAAATACGGCAATAGTGTATTCTTTTGTGTACTTATGTTTAACCTGGGCAAGAGGTCCATCGTAATACCTAGATACTCTATCAATCATGGCGTTGTCGTCCCTGTGCTTGCAGTTTTACTTGCGTTTGGATCAACTTCAGGTATTGCAGCATCTTCTTTGTTTTTAGCCTTTAAGAACTCATCAACAGCCGCACCTGATGGGTATCTCAAGAAACTAATGCTGACTACTGAAAGCATCGGCACCATTTTGTCGGTAAAGACAACGTGGTCTACTGATATGTTTTGTAAAGAGCCATAATATCGCATATTATCGTGAAGAACAAACCAAAGAGGTACGCCGGTTATGTAACCTTTATCTGCAGACTCTCCATCATAGGTAAGCAAAGAGTTACCCTTCATATCTCTATTTCCATTAACAGATCTATATAAAAACTCAAGGTCGTACTCAGTACCGCGCAGTAAAATGCCCTCAACTTCTTCTTTAGATAGCTGTCTAGGGTAGTTTCTTGAGTGTAATGTTGGCGCTGCTTTTAGTGGCATTAACTCAGTCATATCGGCAATTCTATTTAAATACAAAGTAAAATTGACGGCAATATTTCCAGCAATAAGGTTTGCGGGGTCTTGAGTAGATAAGGTCCAGTCAATAGAGGTATTCATAGGAATGCTATAGTTAATGCTTTGAGGGTTGTACATAAATTTAAAGCCAAAAATAGGTACTTTACCCTTTGTTTGAGTGGCTACGTTTAAAGATTCTGCAGCTCCTTGGCTTTGAAAAATACGGCCAAGGTTATTTCTACTATCTACAAATTGACTAAATACCGAGTTTGCTTTAAAGGTATCAATAACAATGCTTTTATTTTCACGCATGGCAGTTTCGTAATCAGCGACACGTATTCCATGGGATATACCCCTAGACACATAATGTGCAGGTGGGTTGTACGTAATACTATCTGTGCTGGGTATAGTTAATCCACCCTCTGGTGGTTCAGGGGTAGGGGCTACTGGCTCTTCACAGTTTGCAGAATTAGCTTTAAGAAGCAATTGTTTAGCGTATTTCTCACTAGGTTGTTTTACAGGTGAGCCAACTAATGTTCCGGCCGTGTCAAATCTGTATAAAATCCAACTACTAGCTGTTCCCGCTGGGTAACCCGCAACCTGCGTAAATAGTATTTTTAAAGCTAACCATTGTTTTTTACACGCATCGTAAACTATGTTATATTGATAATCTGGCACATTAGGTTTTTCAGAGTAGTCATAGTACGAAGTTCTAGTTCCTGCTAGAGGGGGGCTTGGGACTGCCCACGTAGTTCCAGGAAACATAGCATCAATAATTAATTTAAAAGGTTTAGTTGGCTTAGTTGCTGCGACAGTAAAGTTAACAGCTGGTACTTTTCCTTTACGGTCATAATTAACGGCATCAGCGGGCAGCGGCGTAGATGATCCAACCTTAACACTTATTACTGGCTTAGCAGTAGTCTGTACGTCAGAAGTAACATTAAACCAAAATACTGTGCCAGAACCTCCACCTACGTTTCGTTCTGGTTCTTGTTTTATTCCAGTTATTTTTCCCTTAAAATTTGCGTTGGCAGTTGCAGTTACGTTAACGCCACCTTCTTCGTTATCGCCAAGAAAATTAATAGCCAATTGGTTGCCTTGTTGGGGAGTTCTTTTATAGACCCTAATTCTATATTGAACAGTATTTCGTGTGTTTACCTGTTTTCCATCAGAAGGTATTAAAACCCACTCATTACTATAATAAAAGTCAACTGTTTCTCGGCCACCAGATGCCGTTGAGTTTGAGCCTGCTGCAGAAACAGAGTAGGTTATAGGACTTATATCTGAGTACTCATACGCTTGAACTGTGTAATAAAAGTCAGCTGCTGAAGTCATTAGTATGTCCCTATTCCATTTAAGCGTAGTTCGTCTTCTAGCACTTTTTTAAATTTCCTAACCATAGCCTCAGCTTCAGCATTACTTGCTTGGGCTATTTGAACATGCATTGTTACGTTTATGTCTTGCTTTGAGGCTGTAGAGAAGCTAGACGTACTACGTGAGCTGTTAACAGCTTGTGCGCCAGTGGTTGCCCCAAGAGACATAGACTGCGCAGATCCAATATTCTCAGACCCACCAATACCATTGTCTGCCCCACCAATACCTGCAGCTTTCTGTGTTGTTGCGGCATCATCTAAGAACTTAGTAAACGTGCCGCTAGTAAAGGTTGTCCAACCTTTCCAATGCTTTCCTTGGTTACTTTTTTCATAGCCAGCGGCAATATTATACTCTGCATTTTTTAATCTACTGCCGTCACGATAAGGGTCGTTATAAGCTTTCCAATCTTTTAAAGATCTAATTTGGAAAGCACCGTAGCTAGGGCCCCATTTTTTAGACACTAAATGCTTATCACCAACCGCGTCTGCCCTACCACCAGACTCAGCCAAAGCAACAGCAAAAGCAGTTTGAAGTGCCGCCCCTCGGAAACCTTGTGCATGAAGCATTCTCATTAACCCTTTGCGGCTTCCCCCGGTCATGCCGGCGCTATCTCCTGAAACTGGGTTCTCTTCTGAGTTAAAGATTGCTGTTCCTCGTTTTTTACCTAAACCTACTTTACCGCCGCCCTTATCTAGGTAACTATTAACGTCGTCCCAACCTACCGGACTTCCAGAACTTATTTTGCTTTTTACTAAGGCGCCTAGCTCAGCGGAGTTTAGGTCAGATATTGAATTAAATGTAAAAGGCCTTCCGCTTCCCGATACATCTGAGTAAGGTAGCTCTTTATTAAATACCCTATTAATTACGCGCTTACCTATGTTAATTCCGCTAGTAACCATATTTTTAATAAATTGAAATGCTTTGCCAAAGAATGATCTAGGGTCTTTTCTTCCTTGAGCACCTACACCACCATGGTCTCTAACCTCAAAGTGAAGGTGGGGACCAGTTGAGGTTCCTGCTCCTGAAGAGCCTTTAGCTCCACCAGACTTTGCAACTTCTTGCCCGCTAGTAACTTTGTCGCCTTTTTTAACAAGAATTTTACTAAGGTGAGCGTACATAGTTGACTTGCCGCCAGCATGTTTAATAATTAAATATCGTCCGTATTGACGGTGCATTCCTGTTTCAGAAACTGTTCCATCACCTGCAGCAGCAATAGATGTTCCTACAGGTACGCCGTAGTCAATACCTGAGTGGTTTGAACTAATTCCTGGGTTTCTTTTAGCTGCATCCGGTCTAGGACCATAAGGAGAAGTTACTTTTGTTCCAGGAGGAACAGGCATTTGTAGAATATTTCCTTTTGGTTTTACAGCAGTTGACGCAACGCTCCCACTTGTTGGCATTTCTGGGCCACCCATTCCGTGAGAACAGCCCATTGATCCGTGGGAACAACCTCCGTCCCCACCTCCCATGCCTCCGTCTTTAACGCCACCAGTTGCTAAGTTTCCAACTCCACCTGCAGCCATTCCTGCAAATGCTCCCGGAACTCCACCAGCAGCTAATCCCGTAAGTCCGCCTTGACCAATATCAAATGCCATGTTGCCAAGCCATTTAGCCCAACCAGGTAACTTATTACCTTTTTTATTTAACCACTGCTGTGCTTTTTCCAGTCCCGTGTAGATACCTGCAGCTAATCCAACACGCCCAAACTTTGCTGCTTTAGATCCTTTGGCAAGAATGCCAGTAGCTTTAAATTTACCTTTACCGGTAAGCATACTCATTAGACCTGCTCCAAGCCCTGTTGCCCCAGCAGCACCCGCAGCACCCGCACCACCACCACCAGCTGCAGCTGCAGCAGCGCCTGGCCCAATAATTCCAACACGTTTTGCTAAATTAGCGGCTAATAACATTTGACCTATGTTGGCTGCGCCGCCGGCTGCCATACCACCAAGATTAGATAGTGTTGCGCCAGTATTACCCGCCCCAGGAAAAGTTTGAAGGGCTCCTTTAAAAGTCATAAGTGCTTGAGTGACTGAGGGAAGAGCTTCAGCAAGAGAGCTAAATCCATCATTTACAGAGGCAGTAGTTCTAAGGGCTACGTTATAGCCGCCTACTAAACCAGATTCTGTAGCTTGTAACTTTCTAGCTTCGCTACTATTGTATCTAAACTGTGATCTAATAGGGCTGTCTTTAGCTACACCCATTAAATCTAATGCTTTATTTGAATTGTTTAGGTCGCCTTTTTTTAATCCCCCACCTTTTGACGCACGAGCAACAATTCCTGCTTGCAATATTCCTAGAAGATTAGGATCTCCACCAGCAACAGCCATAAGAGATTGATATCCCTTACTGTTTGGGTTATAGACCATCTGCGCTTGTTCTGCGGTTATTTTCCTACCGCCATATAAAAAGTTATAGGTATCATTAATAACTTGATTCATTGGTCTTTGATTGCCTTTTGAATCACGAGTTCTTACGCCCATACGTAAGAAACTCATGCCATTCATACCAGCAATAGCGCCAGCTACTTGCTCGTTTGAGCCTCCGCTTATAGCGCTAAGTCCACCAACTTGACTCATAACGTTTTTAGAGCTTAAACTATTCGCTAAATATCCGCCTTGATACGCAAGAGCTGTGGCAGCCATAGTAGGGCCCATAGCGCTTGTAGCACCGTTTCCTACTTGTTTATTTGCAAGACCAAGAGCTTTACGTGTAGACATCCCACTTCTACCCGCGTAAGTATCCAACGCCATTCTCTGGGTAACAGCTGCCATAGTATCTGGGGCCATTGAGTACGCCAGACCACCAACAGCAGCTGTTGCTAAAGCAGCGCCGCCAACAATTTTTTCGGTGCGAGTAAAGCTGCCTAGGCCAAGTTTTTGACTTCCATCATATTTTCCACCAGTAGCGGCAGACATAGCTTTAGCGGCTTTTTCAAAATTTTTGGCAAATTTTTCAGACATGTCAACTAACGTCTTCATATCTTTTATAAAGCCTTTACCGGCTTTATCCATCTTACTTGTGGTGCCCGCAGCCTTTTTTTCGTCGTCAGGGGTCACCAGGTTTTGACCTGCCATATTTATCTCACCGCCTTAGGTTTCATTGCAGCTTTACTTAACCAAACCATTCTTTCTCTAAAAGAGAGGGAACGAATATCTGTTAACGTCCATCCTGGATAGTGCTGGGATATAAGATCGTAGCTATCTAGTAGTACGTCGTAACTTGATTCATTCTCGAAACAAATCCGCTAACGTTAGCGGTAGCGACACCTCCTGCTCGCAACTTGAGCATGTTTTTTTAATCTCGCTTAGTTGTGGGCCAGGGTTGCGATTAGTTATTTCTTCAAGCAATGTTCGTCGATCTTTAATGCTTAAATCACGGATCTGTTGTACGCTCATTACTGGAACCCCATTAATAGAAGCTATGCAGCCTTTGAGCAAGATAGTATCTAACTCAGCTGAGTTCTTATTAGTAGCGTTAACTAGTGCTTTTTGGGTTATTCCTGTAGGGAGGTTTAAGACTATTGTTCCAACCTTACAAGTAACTGTAAACTCTCGGTCTTCTTCATTTAACTTTTTAATTTCAACATCTTTTTCAAGGTCAATTTCAAAAGTCTTTGCTTCGCCACAACTAGGGCACATTGGGCCAACTTTTACGTCTGGGCCAAATGTAGCAATTCGAATAGCTAACAAAATCATTTCTCGATCTCCCGCAAGAAGAGAGTCTAAAGTCTCTTTGTCAGCAGGCTTATCGCCAATTTTTACTGTTGCTTTTTCTAGAATAGCTAGGAGCCCTTTACCAGCATCTGTAATTCTGGCAAGTTGTTCCTCGTCTGCTCCAGTTAATTCTCTAATCTCTACCGTGGTAGTTAGACCATCAAAAGGGTCAAATAATCCACCTGGTAGTTCTACCTGAGTATCAGGAGGTGATGGGATTTCTGTTTTTGACGCAGCTACCACCACCTCCTGCTCAGATAAAGCCTGGTTTACAAGCTTATTAGCAAGGGTTGGGTCGGATGATGCACTGATAGTTTCTGTAGACATATAGTTTTCCTATTCCTTTAATTAAGAACCAAAGGTTCCGTTTGCGTTGAATTTCTTAGCTGAACCGCTTTCTGTGTAGTTTGACGCAAAAGTAACGTCAAACCCTTCATGAACTAGAGTCATTTCTTCAACCATAAGAGTTGAAGATCCTGCGTCTAGGTTGCTGTATCCAAGAGAGGTAATCCATGCATTGTGTACACGAAAACGCATAGAAGCATGCTGATCGTATGCTGTTGCTGCTGCTGCAGTACTAGCAGATCCAGCGTATGCTGCTGGGTTTGGATGGCTCAATACTGCGATATCAATATCGCAACGGAAGTTAGCACCAATGCCGCTTGTAGCATTTGGTGTTAGTACTGAAAATAGACGGCGCATCCACTTAGCGTGAGCATCATTTCCCAACATTACGCCCTTTGAAAGGCTAATTGGTCCAAATGAGCTTTGGCCAGGGATCTGGTGCACGTTTGTGTTGTAGCCGCCTTCGCGGTATGCGATTGACTCTGTTGTAACGCTTAGGCCGGAGAGTGAAACAAACCCCATTTTTCCAAATGAAGTCCCCCACTTACCGTCAGCGCTTTCTGGCAGAAACTCAACCACAAACTTAAAATTACGTACTGGATCTGTTGCCAGAGTACTTAAGGGGTTAGTATAACTCATTTCTTTTTATCTCCTTACGCCGTAGCGTTTCCTGTTAGCTGACCAAGTTTGATGACAATAAACTCTGCTGGGTACTCTAGGGCTACGCCAATTTCAATATTAACGCGACCTGAAGTAAGGTCAGAGGCACTGTTTGTTGATGCATCGCATCGTACATAGAAAGCCTTATCTGGGCTTGACCCACGAAGTCCACCCTGTTGCCAGTATGAACGTAGGAAAGAGCCAAGAGTTACACGAAGCTGAGACCATAGACGTTCGTCATTGTTCTCAAAAATCGCAAATGAGCTTCTATCTGTCATTTCTTTCTTGATGTATATGAGGGAGCGACGTACGTTAATGTAGCGGTCTCCCGGGGTGTTATTCATTGTACGTCCGCCCATTACAACAATTCCGGCACCAGGTACTTGACGGATTACGTTAATTGGACGTGATGAGACGTTCAAAGCGTCTAGTTGAGCATTAGTCAATTGACGTTCTGCAGATACTGCAAGAGCTACGCGGTTTGTATAACCAGCTGGGGTCTTGAATACTCCACGAGAAGCGTCAGTTGCTAAATACTGGCCTACCATCGCTGCACCAGGTGCTTGATTGCGAGTTGCAGTAGATGAGGCACGAAGTGTGTCTGGAATTGCTACCCATGGGTAGTAGACCGCGGCACATCCACCATCAGATGCGGCAATAAATGCTGCAGTTACGTCGTTTGCGTATGTTTGAGCCTCAGTTGGGTTAAGGCCTGCTGGGGTATCTACAACTGCAAACGCATCTCCACGACCTTCGCAGTAAGCTACAAGATCTGACTGAATGTTAATAGAGAGTGTTCGCTCAGTAGTAGTTCCTGCAGTATTGTACAGGTAGGCAGCTTCTGGTACGTTAAATATCAGAGGATTTTCAATTGGATCAAATGTCTCAAGAGCTGTAGAGTACTCAGTTCTTGTTGGTGCAGATCCGTTAAGGCCTGATATAAGAGTTTTTACTCCGTCAACCTTAGGCATATCGTCCGGAGATACAGAAGCTGAGTTTAGATCAGAAACTATAATAACGCTAGACTGTGAGTTAATTACTGATACGACATAACGTGGGTCAGTAGTAACCATGCTTAAATCTGTATACTGCTCAAGAATATTAGAGGTTGCGTTTCCACCAATAGTTGGAGCCCCATATACTACAAGAGAGAACCGATTTACCGATCCCGCAGCTTTTATTTCTACAGATATAGAATTTCCCCAAGTACCAGCGTTTGCAGCTTTTACTAGAAGGGTGTTTAGGGGGGTAGCCGCACGATCAGTCAAGGTTACTTGAGCTTGTGCAGCACCTGTTCCTACTACACGCTTTACGTATAGTTGACGGCCGCCATTAGCAAAAAAGTTATAGGCAGCCCAAGTTGTTGAATAGGCGTCTTCTAAAGCTCCAAAAGTCTTGGTAAAATCTGTCCAAGAATTTAGAAGAACAGGGTTAACTGAAGGTCCTTTTGATAATGGACCCACAAATGCTCCAATAGCGTTTCCGCTATCTGCAAGAGTTACTGCCTGTGGAAGTTCAACTTCCTGAATGAAAACGCCAGGTCTACTGTATGTAGCCATTCGGTTTTACTCCTTAATATGTTAGGTTGTTTACTGTGGGTTCCGAGTTTATTGACTGATTGGTGTGAAATCTGTAAATTGCTCTTGTAGTGTGATGTTTGGTGGTGTTAGCACTTCGTATAGCTGTACAAGCTGAGCTGGGAGGAACTCCGAGCTAACCTGGACGTTGTAGATATTTTTAAACAAGCGCTTGTCTTGTTCAGTCGTATCTCGTTTTACAAACCCCATCATATCTATCCTGCGTACAGTGCCATCTTCAGGAATTACTAGGAGTCCAAATCTTAACGGTAATCTCGTTGGAGCAAATAAAGCATTTATAATTTGTCGATCATGTCTAGGTTGACGAGCATATGTAGTTATTTGATAGTCTAAATTTACTGGTATTGGGTACCAGGTTGCGTAATCTACGTTTGCACTACCACCTTCAGGAGTATACGGCAAATCTATGTAACCTCTATGAGCCCTGTCTAGCGACTCAGCAATTCCTACAAGATCGATTGTAATATATGGGTAGCTCTGCTGACGGATTTCATTATCTGGTTGTCCAAACCACACCCCTACAGGGCGAGTTGCGTTACCAGAGTCAGAAACAGTAATGCCGCTTATTAAAGTTTTTAACGCCTTATCTTCATTAATAATATAGGGCATTACATTATCCCCGCTTCCATAAGTTTATCGAACCACTCGTCGCCAAGATCTGGTTCCATTCCACGAATGAAGTCTCTAATAACTGGATTTGGGGGAGTAGAGTCAGTACCGTATTCAAGGTCAATTACCTGACCATCTATAGCTTTAGGGTACTTTACAGACCACTTGCCATCGGCTCTATCATTAGAAACAGATAGTTGCATGACAACGGCAATAGGCCATCCAGCCTGTTGTGCATATTGTCTAAGGTTAGCGGTTAATACTACTGCTTCTTTAACTGCTGCTTTTGCGTAAGAATCTAAGAGGACTTTAGTTACTGAGTTCACTTCTTCTTAACCGCCGCAGTCAATACATACCCCGCAACAAATCCAGCTAAGAATCTCTTCTTACCCTTTTTGTCGTCAAAAGCTGTAAGGCCGCGAACGAACTCTACTCGGTCTGCATCAGACTGAGCTTGGTATAGCCGTTTGGCTAGAAGTATCATAGTAAATCCTCCAATAGAAGGCGCAGGTTAAGCAGCAGGGTTCCGGGTTTCCCCGGCGTCACTTCAAAGGATAAATGAAAAAGGCCCCTTTCGGGGCCTAAGTCATTATTTTTTTTAATAATTTTGGGGTTTACATGCCCTTTTTTCTGACCATATTGGACTTCTTAGCCTTACTTTTAGAGTCCTTCTTTTTGTCATATTTTTTATTTGCGGCTTCTATAGTCTTTTGGCCATGCTTATTCTTAGGCATTCCGCAGCCACAAGTAGAGCACATTACTTCTTCTTCTTTCGTAGGGCGGCAAAGTCAGATCCCTCTAGCTTGCCATCTTTGTCCGCGTCAAGCTTCTTCTGCTTAGGGGACATCTTCTTTGCAGACTTCTTTGCAGTCTTTTTGCACTTACCTTTACAGCCTGGCTTTCCGCATACTTTACACATTATTTCTTACCTTTCTTAGGTTTAGCGACTTTGTCTTTTCCTTTACCTTCAGGCACACAGTTTGGCACCTTCTTACCGTTTTGATTCTTCATACCAACCTGTACGTATCCGTCCCAGCAAGGATTCTTAGCCATTATTTACCTTTCTTATGGGGGTTCTTCTTATGCCAGTCTTTGGTGGCCTTAACGCCTTCCTTGACTGTCTTAGCCCCAGCTTTCTTAGTTAGATTAATCTTATCGTACTTTCCAGCCTTAGCGCTAGCTTCGTGGTCAACAATAATGTCGCCTTTTTTATTCTTCTTTATTGTGTGGCCTGCGCCACCTACTTTAATCTTAGATGGCATCTCTAGCTCCAAACGCGGTGTAGTTGGCATATTTCTGGAATTGAGGGTCGTTGATCATTTCTTCAGAGTTTACCTGATTACAATCAATACTAAAAATGGTGTAGTCATCTACGATAATTCCTTTAGCAAATACCTGCTTAGGGGTAAATACCTGATTACGGAATACAATTCTATCTCTTAAATAAGAGTCCGGGTTTGTAGGGAGGTGCTTTAATTTAGGAATAATTTGAGAGCCCGGCCCAGATAAACTTGAGCCGTCAATAATGTCCATATTAAGAGTTACCCTTAAAACGTCAGTATTGTAGAAACCTCTATCTCCTTGGACAGTTACTCCCTGGAATAGGGAGGCATTGACTACGGGGACGCTGTTTGGCCCGTCCCATCTACGCCCACCGCTATTACTTCCTACGTCATATATGGGATCTACTACGCTCGTAGAGCTGTTGTAAAACCACCACTCAATGCTGTATCCGACCGTACGCACTACTTCTTTTGAGGTAGCAGAGATAATGGAGCCACGCTCATGTTCTACGTTAAAACGGCCTACCACTCTCTCCCCGCGCATTAGTCCTCCTGAGGAGCGGTAAAAGTACCGGTCTCTGGATTATAGGTGCTGCTAATAAATACCCCATTCTCTATATCGGTTACGTCAACCATTAGAGGCTCGCTTAAAAATATAGCAGCTAGACGGTCATCTGTGTGGATGATGTCTACTACCTCATTGTCGATAATAAATGCAACTTTATTTGGGGGCAGATTAGGTGCAGTAGTCATTAGATCTCTTTCTTGTACGATATTTGTATGGCTTCCCACTTATGAAGTGGACAAGAAGCATTAGGTAGCTTTGTTTTTAATTTCATTATGCATCCACACTCTTTGCATTGCGAAGTAGACTTGATGAACCTATCACATCCGCGGCATATATCTAGACGTGTTTCAGCTATATCTGTTTCTACTCGGCCTATGTTTTTATTGAAAAGGTCCCATGGCCTAGCAGGTCTTGTATTTTCAGTCATTGCTCTCCTTAAATTGTTCCTAAGAAATTATCAAGTGTTGATCCTTGAGACCCTGATGATGGGGCCTTAATTATACCTACTGAAGTTCCTTTTGTAGGACTGGTAGGCGTAATAACTATATTTGAGCCTAGCTGACTTGTCAATCCCGCAGAGGCGTAGGCTTTAGCGGTAATCTGGTTTCCAACAGTAGATACTATCAAAGATCCTACACTTGTGTAGCCAGAGTTTGTGTTGGTAGCTAAGCGGGTAGCAGATTGAGAAACCACGTTTCCAGACACCGAGCTAACAATAACAAGGTCTGTGTGGTAAGTAGTATCTCCACCAGAGTAAGATACGCCTGAACAGCAACCAGATGGTGTACATCCTGCCCCTGAACAAGTAGCCTGTCCTCCAGAGCAAGAGCTGCTAGTCCCTATTTGATTTTGGTTTAATCCTCCACACGCACCGCCGGTATAACAGTTAAACCCTGTGCAAGAAGCAGACCCTGTGCAGCTACTAGTCTGTTGCGTAGTTCCGCAATAGTATGTTGTTGGGGTGGTTGTAACTTGCGTATGACAATTATAATAATTAACAGATTCTTGGCGCGTACTTTGATTCCAGTTTCCAATACATTTTCCAGAGGTAACTGTTGAAGTTTCGCAGTTTTCCCAACAAAAAATAGTTTGAGTGCTGCAGTTGCCAACGCAGCTTGTGGTAACACTATCACTAGTTCTACAGCAAACAAAAGCCGCGTTTTGAATACACTGGCTGCTAGTTGAGTTAGGTACTACTACGCTACCTGGAGAACAACCATCTCCGCCATATTGTGGGTTTTCTGCGGGGTAGTAAGAAAATCCGCTACCCGCACTAGTTACTGATCCAGAACATTGTGTACCACATGCAGGAATACTATAAGTAGTGTATTGCACACTTCCTGAGCACTGTGTTCCGCATTGAGGTATGACATAGCTAGTTGTAGTGCTCGTAGTTTGCTCGCGCAATGTGCCGGGGCAACAATTAGACGAAGGGGTGCCTGTCCAACCTAAATAAGTGTTTGTATAGTCACAAAAAGAGTTGTCTACAGACGAGGTAGAAGTATACGCAAATGTAGCCCCGCAACCTGAAGCGCATTGGCTAAGAAGAACACCATTTTGAAAGTTACTGCAGTTTGAGGTTCCTGGTACGGAAGTAACCGGAGAACAGCATCCTGAAGGAAGGCACCCGGTACCGCCACCAGCGCAAGGACTAGAACTTCCATAACTTTGACTTCCAGTACAAGCAGACCCAACTTGAGTTGTATTCCAAGTAGAGTAGTAATAACTAAAAGATTGAGTGGTTGTGCAACTTCCTACAATAGCTGACGTAGACTGAGTATATTGAGGGTATGTGGCCCACCAAGACCCGGAGTCTGTTATCCAAAAAACAGCACCGGTTCCACCTGAAACATCTGCACTTACAGAAACATCCGTGCTACCTAAATTAGCTGAAGCGATCGGGTAAGAGCTTGCTGCATCATCTGATATTGCTGAGTTGGACCCACTAATACGCCAGTTTCCACGAAGTGCTGTCCATACTTGTCCGCTGTCCGCGGTGCCTAGGCCAGTAGCAGTTGACGCCCTATTAAATGCGTCTTGAACTTTAGAGGCAAACCATTGTCTCCACACTCCGTTAATTTTAATGAATGCCGAAGTAACCGTTTTCCATTGACCGTTTACTTTTACTGAAAGACCAGATGCGGTCCTCCAGGCACCATTAACCTTGGAATTACCTGGCATTATACGTACTGCACCCAGATATCTCCATCAATGCCTTGACCTGAAGTCGGAGCATTTGCAGATGAATGAATGTTTCTAACTACTGCCAAAGAAGTAGATGCGGTAGTAACTGCTCCGTTTACAACGTTAACGGCCCCAATAGCTGCAGGAGTAATGCCTAAACTAGCTGGGTTTAATTGTGGGCTACCAAATGCTTCCCATTGTCCTGTAGATACGTCATAGCGCTTAATAGCCATTAGTTAACTCCATACACTAGTGCTGTACCACCAGAAAACGTTCCAGTGGATAAAGAGATTGTCATTTTTGTTAGGGCAGTAATTTGAGTGTATGCTTTTGTATCATCTAGCAAGGTTACTGCGTTAGAGTTATTGGTGTATACGCCCTTTAAATATCCCCAAGAAAAGCTTGCAGGATCTTGGGTATCAACAATATCTACTGTCCAATGGTTTGTCGTTACCGCTGGCTTAACGTTTGGAATAGTAAATAAAGCGGATCCGGTACTGTAGTTAGTAACGTCATCATTAAGAGTTATACTTACTGTTGCATTAACAGACGGCTGTACTCCTCGGAATACTACGTACACATCTTTGTACACAGTTAGGATAGATAAGTCAACAAAAGCCCCAGTCAAACTGACGCTAGAAATTAAGTTTTTACCCGCATTGTTAAACGGGTCAGAGTCAACCCAAATATCTCCGTCTATAGGAGACGCTGGAGTATTAGGGCCTACGAATATTCGTTTACCTTTACGATCATCAGTAAATTGCAATGGGCCAAGGTGCTGGCCGTTATTTTGTACCGCCATTACGCACCAATTTCAGAGCCGAATGCTTGGAAGCTAAGGTTGGCTGTAGAAGCTACGACTGTTATTGAGTCGGTAGTTGAAAGGGTTACGCCGAGGGTAAAGGTGGTAGTAGTATTACCGGGGATAACTGCATCGTAAGCAAGATACTGCTTATCCGCTAGGGTTGAATTATCTTCACGTATAGCTATACGGTAGGTTGCCGAAGATGAGCCTCGGTTGCATATAGCTATAGTTGAGACCACAGCGCTTCCTGTAGATCCCACAGCGTATAGCTGAGTTCCTCCGGAAACATTAGCTGCAGGCGCAACTTGGCCAAGAATTTTATATATTGTTGCCAAGGGATGGCTCCTTTAAGTAGGACGGGTCAGTTGAGCTAAATTCTACAGCTTTAAGGCCCATATTGTGCTCTTTATCCTATGGGTGATTGGGGGACCTTCTAGGCCTGTGAGGGGGCTGCTAGATCCTCAGCCGTTAGGGCTAAATTTAGTAGATTCATCGCCAAAAACAAAGGTTGTTATTGAGTACCTTTCTCTTTCTAAAACTGGAAATACTTGATGCTTAAGGTGGGCTTTGTGAATAACCATGCTTCCTTGCCTTGGGGTAACGCTTAGACCAAGAGTTGGGTATATCAACTCTCCCCCAGTAAAGTCGTCATTTAAATAAATAGCAATACCAAAAACTATTTTTCTTGGGTCATCGGGGTTTCCGCCATCTTCATGCGGCCACATAAACTCTGAATTTCTTAACCTTCGTAAATCTCTAGAATAGGTTATTGACTCTATATTAATAAAAAGTGTTTCAATAGTTTCATACACATTGTTCATTTTAAGCAATGACTCATCACTTATAGATTTAACTGTATTTCCTACGTGCGTAGTATCCCAATCAATATCTAGTTGAGCCTCAGATACAAGGGTACTTCTCAGCTCTTCATCTAAAAACCCCTCAATTTCGTACACACCTTCTCCGTGCTTTATCATGATTAGTTATACTTGCTACTGTTGATGTGGCAAATTTCAATTTCATTTATATTAACATGGTTTGGTAACGACCCTACCCAGTAGATAGCTTCTGCTAAATCCTCTGCAGTTAAGGCGTAGTCTCGTTTTTGCTCTTGGGTATCAATGGTCGCTGGACAAATTTCTGTAATTTTAATGCCAAATTGAGGAAACTCAAGCCTCATTGTGTCGATTAGGCCGCGCTCACCCCGCTTGGCGTTTGTGTAATTTCCACCGCCACGATAGGGCACCTTGCCTCCAAAAGAAGTAATAAAGACAATTGTTGGAGAATCTGACTTTTCCATGCAGGGTACAAATAGTTGGGAAAGGTACATAGGCCCAGATACGTTTATATCGTAGGCGCGTCTAAAGTTATCCATGGTTTCATTAATAATACTAGTTGGGTCAGAGCCACCACCAGCATTGTTAACTAAAAGGTCTAGGGTTATGTCTTTGTACTGCTCATAGAAGATCTCTATTGCTTTAGAGTCTGTTACGTCTAAGCTATATACCTCAACGTTATCAGATACAAGCTCAGATACTTTGGAAAGATTTCTTGAAACAGCAATAACCTTATAGCCATTTTCAGATAGGCGTTTAACTGTTGCTAACCCCACACCTTTGCTTGCTCCAGTTACAATAGCTGTTTTCATATTAATGAATCCAGTGTTGGGGCACCATTATCTTTTCGCCACTCTTCACTAGGTGTGCAGTGTGGTGGTATGGTGGAGATGGTGGGAAAACAATAATGCTTCCAGCTTTTGGTTTGATAGCAAAAGTATAGCTTTTGTCTTGTGTTGCAATTTCAAAGTCAGGGTTTGGGCTAGCTAGAGTTAGTATTCCTTCTGGGGAAGCAATAGTAAAAGATAGCTCTCCACCCTCATAGTCGTCATTTAAGTACATAACAAAAGATACTTTAAGACGGCCATCCCCCTCTTGTTGGTCAAAGTGGGCACCCATATATGTGCCTGCCTTATACTTTTTAATCGGATACATTGGAAATAGTTTAGGCTCATCTGTGATGCCGTGAGCTGCTGCATAATCTTTTGCTACATCATAAAAAGCTTTTTGTAATGTAGAGTAGATATAAGTCTTCTGGATATCTGACGGGTCTGCAAAAATACTTTTATCTGTTCCATAGACATACGCTTCCCCACTACACGCCATCCATTCGCCCCAAGGATTTTCGTTGTCCTGGTCAATTGCATCAACAAGCTTCTTTGGGTCTTCAATTACGTTTGTGTAGTAGTAAACTTTTTCTTCAAGTATTTCTCTGTCCATTTTGCGTCCTTTAGTACTTATTCTTTTGATAGTGGTCTTTTTCTTTAATGAATCCCACAAGAACATATCTTATGGGCCCATCCCCTACATGCTTGACTCCGTGCTCATACTCTTCGTTACCTGGAAAAAATAACATAGTTCCTGGTTTAGGCTTTAACTGGATATCAAGGTTTGGAAAAAATAATTCGCCGTCTGCATAGTTATCATTAATATATACAATTGTAGCGTATTTTATAGATGGGTCTGTTTTTTGATCCGTATGCGCTTTTAACTCTACCCCTGGTTGCATCCGCTGAATTGTTGCAAAACCACTTAAAATTAATTCCGGGTCGGCTTTGACTACCATTGAGTTTACAACATCATATAGGGGCCTTTGAATCTCATGATGCAAAATATTAAAGTTTTTATCTTTCCAATTTTGAGTAATTTCAAACTTACCCTCAGCAACTAAGTTTTCTACATCATCTCTGCCAAATTTTTCCATGCAAAACCATTTTAAGTTTGCGTGGTACTCTACTTCCCAGTCTTCTTGGGGGGTGCTATGTATAATATCCCAAAAAGTATCTATTTGATCTTGTGATAAAAAGTTGTCCACAGAAAATAGTTCTGAGGTAATGTCTGTAACTACGTACCCGCTATCTATTAGCTGTTGTTTAAAAGACTCAATCATTTGCAACATCCTCTATTTTGTATTTATTCCCGGCTGCGTCTAGCTTCCAGCCTTGCTTAAGGAGCTCTTGCCACTCTGCTCGTTCAATCTCTTGTTGCGCTCTAGTGGCCTTCATCTCTTCAGCCCATGCATCTCGCACCTCTTGTGGGTACGCTGACTCTTCTCGGTCATCCCAGAAAGAACCAATGGTGTATCTGACACCACCTGTAATAAGAGATACTTCGTGCATATTGTTAAACCCGCCGTCAAATACAGCGAGCAGCCCAACTTCTGGTTTAATCTCTAGGTTTTGTGCTGGGAACCGTAAAAGTCCACCTTCAAAATCATCGTTTAAGTATAGAAACCCTGCGTAGCGGCTTCTTGTAAACGCACCTGAGTTTCCTTCAGCATCTGTGTTGTCAGAGTGAATTCTTGCGTATGCTCCTGGCTCCCACTTCTGTGTGTGGTAACCAATTTTACAGATTGTTTTTGGGTCAAGGTCGTGGACTGAAGCAATTGCTTCAGGCATTGCCTTTTCAATATCTGAAAATATAGTTGGGGATAAACCAGCGTCAATAACTTCTTGGTCGTTGTCTTGTGGCAAAACTGAAGAATATGACTCATAAAATGAAATAGGCATCCAAGAAATTGCCCCATTGTCTGCCTGAGCATCTAAGGCCTGGATCATCTTTTTGCAGTCTTCTTTGCCTATAAAATTTTTATAAACAACTATATCTTTTGTTATTCTTGTTTTGTTTTCCAAGTTCATTGTGCTTTTACTCCGTCTAGTTATTTATAAGGGATTTGTCTCCAGCAAGAAGTTTTTCTATCTCCTGTTGAACAAGGGCATACTCTTCATCAAACACTTCTGGGGTTCTTCCTTCTCCCATAGCGGCAGGGGTCCCTTTAGCTATTAAATCTTCTTTTAGTGTCTTTTCAATATCATAATTTAACACTGTGCACTGAAACCAGTTGGCTACATACCCATCTTTATCAATAAGGTACTTTTCAAAGTTTCCGCCCTGCATTGCGCCGTTACCAAAAGGCTGATTTAACCAAGGTGACAAATAACCATCTCTGTCTGGAATGCCGAGTTCTCTTTGTTTTTCAGCAAACACAAGCATTTGCTCGGCTATTTCTTTGTATAGCTCATGAGTTTCTTTTCGTGGTTGACCTAGGCCGTTTACAGAGCTATCGCCCTTGTGAGGGCTAAGCTCAGTAGCACTCTCATTTGGGTTTGACGACACCATCTCTGAGAACTTAAACGTGGTTCCGTAGACTTCTTGACCATACTCTTGTGAATCTAAGCCACAGGTAATGCCTTCAGACCACTTGCCCTTAGTTACTCCTGGGCCACAATAGTCATTAGTAGGGATAGCAATAACTTGAAAATCATCTCCGCCGTACTTATCTTGAAGCCATTGAAGAACTTCCATTTGATTAGCGTTACCACAGCCTACGGTTGTATTAGCCAGTAGGGTGACTTTACCCTTAAATTGACTTAAGAAGTCAGGGGATCCCTCAGCAGAGTTAAGCGGGATGTCGTAAATTGATTTCATATGTTTTATTGTACACCGTCATTACGGCTTTCTATCCCCTGTATGCGCCGTAATTTCCCAAAAGAAGGGGCACGTAAATCTTAGGCCACTCTTGATCTCAGTAACCCCGTGAATGTAGTTTTTGTCGCCGGGGAAGAAGTAGGCGGCGCCCTTTTTAGGCTTAAACTGCACGCCCTGTAGCGGGAAGTACAGCTCCCCGCCCTCATAGTCGTCGTTTAGATAAAACAAACTTGATAGGTCGTAGTTTGGGAAGTCGTTAGGTGTTCCGGCGTCAGGGCCCTCGTGAAGCTCTTTATCAGCGTGTGGTTTTTGAAACTGCCCAGGAAGCCATTTAACAATAGTTGTACCAGTTGGTATAACCTCTACCTTGTAGAACTCTTCAATAATTGGTCGTAGTCTTTGAAATAGCCCAGCAATTACTGGAGATATTTTTGGGTCATTTTTATCTAAAGTTGGCTGAGTTGCAACCCTATCTTTCCAATAATCTGAGTCGTAGGTAACGGTCCCATTCTCATTTGTATGGCTTTGCGTTACATCCCAAATTGTTAAAGACTTAGCGGCTTTCTCTAAAAACTCTATCTCTTCTTGGGTCATAAAGTTCTCTAGCTCAACAATCATGTCTTTGCTGTCCCCAAACCATCCTGAGGGAGTCATAGATGGCGTTCTTTTTGCTACAGTGTACGAGTCTTTATCTTGTTCCATATTCATAGTATATCTCTTTTCGTTTTATCTATTACTCCTAATTTTAATGTTTTTACTTCGTGAGAGCCTTGAGATTCTTTTTTCTCATTTACAGCATCTCTATACCAGTCTGTCCATTTTCCAGACGAGTTTATTTCTTGTGCGGCAGATCCATAGGACATGTTTGCATTTAGTCTTTTTCTATCTGGATCTTGGTACTCAACAATCTCAATATTTGTCCCATTTAAATTTGACAAAGATATGGGAATAATTGTGGCAACCGGAGTTCCCGCTTTAATAATTACCCGCTTATTGGCAACCTTTGCCTTAATAGCTAAGGGCAAAGGGTTGTCATAAAAAGAGGTACTAATTAAAGACGACATTGTCTCAAATTCGTCACTAAAGTAATTTACTGGGTTAATGGTAAAAATACTAACATCCTGATCTGTTCTAAAAACTAACCCGGTATTTAGGCTTATAGAGGACTGACCCCTTCCAGAGTAGGCCCCTTCTGGACTAAATACTTGTACACGATCTGGGGTTTGGTCATTTACCCCATCCCAAATAAACTCAATATCTTGTAGACAAGACAGGCTCCAGCCAATCACATTTGATTGGGTTACTGGAAAACACCTATAGGCATGGTTCTCTGATGTTGCATCCATCCAATCTCTTTTAATCGACATAGGTTGAATGTCAAACAAAGCTCCTTGTGTCTTCTCAACTGAGATATTAAACATTAATCTGCGTCTGCGCTATACATTTCTGGAGTATGAAACTTTTTGCTGTAATCTAACATTGTAACAATAGAGTATTTAGTTCCAGAAGTTACCGGTAGCGCTTGATGTGGGTACATAAAATTTGATGGAAAAATAAACAGGTCCCCAGCATCAGGCTTAACCTTTAAGTTTTGTAGTCTAAAGAAAAGCTCTCCACCCTCATAATCATCGTTTGGATACCCAACTAAAGAGACCGTACAGTTATAGGAAAAGCCATGGTCGTGATGTTCCATAAAGTGCTGTCCTGGACCATACTTAATGAAGTTAAATGCTTCCCAGTACTTTAGGTTGTTAATGTTATACATCCTTGAGTAGTCTTCAACTGCTGGCAGCTTTACGTCATAAAGATCTTGCCAAAGTGATTGAAGGTTTTGACTAACCTGGCTTTTATCATTTTCAAGATCAGTTTTCTTAAATTTAAAGTCGTTGCAATCTCTGTACTCTGGCATAAGCTGCTTATACCCAACATATGCAGGTTGCCAAGCGTACCCAGTAGTATCCCCTTCTGGCTTAAGGTTTGCTTCAATTCGGCCCATAACATCAATGTCTTTATTGATTACGCCCTTATAGCAAAAAATGCCGCTGCCTAAATCAACTTTTTCTGTCCATGTCTGCATTACATTCTCCTATTTGTATTCTCGTCTTGACCAAACACTATTTTGGTATACCCCGCCATCAGGCTGGCGATAAAACTGCATGTTATTAACTAGTTTATCATACATAGTAGATTGATCTGGGATCTCTATTTTATGTTCCCAGTTTTCTCTTTTAAACGGAAGAACCTGCATATACGGGGTTCCTTCCGGTAAGGTGCCTTCCCAGCCTTCTGGAAGAAAAAATGGAAAAGTTCCAAGTAAGTGAAGTTTATCTGAGTCCACAACGCCAGTAGTATTTAAAAATGGTAAGTCAAACCTATTCATTGGTGTCATAAACAGTGCACTATACCCTTCTGGAAGCTCTAATCCCCAAGGAGAACTCCAGGCAAAGTGGGTTTGATAATATCCTTTTGGGTGTTCAAACTGTGGCATTGGGGGCCTTTGTGTACAAAAATCTTGGTACTTAGGGTTATCAATTTTTACATCTATGACTCCCTGATCATTTTTATAAAAAACTAGGTCGCATGGTGTTTTAAAAATGTACCCGGTTGTAAAGGCATCCATAATAGCGGGGCACGCTTTCCATGTCGGAATCTTTCCATAATCATCAGTTGTGCCCTCTTTAGGAAACGGACAAACTTCTTTTGGCGCTTTGTAGTATTCCCCGTTTGGCATCTTTGCAAATCTGTCTGCATCTTTATACCAGGCAGGAATTTGTGTTTGTGTTGGTACGGGAACAGAGATATGCTTTTTATCTATCCACGGCCTAAATGATCTAAATATGGCTACTAAAGACATTACTTGTGCCCCAATTCATTGATATCTGTCATAACAACCACGCAATATTTTGTCCCTGAAACCATTGGCAGGGATGCATGCTCATAGATATAGTTTGATGGGAACACCGCGATGTCCCCTACTTTTGGTTTATAAACTAGATTATCAAGTCTTGGGAACTTAAGGTCTCCACCCTCATAATCATCGTTAATATAAATAACCGCAGATACTGTGCAGTTGTATGCAGGGCCGTGGTCTGCGTGAATGTTGAAGTGAGTCCCTGCCCCCTCATACTTTACAAAGTTAAAAGCTTCGTAATATACGACGTTAATGCCCCAATACCTAGCATAGTCGTCTATACAGTACTTAAGCTTTTGGTATATCTCCTCATGCAAGTCTATAAGTTCAGCGTTTGACTCATCTTTTGGCCCAAGGTTTTCCTGCTTATACTTAAAATCTACACAGTCTCTTGCCCGCTTAACTGGGACATCAGACTGCGTAACTTGCGCCTCTGACCACTTGTATTTGTTGCCTGGTGATAGGTTGGATTCAAGAGTGTTAATGTATCTTGCAGCATCTTCACTGGAAAAAGTGTTTTGGTAAACGTGTAGTCCCAAACCTAAATTTTTAACACTTACTTTATCGTCTAGAGCTCTTTCAGGAACTCTATTTGATGCAGTCTCTGACCTATCTTTTGTAAACCAGATGTTTTCATTTTCATTGTGCATTTTTTGCCCTCCTATAATCTAATTAAGTGGCTGTCTTTTCCATTTTCCAATAGGACACTCTGCATCCGCAAGCGTTGTTTTTAACGGCATAATGCATCCGCATAGCTTACAGCTTTTTGTAACCTTAATAAGGTTTTCACAAGACATGCATTCATCAAGTCTTTTTTTAATAATTTCCTGGTCATCAATTCTTTTGCCAGAATCAATTAAGTGCCAAGGCCTTGAGTCTCCAAGAGCCTCTTTCCATTCACTCCATTTAGACATAGGTTACTCTGGAGACGTAAAGGTTGTGCCGTCCCAGATAGAGCCACGATTAACTGTTTGGCCTTCTGGTACCTTAATGACAATAACTTCTTGAGCAAAAGCAGCGGCGTTCATTAAATCTGTGTGACCACCTTTTGGAGATACCGTAGTTAAGAACACGGTGTTGTCCACTAGGAAAGAGTATCTTCCCCAATCAGGGGTATCGTTGAACCTTTCAGGTATTTCTCCTCCCGTAAAAGATTCACCGTCCCAAACTGATCCAGGATAGACATTTGGGATATCTGTTGTAACCAGTGTTGTTATTGGCAGGCCGCTATTTAGCGCATTATCAATTCGCTGAATTAAAATGTCTGCTTGAGGGCTCTCAAGGTGTAGCATATTAAAAACTTCGTAAGAGTTTTCAGATACTTTTGTTGCATACGCATACGTACTCATTAAGTTCTCCTTTTGTAATTACTTAATAAATATACCATATCTTAGTAAGCGCACTGACAACCGCACCCTGCGCCAAAGTCATACGCACAGAAGTAGCAAGCTGATCCACAGCCACCAAAGGATGGGAAGCTAGGTGGGAAGAAAGGAGGGAAGAACGGAGGGAAGAACGGGAAGAACGGTGGAAAGAATGGTGGAAAGAACGGGAAGAATGGGAAGAATGGCGGGAAAAATGGTGGGAAGAAGGGAAAGAATGGCGGGAAAAATGGTGGGAAGAAAGGAAAGAATGGAAAGAATGGTGGGAAGAAAGGAGGAAAGAATGGGAAAAATGGTGGAAAGAATGGTGGGAAGAAAGGAAAAAACGGTGGGAAGAATGGCGGGAAGAATGGGGATAACGTAGTAATAGAGCCAGACGCAGCAGAAGCAACACTTGTTCCATTAGCGTTAGTTGCGGTGACTGTGTATGTCTGTGACGTTCCACCAGTATCAGCGATAGTAATTGGGGAAGTCGCACCTGTTCCAGTAGTGGCATCGGAGCCTGTTACGGTAAAGCCAGTAATTGCGCTACCACCAGTTGCTGGTGCTGTAAAAGCAATAGAGTTTTGATTAACTCCAGCAGTTGGGGTTGGGGCAGACATAGTTGCAGGAACTGTTGTTGCGGTAATAGAAGATGATGCTGCAGATGCCTGAGAGGTTCCCGCAGCGTTAGTAGCTGTTACAGTAAATGTGTAGGCTGTGTCAGACTGAAGTCCAGCTACCGTAATTGGGGAAGATGATCCAGTTCCAGTATATCCGCCAGGCGATGAGGTTACAGTAAACGATGTAGCAGCAGGGGACAGCGCAGGCAAAGAAAATGTAACTGTAGCTGCGCCATTGTTAAACGCTCTTCCTGTTCCAACATTTGTAGCAGATACGCTTGTTGGAGCTAATGGCTCTAAAAAGTCATTTGAAGCCTGTGACTTTTTTCCAACTCTTTTACCCATTTAATTCTCCTGTATATTTTCTTAAGCTGTCAAGTCGCCGAAGACAACCCAGGTATTTTCTGCTCTTTTGAAAAGGGTGCATGAAGACCATTGGGTTCTCAGTTTTAATCCTGGTGTTGCGTTTACTGTTACTCCAGCAGCTCCAGCGATTGTTACCTGCCCTGTAGAAGTTTGAAGAATATCAATTGATGTTCCTACTGGGAAGGCTACTGCCGAGTTTAAAGGTATTGTGAGCGTCATGGCGGATGATGAAGCCATTTCAATTAAATCATCTCTTTCAGTCAATGCTGAAAGTGTGTAAGAGGCTGTCTTTTGAATAATAGGGGTACGTGATGGGACGCCTTCAAGGGCCTGTGTTCCATCTGAAAAGACAATTCCTGCAGCAGGAAGAGTTACAGTGCCAGTAAATGTGGGAGAAGCAAGCGGGGCTTTTAATCCAAGATTAGTTGTTACTGTTGATGCAAAGTTTGCATCGTCACCAAGTGCTGCTGCAAGCTCGTCAAGTGTGTTTAAAGCTGCTGGTGCTCCTGAAAGCAATGCATTTACTTGTGATGTTGCGTCTGCAATTGCTTCTGATTTAGCAGTTGCAATTGCTGAAGCCTGCGCTGTTGATACCGGCTTTGCTGAATCTGCTGTGTCGTCAACGTTTCCAAGACCAACCATAGACTTGGTAATGCCAGAAACGGTTCCTGTAAATGTAGGGCCTGAAAGGTTGGCTTTTAAATCAAGAGCGGTCTGTTGCGCTGTTGATACCGGCTTACTTGCGTCTGCTGTGTTATCTACGTTACCTAGCCCTACGTGAGATTTAGTTACGCCTGAGACTGTTCCTGTGAAAGTTGGGTTAGCCAAGGGTGCATATGTAGAAGCCGCTGTTGCAGAGGCAAGTTTTAAATCAAGTGCTGTTTGTGTTGCTGTGGAAATTGGCTTGTTAGCATCTGTTGTATTATCTACACTGCCTAGGCCTACATCTGATTTAACTAGTCCAGATGGAGTGGTAATTGTTTTATTTGTAAGGGTCTGAGTTCCAGTAGTTGTTACAAGAAGGCTAGTGTCTGTAATTCCATGAACATTTAATGTATCTGCTTCGTGAGTACCCAGTGACGTAGAGACTGCGTTAGAGGCTGCTGTATCAGCGTATGCTTTAGTTGCAAGTTCTGCTGTATCTGCAATCCCATGTACGGCCGTTGTGTCTGAGCTATGTGTGCTTACAGCCGTGTCTGCGTATGACTTTGTTGCAAGATCGGCGGTATCGGCTATTCCATGAACAGAGGTTGTATCTGAGCTATGTGTTCCTATCGCATTTGTTGCATATTCTTGAGTAGCAATTGTTCCTGTTGAATCTGGAAGAGTTAATGTTCTGTCTGCTGTAGGGTCTGCTACTGCAAAGGTAGTCTCAAAAGCATTTGCAGTTGTGCCCTCAAATACAAGGCTGGCACCAGTGTCAAGAGATACTGTGCCAGTAAAAGTCGGGGAAGCAATTGGTGCGTAAAGGCTGGCTGCAGCTGCTGGAGTTAGGGTGATATAAGGTAGCGAAGCCCAAACTGTAAGTCCGTCTCCAACTTTAAGTTTCTTAGTGTCAGTCTCTACACCAACTTCACCTTCAAGAAGAATTGGGTTTGAGGCGGTCCACTCAGCCGCAGTTCCCCTGCGTAGTAGAATATTAACTGCCATTACGAAACTCCTCCGTCATAAGACCCTGTGTAAGACCCTGCAAATGTGGATGATGAGACTCCGCCGTCTACATTTGGAGTTCCACCGTAGAAAGAGGCTGGTCTTCCACCATCTACGTTAAGTTGACCAGAGCCACCAGTACCGACAATGTCAATCCAAAGTGTGCCATCGTATATTCTTAATTTTAATGTTGTAGTATCAAAGTATAAGTCACCCGCCCGTTGGCCAACAGGCTCGCTGCTTTTAGCCAGTACGTTTAGAGGTACTAGTGCTTTTGTACTCATTTATATTATCCGATTACCACTACTCTGTAGGCATTAGATGTCGGTGCGGACGCAAAACCAAGTGTTACAGTGGATGTTGACGCACGTATGTTATCTACAATAACTTCTTCTCCCGTGGCCACTTCATAAACTTGAACGTGAACGTCTAGTGTTCCTAGGTTGTGAGTTACTGTATACGAGGTAGCTGATGTAGAGAGTGTTGTTGAATACTTTCTAGCTACTACTGTTGCATCAACAGAGATGGTATTGGTTCCAACAACGATACCGTTGCCGGCACCAATTGCAAAACCGTTAGCGTCTGTAGCGGCACCAGAGTTAGTAGCAAGCTTGATAGATCCGCCACCCGCAGCTGTCTGCAAACCACCTGTGGAAAGTGGGGCAAATGTGAAGTTAGTTCCTGTAAGAAGAACGCCGTTAGAGGCTGTGTATGTTCCAGCACCTGAGAACTGTGCAAAAGTAAGGGCAGTAGTTCCTAGTGTAATAGGGTTGTCAGTTGTTAATACCCAGCCGCTATTTCCGTTTATAGTTCCTTGTTCTACAAATGTAAACATTCCCGAAGTAACGTCTGCATTAGAGTTTGCGTCCAAAGCACGGTCTGGAGCTCCAGAGGCCTTAACTACGTAAATACCGTTTTCAGAACCATCTGCCTGATGCTTAACAAGAATGCGGTCACCAGTAGCAAGAGTTACTCCATCAAGAGTATCTCCATTCTCAAGGTCTGTAGCTAAAGTTACTGCGGCAGTAGTTGCTGCACGAACAGAGGCTTTGACATCAAGGCCTTGTGCAACAGAGTCTACATAGTTTTTAGTTGCAGCATCCTGTGCGCTTACTGGGTCTGCTACGTTTGTGATTAGCTGGCTGTTCATTGAGAACGAGCTGGTTGGTGCTGTTAAATCTGTTACCTTATTTGTAGTAAGGATTACTGTTCCGCTAGCATCGGGGAGAGTGATTGCGCGGTCAGCGGTTGGGTCAGTTGCAGTAAGTGTGGTTTCGTTACCGTCTGCTGTAGAGCCTTCAAATACGATTGTGGAGTCTAGCGAAACCGTACCTGTAAAGGTCGGGTTAGCAAGAGGGGCCTTTAGGTCAAGTTGACCTTGAATACCTGAGGTAACTCCGTCAACGTAGTTAAGCTCTGTGGTAGTAAGCGTTGCTCCGTCAAGAATGTTGATTTCTGCAGCATCTGCAGTTACGCCATTGAGTCCAACAGCTTCCCAGATCGTGCCATTATAAACACGCATTTCATTAGAAGCAGTGTTGTAGTAAATCTGACCTGTTACAGGGCTCGCCGGGTCAGTGGCTAAGTTTTGAATACGGGCATTTTGTAATTCTAATTTGCCTAAATCAATTGGGGTTAAAAATTTACGTGCCATTTACTATCTCCTTATGATAGGTAAGCTTTTCCGCTAAAGCCAGACCTAAACGTTAGCAGTACTGTAGTAGGGGTTGGATAAGAAATCTCTCCTTCAACAACACTACCCCCAGAGTCTACTACGGTAACATTTGGGTGAAAGGTTAAATTGTGAGAGATGGTCCAAGTATCGGAGGGGGTATTTTGGGCATAAACGAATCCCAGTTGCGGTACGCCCATACTAAGGTCTGAAAGTACTATGTCTGGTGAATTTATAATGCCAATTATGTCTGGAGGGTGATCATGCCAAAGTGGGGTCAAGTTGTCACCTGTTTTTCTGTAAAGACCTTTCCTTTGGCATACGTTTTAATGTTTCCAGAAGAATCAGTCATTTGAATGTCGTAATAGGATGTTTTTGGTAGGTTAGCAGTAGTAGCTGCGGGAAGTGTGATAATCAACCCATCTACGACACTGTTGTTGTTTACAGAGTATTTTGTAATAACAAAGTCTGCAAGTAATATGGGGCCAATCTGTGCGAAGCCTCCTTGGGTATACAGACGAATCTGTCCCTTAGGGGTAAAGCCAGTAAGATCAAAGCCAAACTGGTATCGCATAGAAAAGTCATCTCCAGAGTACATTGAGATGTCTCGTGAAAGAATTGTTGATGGGGGGGTAATATCCCCATAGTCTGGCATAGGTAGGTAAACTCTTTGTGGCAAAGAGTGGTCATCAATCTCTTGTGGGCGATAAATAGGTACGTAATGGTTAGTACGTCGGCTGATCTTGCGAAGCGTAAAGACTTCAATTCGGTGCATACCTAAGCCAAGCAAAACACACAGTTCTCTGTATTGCTCTTTACGAGTAGTTACTATCTCCATTAGCTGCCTAAAGCGCTCAGATCGTGGAATGGATACGCCATCTGGGGAGATAATGTCAATGTCAAAAGCTGAGTCAGTAGCTAGAGTGTATAAAGCCATGCTGGCAGCTAATAGTACCAGAGGGTACTCATCAATAACAGGAAGTGTGAGTAATGTAGCCCGACTACCATTTGAATCTGTAGTGCTTCGAGCATGCTCCACAAAGGCAGTATTTATGTAATATTGAATTTCTGTGTCGGTAAAGTATTTAAATGTAGTTCCTGAAACAGTTATTACTGCCCCATTTGATGGAGCAACAGCTAGCTGTATCATCCCGGTAACTTCTTCTATTATTGCGGTAGAGGCTACGCTAGTGCTGCCAACATTAATTGTTAAATTTGTCCCCTTTATTGGGGCGTAGGTAAGTTGAAAACGTTTATTAGAACCGTCTCCTGTAAAGGTCTCTACGAAAGAACGACCCATGTCTCCGATTTCGGCACGAAGTCTATCTGAAAGAGCTGAAAGCGTTGCCACTAATCCTCCGACTTATCTGTAAATCTAATCATCCAATAATTTTAGATGTTAGTCAGGGTAAACAATAAGAAGCCCACTCTGACAGGAGGGCGTTAGTCAGAGTGGGCAACCTAGTGGAGGCTTAGAGCCTGTCGTAAAGGTAGCCTTTTTCCTGAAGGTGTTGGGCCACTGCCTTAGACACTTTGTACTTCTGACCGGATTTAAAAGAGTAATGATTACCCACACCGATAGTTACAAAGTCCAAATCTTCCGCTACTCGAATAACTGTTGAGTCGTCAGCTGAGGTAACCCCAACATTTTCAACTTCATCAATAACAGTAGGTTCGCCCGGAACTGTCAAATCGACAACTTCTGTCTCCATGCGTACTGCATCAATTGCAGTTGCAATGGACATCTCTTCTGATCTCTTTGCTAGAGCTTCAGCATTTTGCTTAATTAGCTCTTCGCGTTGACGTCCTGTGACGTCTGTTACTTTTGCTTTTGCCACGATTATTATTCTCCTGTAAGTTTGTGTTGGGGGCGGATTTTAAGGCCCGCCCCCTAACGGGTTAAATTAGTTGGTTTCTGCTAGAACTACAGACTGATCTGTGATTAGACCTAGACCGTAGATTGCGTACCAAGCAAGTGCATGCTCACGACCGAAGTCAAGGATACCGCCATCGCGGAGCTCAACTGGTAGAGAGATTGCGTGACCAAATGCATTGTCACCAATAAAGATAGCTGTGTAGCGATCCTTATTACCGTTACCGGTCTTTGTGACTGGTGTAGTGTAACCTCCACCAGTTGGGTATGCAATGCTGCCAGCAGCAACTGCGGTGTCAGCAGAGTATCCTGAACCTGCACCGTTTGTTACCTTCTGGATCTGTGTGGTCTCGATAAATACTGTGTCGTATAGACGACCAATTTCACCAAGCATGAAGTTACCTGGAGCTGCGTACTTTGTTACTTCGATAAACTCTGGGTTGTCACGAAGCTTGCGGCTCTGGTGTGGGTGAATGAATGCAACATATGTCTCACCTAGGCGAGGAATGTTCTTTGTTGCAAGTGTCTCTACTGCGTCCTTAACAACACCTGTAGTGAGGTCAAATGCGCCAGTTAGAGATGCACGGTTTGTACCAGCGGTACCTGTTCCGTACCAGTCATTTGCAGCTGTAAGACCTGTGCGGTCATAGCCGTAGATAACTGAAGATGCGGCCATGAGTGTGTCACGAGCCTGACCATCAAGGTATAGGGCCATGTTACGGCCAAGTAGACGTGAAGCTGAAGCCATTACGTCATCGAATGATGCGTTAAGTAGGAGTTCAGAAACAGCAATCGCATAACCGTGTTCAGCAACTGTAATTGAGAATTGCTGAGCTGTTAGTGCCTTAGTTTCCATACGAACGCCTTCAACAAGCGTACCGGCAAAGCCGAGGTTGTTGTAACGCATAAAGTTGATCTGAAGACCTGGTGCAACTCCTAGTTCTGTCTTCTTAACAGCGAACTGTTCGAAGCGAAGAATAGGCATTGACTGGAAAAGAATTTCCTTTGACCAGATGGTCTGAATTGCTTGTGTAAGCTGGCTGTTAGCGCCAGAATACGCTGTTGGGGCAGCGGCTAGATTGCCGGTACCAGTTACGGCTGATGCCATGTCGGTGTTACTCCTTAGTTAATTAATTAATTAATTGGTAGGTAATGTCTTTAGAACTACCCGAATATTCCCTTGCCACGATCAGTTGCTGCTTGTCCTAACAACTTACCGCGATATTTTGCGTATTCAGTAACCGACATAGCGGCAATTTGATCCGCTGTGAACTGTTGTTGATCCGAATTAGTGTCGAGGGGTCCGGTTGGCGGCGCGGTTACCCGGCTGCCTGTCATTTCTTTACGAGCAGACTGCATAGCCTGCTGTGCAGATTCAAGGATACGGGATGACCGATCCTTTAGTCCCGTGATGCTCTCCTCAATTTCTTCCTTACTGTTTCCAGCAATTAGGTCGAGAAGTTCCGGGATTATTTCATTTTCTTCTTGACGTAGGCGGCTAGTGCGGTACTCATTGAGTTCCGTATACTCGCGCTCGCGTTCTAGAAGTTTAAAAGCTCTTTCACGTTCATTGCGCTCCTGCTCAAGACTTTTTGCCCATTCTTGTTCTTTTGTTTCCAAAAGTTGACGGACATCCATCTCAGCCTCTGCCTTTTTACGGGTATCAGCTTCCTGTTCTGCACGAAGCTTTTCAGCTTCTGCTTGACGCTCTTCGCGCTCCTTCTTCAGAATATTAAGTTCTTCTTTCAAAGAATCTATCTGAGGATAGAGTTTGGACTTTTCCTGCTCTCTAACCCGACGAAGATCTTCTTCGGAGTAGGACTTATCAGGAGTCTGAGATTGCATTGGTGTTACTAAAGCTTCTGTTGCTACTGGCACGTCTTGGAAGAATGCTTCCTGGGCTGCCGGTGTATCAACAATATTTGTTGTTTCTGACATATTTATTCCTTAGGTTTAAGAGGTCGTTGTCCGAATAAGTGCCACGATGACCTGCGGATATCGTTTGGAGTAGGTTGACAAATTTCTTAGGTTTTGTCAGCCTAAACTTTATTCTTCTCCGTATGTCGAGTCGCTTTTAGGTCCTCGACGTTGTGGGAGCTTAGTACCGTATGCTTTTGTTACTAAGTCTGTTTGCATCTGCTCAATTGTTTGAGCTTCAAATGGGGTAACTATTCCTGGTTGACCAGCAGGTCCAGGCCCAACGCCCGCTCCAGCCTCTTGTCCAGGGGCTAATTCGCCCTGTCCTTCAGGTAGTATTCCAGTAAGTGATGCAATAGCTGAGTTGATCTGTGACTTGATGAGGTTCAAGGCCCCATCGGCCTTGGCGTCTTCTATAAGCTCTGAACGGATTTCTTCTAGCTTCTCGTCTGGGAAGTCTTCGCCTAGGGTACGTAATGCCCCTTCTCGGCTTTCTAAGTTCATACTCATTTTTGTTTGAATTTCATTCAAAAGAATTAGCTTGTCTAGTGGGAGAGGCTGTGGGAAGTGCACAGTAGTCTCATACGTTAGTGGATCATTAGGGTCGCATACCTGTAGTTGATCCGCTTTAATTGGGCCGTTAAAGTCGGGATTATACATAAACATCTCTGGTTCTTTAACTGCAAGAGTTAAAAGAATAAGCTCATTAATTCTTTTTAAACCTTCGCTGTATTGAACAATCTTTTGGTTGTATCGGTTCATAAGTGGCTGATACTGGATAGCCAAAGCAACGCCGGAAGTATTAGAAATTTGCTGTACTTGACCAAGAGCAGACTCAGGAACACCAATCATCTCGTGCATGGATGTCTTAATAATCTTTAGGTACTCCATAGCACCTACAAGACCTTGTCCGCCACCTTCGAGGTTAAATACTTGAGCGTCTTTTGGTAGCCCGCCCCAGACCTTTTTAGGTCCCTTTTCTAGGGACGAGGCCTTAGCACCTGTAATAACAGTAACTGGTGCCGCATGGTAGTTAACAATATCTGAGATATCAGTAGCAATTTCGTTGTAGCTACGGTTTAAAACAATAATGTCGTGGCCATCTGAAAGGCCCCAGGGAGAACCAGAAACACGTACGTTAGGTATATGAATAACCGGAACAGTTCCTAGTGGGTTTGGTCGTGAATCAATAAGCTCATCATTAATATATTCTTCAATACGGTCATCTGTAAGGATTTCAGTGTATGTGTATACCTGACGTGTTCCTTCAAGGGAAGTACCCCAGAATCGATACTTAAGCTTAAATCGTATTAAACGTGAACGATCGTGTGGGTGAAACTCTGGAAAACAAAATGAGGAGTTAAGCGGAAGTATTCGCACACGTCCTGGATGATTGCGGCCTACACTATCCGTAAAAGCTTCTTCATAGGCGACCTTTACAAAACAGTCCCCAGAAACTCCGCCTTGTTGGCCCATTTCCCACATAACGCCATGCTTATCGTTATCTGTTTCCCACACTCTTTTTAAGACATCGGGGATGATTGCTTCTGTTGAGTAAGGGCTACGGAATGAGGCTCCGCGACCAAAACTAAAATTTACTATGTAATCTGTAAAAGCTCTATAATAGTTAAATACCATTTGTGCTTCGCCAATTTCACGGCGGTAAGCCCAATGGTGCCCAAGGTACATTGCCCAGTTAAGAGAGTATCTATTTAAGCGTGGGCCGTGTACTTCAAACTCTTCATCAGCAAGTTCTACAAGACCTAGTGGTGAAATGGAAATCGTTAAGTCAGATGAGGCTGCCCTATAACTAGGTGGGCTAAAGTCAATGCTCACTTGCCGTCACTCTCCATAAATCTATGTCGCCCTTTCATTTGATTACAGTATGTTCCGCTCTTTTTTCTCTTTTTTAATCCTTGAAATTTTTGCTTTTTTCTTATCTTCTAATTCTTTTTTAGGATCTCGTAATTTTGGATCTACTTCTCGTATAGAGCTTACCCAATCGCCGCCTTGTCTAGCGTACTCTTGACTAGCCCATTTATTAGCTGCCCTGTTAGTGCCAGCACCTGGACGTTTTGTTGGATACTTAGCTTTCGCTTGTCGCATCAAGCTATTCCATAGCTTTTGATTCGCTGCTACTTTAGCCATTTATCTCCTAAATAATTACAGGTGCCCGACTTCGGAGAAAGAGTACGAAGCCGGGTACCTGTAAAGTATATCTTATTTAGTCTGTAACAGCTGCAGGGTTCATGCGTCCATAGCGTGATCCTGAGCGAATTACTTCTTCGATCTTAATTTCTGCATAGTCACCGAAAGTTCCGCTTGAGAACTCCCCAACATATGTAGGTGCCTCTACCCAAGCAGCAGATCCAACGTGAGCGCGAGCTCGCATGGTCTCTTCTGGGTATTTTTCCATAACATTAACGTTATGGTTTGGGCGACCAGCTGGTGTGTCGTAACCTTGGTTAAGACCGAGCTGGAAGTCATTTGGAACGTCTGTATCAGTAGCTACGCCTTCTTCAAAACGAAGTGGACCACGAAGTCCTGCCTGTGCTGCTGACATTTTACGCTCATAGACTGTTCCCACGCGCTCTGGGAACGATGGAACTGGCGCAATGTTTTCTGCCATTTATATTTTCTCCTATAGGTTTAAGGATCCTTAAGTAAGAGTTTGGTACTAATACTTAAACTTTTCTGCCTAAACTCAAAAATCTTTACTTAAAGAAAGGAGATGCACTTACCTCTACGGTAGGCATAACCATCTCTTGAGTTAAAGAACAAGCTAGGGCCAATGCGTCCACAAAGTCATCGTGAGCATGCGCCTCTTCAGGAGCCGCCACTAAGAAGTTAGGACCCTTATATTGTACTTCCGCATCGGTCATTTGTTGGTAGAAACGCTTCCACATACGTAATCTTCTAGTTTTGGCGTGAGCTGGCCAAGATATCATCTGGCGTTGAATTAGGGCTTGAAGGTGCTTCCAACGCTTTGACTGCTCGGTAGGGCTAGAAAGGGAAGAAATTACTTGCGCCCTGGGTAGCAAAATCTTTAGTCTTTGAGCTACGGCATCTCCTACTCCGTTAGAGTCCACCGCAACAGCCATGACGTCATAATTACCTAAAAAGTTTACTATTTGAAAATACTGCTCTTCCCAGTCATCTCCCTGGATTTCCATCCAGTTTAAGATGCGATGATCGTAGTAGCCAAACTCATCTGGACGATCCCAGTCAACCCAAACAACTGTAACGACTGTAGAGTCCATTTTTCTAGCCGGGTCGATACCAACTACTACAGGAGATCTATGCCAGCTTTTTACAACTTCTTGAGAAGTATCGCCAAGATCATCCATAACAGAGGAAGTAACGAACATTCCACGTTCTAATAGCCATTTGCAGTTATAAGATAGTTGAAACTCATCAGAGTCTTCGCCAATACGTAGCATCTCTTTTCTAATGAACTTCTCATAATTAGGGTTAAATTTAGCTACATCTTTCCAGTCCCATTGAAAATGGTTTTGTCTGGAGGATCTACCGGTCTGCCTACGCTTGTTTAATTGAATAGACCTATAAAAGTTATTTTTATGCGTGGTGGGTGTCCCTGTCTTAACCATAGTTGCGTTGTAGTACGCACCCATAGGAGCAATAGACTTAGAAACAATAAAGTCATCTGCTTCTTGACACTCATCAATAACCATCAAATGAAAAGACTTAGACTCAATCTTTGCACGTGGGTTAGCGGTCATCATCATAAGAGATGACCCCGAGTTCTTTAATTTGATATTTCTTGTTACTCCTGGAGTTTTGACGGTCATGTCATCAATTTCAGCGTCCCCTAGGACTTCTAGCGCACGCTCACTTGTTAGACGAGACACGGTTCTAGAAAACAAAGTTTCTGCTTGAGCTTGAATAGGAGCAAACATTCCCACCCATATACCGTCTGCAAACTTACTTAATAGTTCTGGATACATTTTTGCTAAACGGGGCAGCAAAACCATCAGGGTAGCAACAGTATCAGCTACAGTTTCTGACTTACCTGACTGACGTGAGGCTAAAGCGGTTACTTCTTCGCCATCGTTAACAATTACAGATTCAATAATGCGTCTAGCTAAAGGTTTTTGATATGGGTGTAGATCATGTCCTACTAATATGACCATAAAATCCATAATTTTATTTACAAGTAGGTCGACAAACTCTTTAGATAATTCATCAAGCTCGTCTTCTTTATGAAGTTTTTCAAATTCTTCTACATCGTCATAATCATAATCTTCATTAGGCGCGTGGTCTATTACATCTAAATCGTCAAGTTCACTTTCGTCGTCTTCAAATTCTTCTTCGTCTTCCTCAAGGTCTTCAAAATCAAAATCTTCTTTCATTGGGACCTTTCACGTAGGGTATCAACTATAGCTTTAAGGGCTTCTATACCCACGTTTGCTTCTTCTAGATAAAAAGTGTCCCCACTTTTTTGCCAAGTGGCTAAGTTACGACTAACTGAATAGAGCGCGTTTTCTGACCAACCTACTAGTTCAGCACTAGGTAAGCTAGCAACTCTCTTTTCAAGCTTTGTTTTCTCTCTTTGTTCTTTCTTCTTTTTGAACATTTAGTTCGTTCTCCAAATCCATAGACCTAATAAAATCCCAATCAACCTCATCTTTTTTCAAACCCCTACCATTTATAGCGTAGGTTAGCGCTTGATTTTCTGAGTAACCAGTTTCTTTCCAGTGCCCTATAACTATAGCTTTACAGGTAAAGGGTACCCTAATTGCTAACCCATGGCCTCTTCTGAATGGCTCGTCAATTTCTTGCGTATCTGCGGGTTCCCATAAACCTTTAGGCTTATACGGATAAGTAAGGTTGTGCCAGTAAAAATTACCAAAGTCTCGTGTTCTCATGTGTTCTTCTTTATTTGAAGGGCTCTTGCGCCTCTATAGGCTAGATACCGTAGTTTAGGTGGTAGGTCTGAAGTACTTGCGGGACCTCTAGGTTTAAAGTTTAAGTGGTCTGATATATACGCCCACTTAGTGGTTAAACGTTTGAAATCTCTCCATTCGTCAATACTAACATCGTAATAGTTATAAATTGTTGAGTCCCTAAATACAAGCGTTAAGACAGATCTTTCTGGCGAGTAAGATGCCGCAACAGTTCGTGGCCTATCAATTTGGCTAGTTTGTGTTGGGACCTCTGTAAACTCCTCATCATCAAAAGGTGCGGGGCCATAGGCGGGGTCGTCTTCTGGATAGATGGCAAGAGCATCATCACCAGATCTATACGGACCAGTCTGGTCAATATTATACCCAGCGCCTCTAACGTCAATGTCTTTGTCTATATCTGACCCAAAGGTTTCTAAAACCTCTGTAAAGTCATATCGACCTTTTTCGTAAGCACTACGAACATTTGCTGGCAAGCCCTCTAAATACTTTTGCTGGTCTACTTGATTTCTTACGCTACCAATTGCAGACCTTGCTTTTCTGGCAGCTATTTGCGCTGGAGTTAGTTTTCTTTCTGCCACTTAGTTACTCCTCGCAAATATGTGTTTCAGTTTGAGAATCAGCTATTACTAGGTCACAAGAGTTACAACTAAACCATTTTGACTCTTTAAAGTTATTTTGTGCAGTTCCTTCAACGGGGAGATCTTCTTCCCCACTATCTGACTGACGACCATATTCATATATGATTTTTGGTTCAGCTAATAGCTCCGGTGGAAAAGGGCCCCTAGGTTCAGTTACCCTACCGGGTACTGGGTGCCCTTGACGAGTTATGATCCGTTCAATTCTCATTCAGCTGATGGTGCTTCAGGCTCTGCCGGTGCTTTTTTCTTTACTGGCTTAGCTTCTTCTTCTTTTACTTCCTCTTTAATTGCTTCTTCAATTGAAGGCGCTGGAGGTGGTGTAACTACCGGTAGCTCGCTAACGGCATCAGTAATAGAGTTTTTATACTCTTCCCAAGATAATTTCATATGTAGCTCCTTTTCGACCCTAGTTTACACGTAGTCTATGTTTTTTATCACACTCAACGGTTGCGTGACCCCTGTATTTACTGCTACGGTATATCCATGGCCTGGGCAACTGGGCCATCACTAACTACGTAACAAAAGGGTTGCAGTACGAACTTAACAGACAGACGTTGAGTTGCCTCATGTGAGTGACACACATAGGGTCAGAACTGGCCTTCTAGCCTAGGAGATAGTGTGCAAGGTAATGCTAAACAGAAAATTGGAATACTCGTACTATGTGCCGCACTTCCGTGGATACCTCCAGCTCTAGCAGCTGAAGAAGAACCTACTGTAACTGTGGCCGTGCCAGTAAAAACTGGCCTAGACCTATACAGAGACGCTACCGAGCTCTCAGACCAAAACCTTAAAGACCTTCTCATTCAGGTAGGTTTTAAAGGACAAGCCCTCAGGATTGCCTGGGCGGTTGCCAAGAAAGAATCTAACGGTCGTCCAAAAGCCCATAACGGAGACACAAGCACTGGAGATAATTCCTATGGAATTTTCCAGATAAACATGCTTGGTAGCCTAGGGGAAGCTAGGCGGGAGAAATTCAACCTAGAAAGTGACAAGGATCTATTTGATCCAGTTAAGAACGCTCAAATTGCTTACCACATGACAAATGGTGGCAAAGACTGGTCTTCTTGGAAGATATACCCAGGACAACGTAACGGAGAACGATACGAGGACTTTTTACAAAAGTTCCCTCAGAAGTAATAAAAAACCCCCGGTTATTAGCCGGGGGTTTTTTACTATACGTTACTATTTAGATTATCTATTAAGAGTCCTGCTCTAGGACCATCGCACCAAACTTCATGTGAATTTTCAAGGGGTAGGTAAAGCATATCCCCGGGGTTTAACGTATGGGTAATGTCCCCATCTATTTTCCAAAAAGATGTTCCTAGTATTTGCCAATAGAATATGTCATGTGGGTCGTGGTGATCTGAAACAAGCCTATTAGAAAGAGATACTCGTATACCTTGAAAATGCCAATCAAGGTCGCAAGTATGTGACATGGTTTTATAGTAGCCGCACGAAGTGTCCTCTTGCCCGTTGTTTAAACCGGATAGAAGTTCTGATACCCCTTTAAACTCTTTGAATATGTCAGACGTTTGAGGGGCAAGCCAAAACTTGCTTTGTATTTGTACATTACCGATTGATATAAAGTCATCATTACCGTGTTCTTTTACTCTTTTTGCTAACTCATGGTTCGTAGTAGTTGACTCTTTGTATAAAAAGTTTAAAACTTCTTCCCAAGTAATGTTTGGGGTTTGGTAGTTTTCAAATACAATGCCGTGGCTATTTTGCTTAGCTTCTTTAATTTTATCTAACATCGATCAATTACTTACCGCAAGTTGGGCACTTAGCTGCTGGAGCTGCCGACCCCGCTGCTTTAAACTTTGGGCGACCAAAGCCTACAATTGAAATCATTTCACCGGCCTTGTTCTTCTTGAAAGCACGAAGTTTCTTAGATACTTGACCGCCATTGCGTTGTGAGCCCTTTTTATCTGGACTAGTGTTTCCTTCGATACACCAAACAGTTCCGTCTTCATTGTCCTTAATAACAATGCCTACGTGAGAAATCCTATCTACGCCATCTGAGGGAAAATCAAAATAGGCAATATCCCCTGGTTCTGGATCCGCAATGTCACCATCAATCCATGAGCCAGCTTTTTTAAACGCCTGTGCTCCACCTGGAGTGTAAACAGTATTAGGGATCTTTACCCCAGCCTCGTTTCCACACCAGTTAACGAAGCTTCCGCACCATGGTTGGAAGTTAGCTTTTGTATAAGCTCCGTACTTTGTTTCGTTGTCCTTAGGACCTTCGATAGTACCTAGCTCTGCTGTAGCAACTTCAATAAGACGAGCCGCTGTTCCTTGATCTGCCATTATTCTTTATCCCAATCTGTATCAACTGGCTGTGCCTCTGGCATTGCGCCATCTGGCTTTGCTGCCAAACGTGCTGCTGTAGCATCAATCTCTGCTTCAAGTTTCTTGTCAGCTTGTGTGTTTTTTGCGTCCATCTCTTTATTTGACAACTGTGCTGCCATAACATCTTTAGCACCAGACTGTCCAATTAGAATACCTGCAAGCGTTCCTGTAATAAAAGTAGCAATGCTTCCTAGAACATTGAAGAACATCTTGTCATTCTCTGACTGTGCTCCAATAGGCTGTGTTACAAACAAAAGGCCGTATAGGATTCCTAGAGATGTGCACAAAAGAATAGTTCCTAAGGTGATACCTAGAATAAATTTTAATCTAGCATCTAGATCTTGTGGTGTTAGCTTTTCTTTAAACATTTGGTGTTCCTTCTGGTTGCGGGGTTTTAACTAAGTCTACAGGACAAGTCTGTGTAGCAGTACAGATAGGCGGCTTACATTCTGGTGTTTCCCAGTTTTTTGGGTCTTGGCAAGGATATCTAAAAAAGCCGTTATACCCACAGCTAGTTAACGATAGAGCTAAAAGTAAAGCTAATAAACCTCTTTTAATCATTCGTCATCCTTTGGGTTACGTAATGGGTAAGTCACCGCCCACGCAAATAGTGTTCCTACAATCGCATAGCCTACAATGGTTTTAGCTGACCCGTCTAGAACAACCCAGGCAATAAACATGCCTAGTAGTGTCCATAGCTGGTCGATCATATCTCTTAGTATTCTCACGGTTTTCTCCTATATCCTGATGGGCCAGAAGCGCCTCCGCCTCCAGTACTTCCTCCTGTTGAGCCACTTGCAGCACCTGCAGCAGCACCAACAGCATTTATTGCAGCACCTGCCGCAATAACTGTTGCAACAACAGCTTTTGTTGATTCTTCGCGCTCTTCAGTAGACATATCAGCACCAATACTTGCAAATGCTTGTAGTGCCTCACCTGGGTCGCTAAATATTGCGCCAATTAATTCGGATGGATTCTCTAGTAAAACTAGAGCCGCAGCTACGTCTGCTGTAATTATAACTTCATTACCTTCTTCATCCTGCCTAACCTCAACAGGGGTCTCTTCAGGAAGGTCCTTATACTCAATACCAGCATCTTGAATTTGCTCTTTTGTAAGAGTTTCTCCAGGGGCTACTGATTCAATAAGCGCTTCCGCAACTAATTCTTTTTCAGCGGTAGTTAGCTTTCCATCTTCAGATAAAGCTTCAGATAGGGCAGACACTTCTGCAGCAGTAACTTCTCCGTCTGCGGTTAAAGCATCCATAACGGCTTCAGAATCAGCGGCAGAAAGAGTGCCGTCAGATAAAACATCTTCTACAGCACTGGCGACTTCTTCAGCTTCTGTGGTAGGATCTGGTTCAGGTTCTACTATAGGAGGTTCAGGTGCAGGCTCAGGTGCAGGCTCAGGCTGTGGCTCAGGTTCAGGCTCAGGCTCAACGGGTGGCTCAGGCTTTGGCTCAGGCTCAGGACTTGGTTCAGGTTCGAGCTCAGGAACAGGTTCAGGCTCTGGGGCTGGCTCTGGCTCAGGTTGAGGCCCTGGCTCAGGCTCTGGGAGAGGCTCTGGGAGAGGCTCAGGCCCTGGCTCAGGCTCAACGGGTGGCTCAGGAATGGGATCTACAGGGACAGGCTCGACCGGCGGCTCAGAAGGCTGTTCGGGAGTTATTGGAGGAATACCAGGCTCGGGTTCTGGAATCGCCGGAGTCGGCTCAGGAGTTGGCTCAGGTTGAGGAACAGGTTGAGGTTCTGGAACCGTGGGAGAGACCACAGGTGGTTCGGGAATTGGAATTGGGGTAGGTTCTGGTGTTGGTTCTGGTGTTGGGGTTGGTGTCGGTGTTGGTTCCACTGCTGGTGGGATTGTTGGTATGGGCGTTGGTTCAACGGGAACAGGAGTAGGCGATGGAGTTGGTTCTGGTGTTTGTGGGGTTGTTGATGGGGTCGGTTCTGGGCTACTGGTCGGTGTTGCTTCGGGTGTGGCGCTTGGAGAAGGAGTTGGCTCAGGCGTTACTACAGGTGTCGGAGTTGGAGTCGGTTCCGGAGTTGAAACCGGAGTGGGTGTGGGTTCAGAAGTCGGAGTGGGAGTCGGTGAAGGTAAGGCAGTCGGACTTGGAGATGGCGTTGGACTCGGCTCGGGCGAAACTGATGATTCGGGAGTAGGTGTTGGGCTAGGGGTTGGATCTACTGTTGCTGTTGGTGTATCTGATGGCGAAGGGCTTGGAGTCGGAGTTGTTGCAGTAGATGTATCAGAAGGTGTTGGTGAAGGTGTTGGAGTAGGCGTTGGTTCAATCGGTGTTGGAACTACTCCGTTGTAATAGCGAAGAGGCCCATCAGGAACAGTTGTTGAAACAAAAATTGGAAACCCGTTAGAAAACCCGCCTGTGCAGAAAAGCGCAGCAATATCACCTTTACCATTAAAAAAGGCTTGTGAATTATCCCAACCAACATTAAAAACTTTTTGAGTGCCGTCATCTTTGGCGCAGGTAATTGTTGTTCCTGCAGGGGTCATCTCTGCATAAGCAGGGTTTGGGAATAATAAGGGAAAGAAGGCTCCGGATGTTAAAACGAATAGTGCTGCGAATAGGCGCAAGCGCTTCATAGGTAAAACTAATATATCATTTTAAAATGCAAAAAGCCCGCCAAACTGGCGGGCCTTTTGTTTGTGTTGAGTTTATGAAAGTGTTGCGTGAGGTGTAATTGTGATTGTAGCTGTTGAGGCAACTGAAGCTGCTCCTGCTGCAACTGACTGAGTCTTGATTGTTCCAGCAACACCTGAAAGACCAGCAACAGAAAGACCTGTTGTTGATAGCGCTCCTGTAGTTGTGGTTGTGTAAGAAACAGTGTTTGTAGCAACTGCTGTAACTGTAAATGTACCGTTAAGCGCTGTATCTGGTGCTACAAGTGACGCAACAGTGATCTTTGTGCCTACTGGGTACTTAGCGCCAGCACCTGCTGAGGTGATTGTTGCTGTTGTACCTGTGCGTGATACTGCTGTGATTGTTGAGACTGCGTTTGTAGCTGCTGTAGCTGTAGTGATGTTAGCTGCTTCGTAACCAGCATCCTTAAGGGTATCAAGGGCTACCGCTGTGGTGTTACCAAGTACGCTAGGTACTACGATGTAACCAATTCCAGCACCATCAGATGCAGAAAGGGCAGTTGTTGATTCTACCTTGCCGTACCACTGTCCTGTAATTTCACCAGCGTTAGCTGCGTTAGTTACTGTGAACTGTAGCTTGTTAGCTGTAGCAACTGTTGCTGCTGAAAGATTGTAAGCTGAAGCTGTAAGACCTGTAATGTTTACAACGTCTCCTGGTTGAAGTTGGTTTAGTGAGGTGTAAGTAACTGTTGTTCCGTTGCCTGAAGCTGCTGTAACCTTGTAGTTACCTGCGCTAGGAATAAATCCTGGAAAACCTGACCACTCAGCTTCAATGTCTGAGTGATTTCCAAGTGCTGGATTTAGGCGTGCACTAGGAACTGTAGTTGTAGTTGTCCACTGTGCATTTTGCGCATCTCCGTATGCAACTGTTGCTGCTGGAGTTCCATCAGCACGCTCATCATTTGGTAGAGGTGGGCGGGATCCCCATACAAAGTCAATCTGTAGGTTTCCTGCTGAGTCTGTAAGATTACCATTGTTGTTAAGCGTAGCTGCAGTTGCTGCAATAGCTACGGATTCTGCTCCTGTAGCGTTGTCAGACCCAACTGCTGCGGGTGAATTATAACTTGACATTATGTCCTTTTTCTCTAGAGGGATTTACAGCGCCTGATCGGGGCACCTAGATTAAGTATCTCTTAGCAATCCCAGGCTCGTCTGGCTTTATTCAAACGACTATTTGGATCTTTAGCTGCCTTAGGAAACATTTTAGCTTGGCCTGCAGATCGAGCACAGTATGACTTACGACGTGCGGCAGACTTCTTTGACTTGGCAGCTTCAGCTTTCTTTACAGGAGGCTTTAGATTGTGGCCTTCTTTTTTAGCTGAGGCGCGTCCTTTGGCGTTTAGTCCGCCATTAGGATTTTGGCCTTCTTTTCTAGTCCATGCTGGTGACTTAGGCATAAGGGTCTATGTCCTCTTGTTTCTCTATTTTTTTCTTACTTTTCTTTAACTCTTTTCTTGCAAGAGCTTCAAAAGAAGACCAGTCTATTTTACCGTTTTTTTGAGGCAAATTGTCTAAATTATCAAACTGACCTGGCTCTGTCTTCATTTGTTACCTAAACCTGTTCTTAGTTCCCCTGCTCGACTTGCTAAACCACGCACAGCGCTTCTTCCTCTCCGCGCAACTTTTCCACCAACTTCTTTAGCCTTAGCTTGTACTTTTGGATCTTTAGCGGTATCTATTCCTTTTTGCACAACTTTGGAAACACCTTTTTTAATAAGAGGTGCGGCTAAAGTTCCGGCAATAGGGTGTGCGGCAATAGCGGCACCTGCAGCAACAGCTCCTGCTTTATCAGCTGGGTTATCTGATTTAGCTACATCAGAAACAATACTGGCAACCCTAGCTATTTTGCCTGGTTTCATTTGCTCTTCTTTCCGGCTCTGCGCTTGTTCTCTTTGCCTACGTTCTTGCTGTGAGACATAGCGCGTAGGTTACCCTTTGAGTCATTCTTCTTATTATTATCTTTATGGTCAACGTCAGTATTTCGAGGTAGCTTTCCGTTTTTTGATTCATAATCAGCACGGGCTTTGTTCTTAGATGTAGTAACCCACTTACCGCCTACCTTTTTCTTGTAGACGTAGATAGGGCGACCGCCATTAGCGTCAGAGCCCTTGTATGGGCCAAACTTCTTTGTCTCAGCCATTAGAAGAGTAGCCCCTGTTCACCGTGGTTATGTTTGCCATCTTTACGCGCTACGTTACATCCAGGACCATCGCAGGATATGCGATCTTCTGGATGCAAAATATTTTTTCTAATTAAAGCGTTTTCGTACTGCTGTACATCAGCCATGCTTTTAAACCCCCGAATGCCGTAAGTTTGCCCAGCAACAAGCACACTGTGCTCATTCCATGGGCGAGCTTCTTTAGACTCTCTAGGTATATTAGCTGGATCTGGATACATGTTATGTGGGCCTACGTGGGGACCTAACAGAAGTAAATCCTGCTTTTTTGTATACCGTTGGTGTTGTGCCTGCATTTTCAGCTATTGCAACAGAGCCACCGCTTCCCTTAGGAGGAACAAAGCCTTTAGGCTTTGCTTGAGGTTTTGAAACTCTTTGAGCTTTTCCAGCAACTTTCTTGTAATCAAAAGTTTCTCCTTGAGGAGTATGAACTGTAACAGCTCCGTGAGTCATCACATCCGAAAGTATTGAGTCGGTAATTGGATGAGAGCCACGTTTACGAGAAGTACTCTTTTGAGTTGGGCTTTCCTCAGAGTAGTTAGTAATTTGTAGTTTTTCGTAATCGTGATGGGCAAGACTTCCTGCAGGACCTCCTGTAGGGGTTGTCACATCAACTGTTCTATTTTCAAGCCCCTTACGGCGCCGTGCGCGAACAGTTCCGCTTTTACGTGATGTTGAGGGCGCATACGGACGCTTAGGATCTCCAGTAGGTGTCCAGTGAGTAAGTTTACCTTCACCACGAATATTAGAAATAATTTTATCTCTATACTCTTTCATGCCGCCAGGTACTCTATCTCTTACATATCTTTGAATTACTGATGCTGGATGACCTAAGTGATTAGATAATTCATGCGCCATAGCTAAATCGCTACCTACGTACTTATCAGTAGTAGGCACTAAACGATCTGCAGCATAATCAGCACTAATGTGCATCGCATCAGTTTCTGTAATATGGCCAGCTTTTAATGCAGCCTCTGTGTCTTCCTTAGAACCCTGTATACCAAGATTAATAGGATTCTGAACTTTAACTCTAGAACCTCTTAGCAAATCTTCAGCTTCAGCTTTCTTTATTTTTTTAGACTTTAGCGCTGCTGCAACATCTTCTGGTTTAGCAGCTTTACTAGTAGTAGTTCCTGCTCTTTTCATTGCTTCTGCAATTTGTCGGCTTTGTATGTTAGAAGATACGTTTTGCACGTCAGACTCACGAGCTTTCATTGCGTAATAAATATGTCGTTCAGATGCAGTTGTTGGAACTACTGAATCAGGGTTAGCAGTTTTATTATCGCCTTGATATGCGCCGTCAGCTCTTTCTTGAGCAGTAGGTATCTGCGCTGAAGTTAACTTATTAAACTTAGCTGCGCCACGTCTACGAGTGTTTGTAGTACCTGAAGTTGATTTAAGTGCTGCAGAGGACACAGCACGACGGTCACCACTTCTTGATCTTCCTGGTTTTACTGCAGGACTTCGACCCTTAGCAGCTCTACGGTCAGCTGATATTTCCGCACGGTCACGGATCTCAATCATATCTCCAGATCCTGCTGAATCTGGCGCTCCTACTGAGCCTCTGCCTTTTCTTGTGCGCCGTACGTTTACTAATTTACCGGGCGCAGTAGATACTACGGGTGATGGTGCAGATCCTGCACCTGTTCCTGAAACAGGGACACTTGCCTCAGCAACTCCGGCAGCTAATGCTCCGGGAGTAGAAGGTTGACGCATAACAACAGTCTGCCCTGCAGGAAGTTCTGCCATTTGCGCTGCTCGCTTTTTGCGGGTAGCTAAACGTCCTTGAGTTTGCTGAGCAGTTTCTTCAGTAACAACTGTCTTTTTTCCACGAGTGGTTTTAGTAACGCGAGGAATTGGGCCAATTTCATCTGTTTGCTGAGCAGCAAAAGCATCTTGTGCAAGAGCACGTGCTTCATCTACTGCTTTAGTAGAAGAAGGCTTAGACGCGCCGCCCACATTAACCATACGCACTCCGCCTTTATTAGTTTTGCGGTCAGCTTTTACAGCTACGCGATTAGGCTTAGCAGCAACTTTACGACTTTTAGTCTTTGCCATTATTTCTTATTTCCGTTTCCTTTGGGGGCAGTAAAAAATACTCCCTGAGCAGCTTTTGCTAAATCTGGATCTTCTTTACTTGGGTCTGCTTTTTTGCGCCTCGTTCCAGTTGCAGCTGGTTTTGCAGCTGTTGGTTTTGCAGTTTGTGTTGCAGCACCGCCACCGCCTGGAGGTGGAGGAGGTGGATCATTTGGCTTATCTGGTTTTGTACGTTTGCGTCTACCGCTTGGCGTAAATTGATTTAAATATGATTCTTGATTTCCACCTGCAGTTACGTGCGCACCAAAGTCTGCGCCTAGTTTAGGACTAATGCCTGCTTCGGTACCAAACTCGCCGCCAGTTGCTTGTTCAAAGTCAATGTTTCCAGACTTAACTGCGCTAACAGTTGCTGCAATACTTCCACCCTTAGTACGCTTGCCTGTTCCTTTTGGTTTTTTTGGTGGTGTTCCAGGAGTATCTCCGGTTGGGGTTGGTGTTGGCTTGTACCCAGACGTGTAACGAACACCAAAAGCTTGTTCTATTCCTTCACCATCTCGACGGCGCCTCTGTAAATCATTTAAAGTCTCTGTTTGGAATTCACGCGTATTATCTTTACGTGTTTTATCTCCAGCAGAACGAATAATTTCTCGCTGGTATTCCATTGATAATTGGTTTTGACTTCTTAAAGTTTGAGTGAAAGCACCAGAAACCATAGCACCTAGTTTATCTAGAAATCCGCTACCACCGCGTGTAGCTTGCGGTACATTGCGACCTTGTCCTTGTGGTTGATCAAGATTCATAATATTATATTCCTATCTCGACTAGGGGAGTTGATACTGCGCCCTTGTCGTTTAGTGCCTTAGAAAGTTTATTGTAGTGATGCAAGCAGAAATATAAAGTGCCAAAGCCAAAAGAAGATTGGAATAAAGCTCTTACTCCGCAGGAATCACACAATTGCCCCTGCTGAGGCGTCTCCTCCAGCTGCTGCTTCTCCGGTGCCTGTACCTGCGTCATCCGTATCCTTTCCAAAATCATTCTGGGCAGTTTGGTTTTGTCCGCCTGGAGTTCCGTAAGGGGCCATCATGCTGCCTCCGCCGTACCACAAATAATAGTAGGGTAAAACATATGAGGGGAGGTTAACACCACTTGCCGCATAGTTGCGCGGTCCTGGAGCAGCCAGTTGATGTTTCTTTTTATGCATGACTAATACTCTCAGAATATGAAATATTAATACTAGTCAAAACCGGCGGGAATTTTGTAATTACGCCTCTTGTATATATGTGTGAATTTCTCCGCCTGAATAGATGTCGTGCTTTATAGCTATTTCAATTGCACGCTGCAAAGCCTTTTCGGCGGCCTGGGGTGTACTGATCTTTGAATAGTTGAGAGCCTCGAGGGCTCCAAGTGCAATGTCTCCACCACTACCAGCGTAGTAGACTCGACGGGCTTCTCTATCCCAAGAGTAATCATTAAAGATCGGGTAGATAGTTCCTCTTATAGATACGATGAGGTTAGAGTCTTGGAACGCTGCATCACCATCTTCTTTACCTTCATAGCCTGCTTCTTGAAAAGCTTTACGCATACTAGGTATGAAGCGCTTAGTCATAAAGATATCTAGATCTTCTGCGCTACGAGGCTTAGGTGGCTTCCAACCAAACTGAGTAATGTTTCCACCACGAGATGCTCCGGATACTGCAATGAGTACTCCGTTGTTGTTGACAACCTTTGATGTAGCAAGTTCCATGTAACGTCCGTCTTCATCGGATGCACGAGAGTCGCAACCAATTACTGACCAACCGTCTCCTTGTATTGCTACAAGTGTTGTCATTGAAACCCTCTCTTAGATCTATACTTTAGTAGAATAAAATTAAGTACCTTACGAAATACTCCGACTTCAAACATATAGTCATGAGTATGAGAGTCATCATGCTTATGATGCTCTTTATGTGCACTAATACCGTTATTAATAAAGTAAGGACCACCATGTCTTGAGAAGTGATTTCTTCCCATTTAAGAAACTCCCTTTAAAGTTATAGATGCCCGTCGCGTACTGCTGCCCAAGAGACTAACAGAAGGACTTATTAGCAAGTACCACGGGCTTTCAGCATATCCCATGCTGAAGTAAGACTTAGTCTACCGTAGATCTTCCTTTATTTTAGTACGTTTGATGATTGGTTCGTCCCATTGTTCATGAGGACGTTTCCAGTCTTTATCAATCTGCTTCTTGAGAGGTAATGTAGGTGTATCGCCCTTAATCGTGATCTTCTTGACCCTCTGCTCCTCAGGAAGCTCCCTGGAGAGTGATACCGTCAAGATACCGTCTTTGAACGATGCTCCGTCCACAACCACATACTCTGCTAATGCGAAGTTCTGTTTGAACGCCCGTCCACCGATTCCTCGATGTAGGAACTCATTATTGGACTCTTCTCCACGATTACCCTCGATTACCAGGGTTGATGGTGGTTGGACCTCGACTGTTATGTCTTTTAGTGTAAATCCAGCTAGAGCGACCTCAATTTTAAACTTATCTTCATTTACCTTGATAATGTTATATGGAGGATAGCTAGTAGATCTTCCGCTCATATTCTCGAGCATTTCCATTTGTCGATCAAAACCGACCATCCACGCCCTAAATGGGAATAGATCCTTGTTATTACCTGTATTTGCGGCATAGGCCATCATTGTACTTCTCCTTAGTTTCAGCGAGTTAAAAGCACTCCCAATCGGCAAGTGCACCCAAAGTGTAGCAGCCACTGCCAAAGATTTTATAATCTAAGTATTCCCCGATTTTTCCTCCCAAAATAACAAATTGTGACATGCATGACACAGGCCGGGCCACTGCCTAGCTCAATATGGTCTTGGTAGTCAATCTCACCTGGCGGCCAACTGAGGCGAAAAGGCTTAAAGGTGCGGGGGGGTCGAAAGAAGCACTGAACTGAAATTAGTTAGAATTAAGGTGAGAGCGAGTGCTCGTGGCACTCGTAAGAAATGAGTAGGGCGGTAGCCTGTCTGTTAGACAGTCTATCGCCTTTTTTCGTGCCTTCCTTGTGATGTGGATAGGGCGGGGTCAAACCCGCCCTATTCGCCATGCCCATAACAATGGGCAGTCGGTAGATACCTGTCTGCCGTGTAACAAAGGAGCAATAAATGACTACTCAGTCAATGTTCGACCAGTCCGTAGTGGCTGCTGCCAATGTCCGTGGTGCTCGTGGTGAAGAGCGTGAGTTAGAGCGCCTCACCACAGAGGCTATTGCCAATGGGTGGGATGCCCCTATCCCTGCCAGTATCTACAGTGATCTTGCTGTAGTTGCCAAGAAGGACGGCACTGAAGCGGTAGAAGTAACACCGCTTCAGTTTGCCCACTCCTTCTACTTGGTTCGTACCTACGGGTACAAGCCTCGTGATGCCCGCCGTATCGCCAAGCGATTCGGTATGGAGTTGGATGGTGTGTATACATCCGACACAGCACAAGTGGTACTTCGTATCACCGCTATGGAAGAGCAATTCGTTGACGATAAGGAAGCCGTCCTTATCCCAACCAGCATTGCTGCTATCAAGTCCCGTGTCGCTGTCCTCAAGAAGCGTATGAAAGACGGGGCTGTATCAGATGCCGACCTTCAGCAGTTGGCATCTCTAAGCGAAGAGATCCGTGATCTCTCCGTTGCCACCACCCCATCACTGGTGGTAAGCGCGTAATACTCTAGGCTACTGCCTCCCTAGCCGTATCGCCTGCGTCAGTCCGACCAGGTTATCGGCTAGGGGGTAGGGCTGTTATCAGGGTATTAGGGGAAGTCAAGGGCTAAGCCAATAGTCCTTGGCCTCTCAACTCTACACGGTGCTACCTTCCCCGTACCGTGTAGGGCTGAGGGGTTCATACCCCTTACATCAGAGGATACGGCGATACCTGTGGGAATCAGGAGACTGTTAGGCAATCCCGAAGTACACCCTAACCGCTAATGGCACGAAGATAACTACTCTGTTCTGCCTTCCACAATGGGGGGTGGGTATGCCTATGTGTTTCGACACAAACCGTATGCCCGCCCCCCATTTCTCCACCCAGTTAGGTGGTGGAAGGTACATAGGTCGTGTAGAGCACCAACAGCAGAACACATAAAAGCATTCCTATGTGCCTCTCACTCTCTACCTGAGAGTATCTACCAAGGAGGTTGCTATGTCCCACATAGTTTCAGACGATACAACAGCCCGCCTTATTCCGGGCACAATCGGTACGAAGACAGTCACCATTCCTACCGAAACTTTCTACGAGGTAGTCAATGCTCTCCGCGATGGTTGCGGATGTGCTAAGTGCTTGGACAATGCCAACACTCTCCTTGTCCACGGCTATACACCTAGAAGGGAGATGCTATGAGGACTGTGTATGTCGTCAAAGAGCTAGACGCAGATACAAGCAATGTATCTGTTACTTGCGTGTATGCCTCCAAGAAAGAGGCACGCAAGGCAATAAGAGAAGAGAACCGCAGTAACTATTGTTTCTACTGCGGTGTTAATAAGTGTACGCGTTTCGGAGATTGTGAAGACAATCGTATGGGGCATGTACCTGCCTATGAGTACTGGTATCAGCCAGTACCTATGCTCCCTTAGAAAGGAGATGCTATGAACTGCACCGTCTGCGGTACCCCCGTTTTACCTGAGAGGTGGGAGATAGGTAAACATACCTGCCCACCTTGTGGAAGTAACATAGCAAACGAAGAAGTTGCCAGAGACTTCAGGCTTGTTCTTAATCCCAAGCAAGGCTTTGGCATTGTATACAAAGACTCCCCCGATCTTTTGAATGGCAAGTCATCAGGTAGACAGTGAAAGGCGCACCTGTCCTATGAGGAGGGTCTTCATAGTATTGAGTGCTAAGCAGGTGCGCCTCTCACCCTCTATCTGAGGGTAATAACTAGGAGGAATGAAATGCAAAAAGAATGTGCAGTAGTTCATTGCACCAATACCGATCTCGTGTACAGCGGTACTGATGCTCTTCAATTAGGCGGTATCCCCACCGAAACTTATTGCCGCCGTTGTGCGATTGCTTACACAGTAATCAAGCAAGAGCAGAAAGAACGCTTCGGTGTTTAACAACACCAAGCCTGCCAACACAAACACCGCCACCACCTATGCCAACATCTGCGCTCGACTGCGCTATGTACGGCAACTCAAGGGGTGGACACTTGATGAGGCAGCAGCTAAATCCAATGGCAAGCACAAAGCCAATGTAATCGGTTCTTATGAACGCGGACAGCGGTCAATCTCAGTGAAGAAACTCATTGAGTTGGCCCGCCTGTACGATGTGCCTATTACCGAATTCTTTGGCATCCCCGATCAAAATGATAAGTCACAGGCACTCATTGACCTGTTGATTGACCGCCTACACGCACAGAAGGGATAACAATGGACAGACCAGTACAGATTGGCAGAGATCAAGTCAATCATTACAACATCTCCACCATATTTCTAGGTGAAGAGTACAAACCACGCCCATACGAGACTATGGTCTTTGAGAATGACGAGGCTATCTATGAAGCCCGCTATGAACTTGAATGGGAAGCAAAGATTGGGCACATGCACGCTATACATCTAGCGCGTAATGACAAGTTCCCTCCCCGCGAATCGCGTGAGATATTCGGCTGGCATATTGAGGACGGAGTTATCTGTCCTAAGTGTGGCGAGTCCGAAACAGAGAAAGAGGAAGCAGATGTCGACGGGTATCCCGACGGCTATACCTGCCTACTCTGCGGAGATACCGTAGGTGCTGAGAATTACAAGGGTGAGTAATGACTGAACGACAGTTTTAAATGGACAGAGGAAGGCAGAGATAGGGTCTGAACATCACTACCTAGTTCTGCAAGCTGCGTTCTGGGTTCTCCGCCGCGTATGTAATCAATTGGAGAGTGAGCCCTGTGGGTAAATGTTAGAGAGAATGTGCCTACTTGCGTGTGTGACTCCTTGAGAAGGTTACTGCAATGCATTGCGGTCTACTTCTTTGATGCGTGAAACCGATTCGTTACAGCCTATCTCTGTCTTCCCCTGCCCATTTGGACAGGACAACAAAGGAGGGTAAAATGACAACAGAAACCTTAACGATTACCATCGCTAAGACTGTTTTCTACAAGCATGAGGATACTCATGTAAAAACAGATGGCAAGTATAGTTGGATTCGATTCAGCGATACATCTAGCTGCCCATTCTGTATCGCAAAGGCAATCCCAATGATTGAGGATAAGAATGACACTCTCTCATTGGCCCACTACATCAGTGCTAATGCAAAAGCATTAGTCGCTGCTAACTAAGGAGGCAAATCATGGAAGGTGAGATCATTTTCTACAACGGGTTCAACCTATTGGTTGACCTTATCATCGCGGGTGCTGTGTTCTACTTCACCCGTCGCTTTATGTACCGAGCAGGTTGGCACGATGGATACACCGATGGCTTGTCTGATGTTCAAGACGGCCTTGTATACCTGGAAGAACGAGATGGTGTGCTTGAATGGATACCAAACATCGCACCAACACAAACAACCCCCGACCGCCCCGCTTTATTCGTAGTGCCTGAGGCTAACTAATGATTAGCAAGAATGGCATACCAGATGACGAGCTCTATGTCATCAAAGTGTATGAAGACGGTACCAACGGCAAGGCAGGCTATTTCGAGTATAACAATGCTCTAGATGCAGTCAATGCGTTCAATAAGTTCGTTGATCTTGGCGATGCCCTAGAGACACGGGCTGTGTATTTAATCGAGCCCAATGAAAAGATTCACACACGAATGTTCATGCGTGGTGAGAAAGGAGTCCTAAAATCATGATACTTGAAACTACAGACATCATAGCCATCATTATTGCACTAGCAAGTGCGTGCTTTGTAATGATTTGGTCAATACAAGACAATCGCAACCTGCGTAAATACATCGCAAAACTAAAGCAAGAGAGGAAGTAATGTTATGTTAAAGCGTAAAACTATACTCGTATCAATCTATTACTACAATGACGAACCAAAGTTAGAACTAGAAGACGATTGGCATCCCGATTGGTTGTTTCTCAATGACGGCATTGAAAGCCTACTCACCGAGCACAATCCAAATACAGAAATCTTTGATGTCTGTATTGATCAAACAAAGCCTTGGTTATTCCGTCATAGCAAATGGTGGACTAAATGGCTATTTAAGTTACTAAGAGCATAATGACTATGCAACGCATCGGTCGTTATGAATTTAACGACAAAGGCACAGCAGTGTGGGTAGAGACAGATATAGATGTACCAGAGGGGCAAATCATTGTATTTGATCAATTCCCAACAGGTGCTTGGGCTGACCCTAAGTTCTTATCTAACATACTAGACATAATGAACAAAGCGGTAGATGAAAACAAAGACGATATAAAAGACATTCTTATGGATGTAGAATTAGAAAAACTTATCTACGATACCAAGAACTAGGTAAGGCGCTGTTAGCTCAGTTGGTTAGAGCCCCGAACTCATAATTCGGTCGTCGTAGGTTCAAGTCCTACACAGCGCACGACACACTTCAAGAGGAGGGAGTGTCTTTGGTCTGACAAGACCTAAGGTAAAACATGGCCCGTGAGCAACGGGGTATACCTGCTACCTGTCCTGAGCACGACAAGGATAAACTGCTCAACACAAACAAACCCGCACACAGAAAGGCAAACCATGGGAGCAAAAACAAACCCTCTCAAAATCAGGCGACTTGACCTCCTTGAAACACTTGAGGAACGCTATGCCGCGTTGACAAAACAAAAAGATGAGTATGAAAAGTTAGACAAAGAGTATAACCTCGCAGCTACTAAATACGACAAAGATATGAAAGCATACGAAAAGCGAAAGGATGACTTCTTACGCGGCTGTTCAGTAGGTGGAGAAGTTAACTGGTCTGCAAGCAGTCGTAGATGGGGTCCTGACGAGTATTACTACAGAGTAGTTTCTGAGGTGCATGTTCTCCACAAAGATGTGGTTAAAGCTATTGGGCCTGAACCTGAACGTCCAACAAGCATACCGACTCCTTACTTTCTACGATCACGCATGGGTAGAGGCTATTCACCAGAGCCTTCACTCTATGAGTCTGTTTACCAAGCAATCCAGTTGCTACATATGTCAGATGATGAGACCGTCGGAGCATCTATGTACCAATTAGCATTAGAGGTACTCTAATGGAGATCAGCATAGACAGCATGCATACTTACTCAACCTTAAACCTTAAACTAAGGTTCAAGAAGTGGGTAATAGTAGGCAAGCACAAGGGAGAAGACAGGCCATTTAGAGTAGACACTCTAGATGTTCACTTCAGTCCCAATCAAGACCTAGCATACATACCAGATCGATTGAGCATAACTGGTGTGTGGGCACAGAAAGGCGGATACAAGTGGGGAACACGCGGAAGTTATTTTCCAGGGTGGTACCACGGAGGCAATGCAGAGTCTTTAACGTTTGAGACTCTACCACCAAGCATCAAGATATTTATTTATGACACAGTCATAAAAGAAACCTTAAGTTTTGCAGGAAATCTGGCACAACAACTAACAGAACTAACTTGCAACAAGCAGTTTGTACTAAAGCCAGATGCTAATCAAGAAGCTATAGATGGTGGTGGGGCATTTCTCCCATCTGTAAATCAAACATCACTAACAACACCATCAAAGTGGGAGAATATGGATGTATCTAGATGGTCTGTAGCACGAAAAGAAATAAAGTAATTCCCCCTCCGTTGAATACGACGGGGATACCCAAAGTTCATATGTGATTGGCCGGTGGGGCCTTTATACAGGTCCGGTAACGGAGCATGCTGTACGAGTATGCCTTGAGAAACGTAGCGCATATGAACATGCCTGTGGAAGGACCAGGAGTTACACGATAGGTATACTGTTCGACGAACTATGCAACTTATCCTCGTAATTCTGGAGGGTGCAAATCCCTTCACAGGCGCGTTGGGGCAGAAGCATAATGATTAGCCAATCTGCGTAGGTATCCCATGGGGAAACTATTCCTACTGAGTAACTAATCAAAACTATTGAACCAGATCCAACTTCTTGAATCGGTACTGCTGGTGTTGCAGCGCTCCACAAGAGCTAAGTCGGAGACGGATTCGTACAGCATGACTGTGCATCCAATGTCAAAGAGAGATTCTAACTACAGGTGCGGTGATGTAGGCGCTTCTGTCTCAACACAAACAAACTAAATCAACATAGGAGGTTATATGCCAGTACCAGCAGCGTTACCTAAACCAATCATGGATAACTGGAAATGGCAAGAGGAAGGCCTGTGTCGCTTTGAAAGCCCTGACCTTTTCTTTTACGATGACAATGAGCGTGGAGAAACACGTTCGTCACGAGACCAAGAAGCAGTAGCTGTATGTAATAAATGTCCAGTAATTGCTACCTGTCTTGAACACGCAATCACAGTGCCAGAAAGACACGGCATCTGGGGCGGTAAGACACAGAACGAACTAGAGATATTGATTCGTAAGCGGAAACGTTCAGCGAATCGATAGTAAACACGGGAGTGGGATGACCTATGCGTCAGAAAAGTCCCCTCGTTTGCTTGAGGCACGGCAGAACGCAGTAGGTTTATTATTTGACCGCTATATTGCTGTAACTTAATAGAAAAAGTATTATCACTGTGCGTTATGTGATCTTCTTGTTCAGAGTTATATAAGTAAAACGAAAGTGCACGCTAGCGTAAGCCAAAAAACGTTTTAAGTATATATACACCTGTCCGAAGATGGACGACAATACCACATAAGAAATTTTGAGGGTCCTAGATGTATATCGATGTGCATCGACGCGTATATGTCCTATTCAATAAATAACTGTGTTCTGTTCTCAATCCCTCAAGCCATAGCATGTCAGACTAACGGTGCTATGGCTTGAGGGCTCATAACTATAGGAGGAACAATGGCTGATCCATTTGAAGAAGCAGAGAAAATAAAGTACATTGAAGAACAATGTGACGCAGCAAAGCAAGTGATTGAAGCAGCATCAGAAGACACAGTGCTGTACGAATTAATATCAGAGTGGACTAAAGCAAAGATAACTTCATACGAGATGACTGTTATAGCACGTAATAACTATCTAGACGACGATTGACCTTCCCAGCGTGAGTGGCACACATTGAGGTTCGAGTCCTCTACACGCACGGCGGGCGACTACATCGGGTAGTTGCCTTAGCTATAAAGAAAGTGGAAGGACAGATTATGAAAATAGCTGTTTTCGTAGAAACGTATACGCCGACTATGGGAGCTGATCATCGTCAAGTAATGATGATTCCTCATAACGATACAGTACGTGTCTTTACTCGTTTAAGCGATGGCAATAAAGGTTATGGCAATCGCTGGGATGAATCAGACATCGAAACTGTAGTCAATGCTATGGACGCAAGTGAATCCATCACGTGTATTCCATCAGGTGTTCGACTCACTGCTAAGGACATTGAGGCGCTTGACCTTAAAGGTTATGCTCCGGTACTAATGACCAAAGCAGTCAACGCACATCTAAAAGCGCTACCGTTTAATGAAGAGACAGACGCTGCAGAGCGTATCTGTGCTCTTTATCAAGACGTATCTGTTCAGAGTTCTAGCCTCGAAGATCTAATCATTGACCTTCGTAGCCAGGCTCCGGCATCACCGTTCCTTCCGCAGTCTGCTCCAACACAAACATCCACGGCCAATAACCTTGATGAACTACCTCGCGTAGCACTCGCAAGTATCCCCCCAATGGATCGCGCAAAAGCCTATATCAGTCGTGACATCGTAGGTATTCAAGACCTAGAAGTGTACGACAAGGCTCGCGCTAACAAGTTTGATGTTCTTATCTATGGTCCAACCGGTCCAGGTAAGACATCATCCGTAGTTGCATGGGCTGCATCACGGAAGCTACGTATGGCAACTGTATCTGGTAACGCTGCACTCGAACCAAGCCAGCTCATCGGTAAGTATATTCCCGATGGCAAAGGTGGCTTTGTATGGATTGACGGCCCAGTAACAGATGTTGTACGTAATGGCGGTGTTCTATGTCTTGATGAGGTTAACTTCATCAGCCCTAAAATCTATACCGTCCTGTATTCGTTGCTTGATGACCGCCGTTGTTTAATTCTACTCGACCATATGGGCGAGACTGTAGAGGCTCATCCAGACCTCACAATCTTTGCAACCATGAATCCAAACTACATTGGCACTACGCCTTTGAACTTTGCATTCCGCAATCGCTATGTCGTACAAATCCCTTGGGACTATGACGATAAGGTCGAGGACAAGCTTGTGAAGTCTCAAGCACTCAAGGTTCTAAAGAACCAGTTGCGTGCTGAAGCTAACAAGGGTGAGTTCGAGACACCAATCTCAACTAACATGCTGATGGAGTTTGAAAAGCTCGTCAAGGTGTTCAGCTTTGAGTTTGCCGTTGAGAACTTCATTGCTCACTTTGAGCTAGAAGAACAAGACAAGGTGCGACTTGTATTCACTACACATGAATACAATCTGAAGTCTGATTTTGATCTAGTTGAAGTACTTGATCAAGATAAGGGTGAAGACAGTGAAGGTCTCGGAGAGAAAATTGCAACCGAGGCTGAGAACTGGCTATCATCAAACAACACTCCAACTAATCCATAAGGAGTAATCATGGGATACCACGATAGTATAGATAATGGGTATCACAGTGAGGCTCGTACAGAAGAGAAACAAAAGCGTGCTCTACGTCTAGGCACACTCGCAAGAGTGTATCAAGGCGCAGACCGCATTCTTACTGGCGACCCACTAGTGGTAAACATAGTTGACAGCGGACCAGCACCTGCTTGGTCTGACGGCGCATCCATAACTCTCAATGCTGAATACATCAATGAGATGGACTTGGAAACGCTAGTACAAATTAACGGCCTCAATTACCATGAGCTAGCCCATCATTTGTACACACCACGCAAAGGTACTCCGCTAGTACAGTGGGTTATCGAGAATGATCTATTCCAAGCATTCAATATCTTGGAGGATCAACGCATCGATACTCTGCTGTGTGCACGTTATCCATCAATCATGCCATTCTTGGAAGCTACAGTCTTACGGTATCTAGCCGATAAGCCTGAAGAAGCCATTGGTAATTACTTGGTGGTGCGTGGTCGTAAGTATCTACCAGTTGAGGTACGGCAAGGCTTTAGAGATATATTTATAAGGCCTGATCTAATACCAGCCATCTGCAGAATAGTTGATGAGTACAGAGTTCTCGCATTCCCTAGGGACTATGCGCGAGCGCAAGAACTTATCAAGCAACTCTATGATGAAGTGTTAGTTCACTTGCCTATACCTTGCTCTGGTGGCGTATCACAATGTGGTCATAGGTCTCCAATTCAAAAAGGCAGACCAGAACCTGGCAAGATGCAGGAGTATGACTCAAAGCGAGCTAAGGGAATGGGTGTTGATGAAGCACCTTATGTACCTATGACCGCTGAAGAAAAGCAAGCAGCTGACGAGATGCTAGATAGCATAGACAGAATGTCTAATGCTCCTGGCAATGTTAATGATGGTGAAGAAGAGGAATCAAAACCACTTGGTGAAGATCCATTGGCTGATCTACTAGATCAGATCCAATCTTCTGAACAAGCATTAGCAAAGCGTGAGCAAAGCATATACACAACACCATCTGTTGGACAAGGCCATGTAGATAGTGTGGGAGGAATCCCAGATGATCTACAAATTACGTTGAACAATGCCCTGAACAAGGTGCATGAACGTAAGGATGTATTGGCTGATGTTAAGCGCAAGCAAAGCATCGTTATTGGTGGTGATGATAAGAACGCTGAAACAGGCAGAGCTGGCAAGTTTGACAAGGCCGATGTGCCTAGTGCAGCAATGGTTGCCTATCGTAAGTTCGCACACGAGCTTCAAAAGCTTCGTGATGACGCAGAACCATTCTGGGTTAAAGAGATGCCTTCCGGCAAACTCAATGTACCTAGACTGATGCGTGGCGAAGTTGAGATAGACAAAGCGTTCGACCGCTGGACAGAACAAGACGACAGCACAGATATCGAAGCAATCATCTGCGTTGACCGCTCAGGTTCTATGGGCAGTGGTAACAACGATCAGATGGCATCTATTGCATGCTGGACTATTAAACGTGCTCTCGAGCATATCAATTGTCCAGTCACAGTGTATGCCTTCGACGACAAGACTGAGGTTGCCTACACTCGAACAGAGAAAGCAGACAAAACTCAGTTCAAATTCATCTACGGCAACGGTGGTACTGAGCCATACGAATCACTAATCCTAGCGGAGAAGACTCTTATGGCATCCACTCGTAGCAATAAGATGTTGTTCATCATTACAGATGGTGTGTTCAACACAAACAAAAATGATGAAGTCATAGCACGTATGGCAAAACGAGGAATCTTAACCTCTCTTGTACTAATTATGAGAACTAAAGACTACTTAGATGCTAAACGATCTAACGAAGAGGCCATTAAAGAAGGTAGGTCAGCACGTTGGGAGCTAAGACATGGGGCGGAAATATTCGGCAATGTTAATAGTGCTGCTGACTTAGTTCCCCTAGCCCGTGCAATCGTAACCGGAGCAATCCGCAAGAAATCAAGGAGGTAGAATCATGACATACTCTAAACTCATACTGGATGCGTTAGTTCAGAATCCAGACGATAAAGACGTATCACGCATGGTAGTGATTATAAACGAGAGCGCTGTCTATCAAGACTTCGCTGACTTTCATAAGCACGATCCAGAATGGTGGGAAGCCCTTGCTAACAAAGTGTATGAGACATCTGCATACCCAAAGATGGCGTTAGCCCCACTTACAATAGCCGCAAGTCAATACCTCTGTGATCCAGAGAACGACCTTGAGGATAAAATTGTTCCCCTAATCTCAAAAGCAATGGCAATAAACGACGATCATCAACCAACTCAACGTCTTGCCAAAATCACTCTCGCACTCAAAATGGGTGGAATGGAACGACCAGATGTCACTCAAATTCGTGACAGCGTTCTACCTAAAGTTCTCTCCCTAGTTAAGCAACTAGACGAAAAGTTAGCACTAGCTAAGGAGGAATAATGATAGAGTGGCGAGAACCGTCAGTACTCTATCGTCGATGGGCCCGTGTTCGTAACTGGCAAGAAGCAACGAAGTGGATAGGGGGCGGTCGAAGTACTGAACACCGCCCCTTGTACCATCACTCGTTAAGCGTAGCTTATGCAGTTCCAGGCGACTACGACTCAGACATAGTAATAAACTGGCGATACAAACATATAAATCCAGCCTATAAAGACCTCAATAGATACATAGTCAGATTCACCAAAGATGGAAGAACATTCATCAGCGGTGATGGTGGCTATGGCAGGTCAGGCAGACGGGTAATGGAAGAATACGCAAATCTGGTTAGCATTAGATGGGACTACTACAGTAAGTCTTTAATCATACGACAGCCAGACGACAAGATATCCAGCAAAAAAGGCTTACAAAAATGCCGTAGATGTGCTGGAGCCAAGAAAGAAATCTATACCTGCAGTCAAGGGTACTGGTCTAGACCAGCACATATACGAGCATCGTATAACCAATCCTTTGAGTGTACGCATTACGAACTAGGTGATCTACGACGTGATGCCCCACACCTCACTACAGCAGACTGCCAACGCTGTGAAGGTAACGGCCAAACAATACCTCTATCAAGAATACAAAGCTTTAAGTGGCGTAGGAATGAATTAGGAAACTTTGATCCTATAGAGGTAAACCCATTAACCAGTAAACTACTAGTACCGGAGGAATTATGTACGTTGTAAAAGATGTCATAACAGAGACATTGATCGGACCGTTTGATACAGAACAAGATGCGGTTGACTTCCAACTGCATGCTTCTGACTTACTGTCCGATGTAGATGCAGGCTCTGAGTTAGAAATCCACGAGCTATTCACTGCACAAGACTGGGCATTCCAGAACCTTGATGAAGAGGTAGCTTCTACCGTATCAATCTAGGAGGAATCATGGGTCTAGACAATATACCCAGAGTATTGCCCTGCAAAAAAGCAGGAACAGCGATACTAACAATATCACAAAACCCAGCTAAGACAGATAGGGTTGACTGTGATGCTACACAAGAAGCAGATCGATGCCCGTATGTAACAGAGCGCAGGAAAGCTATTGTTAACACGGGAGTCACAGGCATAATGGGTACCGACTGTTGGTACAGAGGTAAGTATGGAAACTATCTTCTGGAACAACTAGGCCTCGACACAAACACCTGGCACTTCTACGGAGATCTAGATGATGATGAGGGTCTAAGCGAAGACTACTGTCGTAATCTAGCCTCTCGCATACGTGAAGAGCTAAACAAAATGAATAGAGTAAAAACCTACAAAGATAATGCCCCTAAGACTCTTGCGGAACCATTCTCTGGTGCTGTAGGGTGGCCAGGAGCATATGAGCCGCAAGAGGAGCAGAAGAAAGAGTTCGAGGAAGACCTCGAATATGCTGCTTGGTGGCTTGACTTTGTAGCAGATAACGCAGATGGATCGTCCGTCTGGTATTAAGGGAGGCAATCATGGCAAAAGTATGTAGAAACGTAGTAACTATGTACTCGTCTGTTGAAAGAATAAACGAAATCTTAGACTCAATTAAAACTGATGACAAGGTTGTTTCTTTCAACAAGTTTCTACCGACTCCTCCAGAGTTGGTTGAGGCATCTAAAACATTAACCCTAACACCATCGTTAGTTGAACGATTTGGTGCTATGGATGTAGGTACCTGGCGCTTGAAGAAGTGGGGTTGCCCTATAGACACACTAAAGTCTGAGATCGTAGACGAAGCAGAGCTTGACTTTGCTTCTAAACTTCCTCAGGAAATGTTTGATAAGTTGACGCCTGAAGAAAAGGCAGAAGCAAAATCATTCGAGAAAGCTGTTGCGGTAGCATTTGAAACAACAGAAACTCCAAATGCTTTCGTTATGGCCCTGTCAGAAAAGTTTCCGGACATGCGTATGCACTACTCGTACGATAGTGAACCGGAAGATGTCTCGGGATGGCTCGTCGCCTCAAACGGCGAAGTGCATAGTCACGAGCATTACAATAATTGCCTTGCGGCAATTAAGCTACACATCGAGCCATTTAGAGAAGGTCACAGCAGCCTGCTGTCATCAGTTCTAGGTGGGGAAGATGAAGACTCAAACTAGTAGAAGGGGAAGTACAACCAATGTCACAGCAAGACCCTTTCATCTCAATCCAGGTAACGTTCGAATGTCGCCTGTATCACGGCAGATTAAAAACTCCACTAAGCCTGGAGAATAACTTCCTGCTATACATACGCGACCAATTCACTACAGGCTGGCTTGACAGAAACCAATTGCGACCCGGGGAAGATATTTGTATCATTGATGCAAAAATTATTTCCGAATAGTTTGACATATTGACGGGCCCCTAGGCAATGCAGCCGTGCCGTATTGCCTAGGGGACTTAAGAACCCTAGTAGAGGAAGGAGTTCAAGGAAAGTATATCATGGTGAATACATTCCTGCCTTACGCCGACGAAATAAAGACGGCTAGGGCATTAGACGATAAACGCCTAGGTAAGCAACGTGTAGAAAGCCTACAAATATTAAAAGCTAATCTAGGTATGACACTTGGATGGAGAAACCATCCAGCAGCTGTAATGTGGAGAGGACACGAAGGTCTTCTCTGCGTATACAATCTTCGTATATGCGAAGAATGGAAAGATCGTGGCTATCAAGACACGGTCTCAACACAAACACAGGACATCATGAACACCTTAGAACCAACCGCATTCAAGCGACCTTGGTGGTGGGGTAATATTGATTTCCACAGGAGTCATCAATCAAACCTGAACAGAAAAGATCCTCATCACTACAACTTTGATGTTCCGGATGACTTGCCATATCTATGGCCAAAAGAACAAGGAATACTACTAACAAAGGAAGAATCAAATGCGATCAAAGCTCAATTACTCATTCAAGCTCGCAAAAAATCAAGAGAAGAGCGGAGCTTGGCTGGCAACAGTTGAGATAACTGGAGACTCAGATGCAGTCCCTGAGGAATCAGTTATTCATTCTGCCTGGACAAGCGTTGCGCCAGCAAAGCGTTGGTGTGCTCAAATGGTTAACCGTAAATCTATCCGCTGGACAGCTGATGAAGAAAGCAAAGTCTTTACAGCTACCGTAGAGGTAAAACTATGAAAAACGTTTGGGAGTCATCAATAACTACAGAGATGGTCAAAGATCTTAACCCTAACGAAGTAGAGGTCTTGATAGCTGACCTAGACGATGCGGTAATGCTTGTATGCCAGGACTTCGGTATAGAAGGTTAAATGTCCACAAGCAAAGATGCAATACAGAAACAAGCAGAAGAATCTATCGATCGAATAAAGCAAATAGTAACAATAGAGAAGGAGTATATGCATGAGTTCTATCGAGAGGGAGATTCTTATACAGAGTCAGATCTTGGAGCACATGAACTTGACTATCTCAAAGATTAATCAGCACTTTGCTGAGTATCTAGAGCGCCAAACAAAGATAACCGAATGCACCTTATGTTATGGTCAGGGAGTTATTTACTACGGCAATGAGGAGGACTATACACTTGAGTCCTGCCCCGACTGCAACTACAAAGAAAAAGAATAAAAGACAAATCCCAAGTTAGAGACCTATTGGCTGGTTTCTAACTTGGGATTTGTTTGTGTTGGGACCGGGACCGGTGACGTGTGATTAGATGCAGTCGCAGTCTTGACCATCACAGTCGCAGGGGGTATCCCCCATACCGTCATCTATGTCCTCGTCTTCTAGCAAATAGTCTTCCAATTCTTCAAAATCTTCATCGTCTAACTCTTCCAATATAGCGTCCTCAATATCGTCTATATCTTCTTCTACGAACTTCTCTTCTGTCATATGTATTCCTCTCTTTAGGTTAATTTTTAAGCAAACTTGATTTCACATATATCAGTTGTACAGTATTCCTCACCAACAGCATCTAAAGCATTTCCGTTGTAGATAGGCGATAGGTCTATTGGCTTAAGTTTACCGACGTAATTATTATACTCTGCTTCGCTAATTTCAGTGTATGGTTGCTGAGGATATACGTCGTTACCCTTTGGTAAGAATGAGACGGTCTTCAGACGTCCTTCGTACATGTGTAGGATCGTACCTATATGCTGTGACTCCGTATCGGTATTAAACGAAAGAGTAACTGAGACTGAATTATCCGCCCAGTATGCTTGGGCTAAAGCTGCCAAGTTAGCCTTCTCAAAAATAGATACAGATTGCTCTGGGCGTACCGGAACCGATTTAATTGGGAAGTAAACGACTGAAGTGTTGTTTGGATCCGTGACAGAGTCCTCGACTAGGTACTTTGCCTTTGTAAAGAGTTTTAACATTGGGTCAGACTTAGCGAATCTAATTGAGCGTAGGATGT